TGCTCTGAGCGTTCCGCCGCCGCGGTGACCGCGAGCTGCAGCAGCTCAACGACACCTTCCGGACCCCAGCCGAGCAGATCTGCACGGTCACGCCACACACTGAACGGCTGACGTTGCGGATCACCCATCCACACGGCGATCATCCGCTGCATGTCGCACTGATCGCAGGTGTGATCGCCACCGCAGGCGGTGCACATTTTCGCCAGGCCCGCCTCGCAGGCGATCAGGTGCTGGACGCCGGTTTTGCCTGAGCCGATTGCACCAGCAACTGCCCCCAGGCCAGCGCCAGAGCGCGGCCTGTGGAGCTGGTAGTGGGTGACCGCACCATCCTGGAAGTACCCGAGATCGACGTTGCCCGTTTTCGGGTTGTACGTGGATTTGCCATCCCACTTGCGGATCTCAGCGGTCTCCGCTTCGGCGGCCTCGTCCTCAGTGACCACGGTTACTTGTGCGCGCGCTTCGGACCGGCGGCCGGGCACATACTCAACGTCGACGTTGTCCGTGGATGTGTCGAACACCCTGGCGATGTTGGTAACCTGCCCGCGCACCGCAACCAGGTCACCTTTGGCGTCATCGCCGAAGAACAAGTGCAGCGAGAACCCGCGGCCGCCGGGGAGCGCTGTGAAGTTACTGATCTCAGCGCCACGCAATGGGGCGTTCGTGCCCTCGCAGAACTTCCGGTTGAACAGTTCCTGCCGCGGGTCCGGTGGTGGCGGCAGCGCAAGCATCGGCTCCGGCGGGATCTCAAACTGTTCCTCGTCGTCGCCTGGCTGGTTTCTGGCATCCCGGCGTTTGCCGAGCACGTGCGAACTGGCCCTCCAGCCTCCCGCGCCGAGCAACGCGATTTGCATAATCCCGTGCGCACCCCAGGGAGTGACCGCACTGGCGAGCGCCGACCACGCGGTTCCCCCGAGGATCGCTTTGCGAGCATCCGCTTTGGTGGACTGCCCGCGGCCACGGTTCCGCAGTTCGACCCACGCCTCGACGCACACCCCGGCGAGCGCGCTGGCAATCAGGTGCTGCAGGGTGCCGTGGCCGAGGAAATGCGTGGCCGAACCGTAAGCGTCGATCGCAGGGATGTACGCGTACGGGACGATGGTCCCCTTGTGGGTGCGCAGCATTGTCCGGATAGCGCCCGGGCGGGCCGGCGTGGCCGGGGTTGCCGGCTCGTCAGGGTGATCATGCGGTTCGGTGTCCGCATCGTGGTGGGCTTCACCGCAAGTCATCGTGCACCCCCCGATTCCGTCACTAGGTACCGTTTCTGGGCCGGGACTTCCCGGCTGCCGCCAGCGCCGATGACCGCCGCGGCGACTGGCGCGTAAGCCCGGGTTGTGGCAGCTACCAGCGCGTGCCCGGTGTCAGCGGCGTCCTTGGCGGCTTTCAGCCATTTGAGCGCGAGCGCAGCGGCGGCGCGGGCAGCGGCGGCGCGGGCGGCAGCGGCGCTGCCCGCTGCTTCCCACGAGGCTGCGTTCGCCATCGCGCTCGCGGCGTACGCCGCGGCGGCGGCAGCATCCGCGTCTTTCCCATCTGCCGCGGCGACCGCAGAGGCAGTGGCGGCGGCCTGCGCGGCGTTGGCCCATGCGATGGCCTCGGCTTCCGCCGTTGCTGCCTCACTGTCAGCGGCCCTCGCCCGGACAATTTCCTCGTTGTAGATCTGGTCGGCGCGGTTCATTTGCACCCGCAGCGCGGCGATGATCCGGCCGCACGCATCCTTCCACCCGAGATGTGTTTCCGATCCCGGCCCGGAGTCCACTTCCAGGCCGGGTGCTTTCTGGTCACATTTGACAGCTCGCGTGCAGGCAACGGACACCATGCCGCGCCAATCCAGGATGCCGTTCACCTGAGGTCGGCCAACATCAACATCATCAGCGGTGACACTGTCGAGCATCACCGTGAATGCGATCATCAGTTTCACTGCTGATCCCTCTCCGCGTGCGTGCGATCTGGCGTTCTGGATCGGGCCCCGGTCCAGCGGGTGAACGGCGGCGCCGGGGCCCGATCCGGGATGTCAGATCAAGAGTCCCGGGTGTTGTACCGCTTCTGCTTGGCGACTTCGAGCAGGCCGCCGGCGTCCTGCTGCGCGGTGGCCAGGTCCTTGTACTGGTCGTTCACGTAGGCGTGGATCGCGGCGCCCTGCCCGGCCAGGTCCTTCACGATGGCGGCTGCCTCTTTGGTGAGCTTCGTTTGCTCCCTGCCGGCACCGACCGAGCCCAGGCTTGCGATGAGCAGGTCCAGGTTGTCGCCGAGATCCACACCGAGAACGCCGACTGCGGCGTCCATGTGCTCTCTCCAGTCCCGGTGGGTGTAATCGGATGTCATGACTGTCATTGCGTTTCCCTTTTGGTTGATCTGGTGTTGTGATGTCTAGGCTCTTGGGTTAAGAAGCCTGGATGGTTAGAAGACTTCGAGGTAGGCGGCAGCGGCGGTTTTCTCCGGGCCGCCGGCTGCTTCGGTGGCTTCGACGACTCCATCGAGCCGCGTGTTGACTTTCCCGAGGATTTCCTCAATCCGGCCGCGGGCGGCTTCCACAGCTGCCATCCAGTCGGTGACCAGGTTGAACTGGTCCCGGCTCACATCTGCGCCGCTCAACCTGTCCCGCATGCCGCTTATGCACATGGTGAGGACTTCCAGGCCGCGGGCAACGCTAAGCAGAGCCTGGTTGTACCGGCCGTGGGTGAGCGTGCCTCCCGAGTGTGCGTGGGTGAGCGCGGCTGCGCCCAGGGCGGCGACAGGCTGTGCCGTGCGCCGTACAATCTCTCCTGCCATGGGATCTCCCATTTCTTCGATGACGGCCGACGGCGCGGGGCCGGTGACCTGTGGTGGATCGGTGACCTCGATGTCGTAGATACCGGCGTCCTCGGCATCACCGGCCTGCCCGGCAGCGGGTGATGCCGGTATGGCCGCTAGCACTGGGGATCCGGTGGCATCGGGGGCGTCGATGACCCGGCATCCGGCGCATAGCAGCCACTCGGCAGCACCGCGGAATACTGGGGCAAGTGCCGTGATTGCGGTGACGGCACCGCAGTTGTCACACACACCGGACGGGACGGTCTCCCCGGCTCGTGTGTGGCGGCGGTGCCGCTGCCAGGCGGTGAAACCCCGGCCCGCGTCCCGTGCCCTTGCCTTTGCACCCGGGTGAGTTGCCCGGCGGGCTCGCGCGGCCGTGTGAGCTTGCCGGGCCCGTGATCCGGCACCGGCGACAGCGGCGTCGAAGATGCGGTGCAGCGGGCCTGCCGAGGGCAGGACCCGCGTGTTGGCGCCGGTGGCACCGTCACGCAGGCCCCGCATCCCCCGGCGTAGCGCCCGCCCGGATCGCACTGCGGCGTTAGCCCACCACCACCCGGACTTGAGCGGGGACGAGTTCGCGCCTTCCTCAAGGTGACGTCGCACGCTCTCGCGCGTGTTGTCGGCGATCACCTGGCGGCCGCGGCGTAGCTCCGCGGCCGCCTGCGCCCGGGCGTGATCGAATCCGCCGGTCAAGCCTGCGACGATCTCTTCACCCCAGGCCAGCATGATCATCGTCCCGAAGACGAGCGCGGCGATCAGCCCTTCGGCGTCGTTCATTCCCACGGTCAGCGACCTGCCGAGTTCGACGTGGTCTGAGTGAGCTGCGTGTTCGACGTGGTGCCGAGTGAGTGCAGGAACTGGAGCGCCAGCGACAGCCCGGCAATCGCGAAAGCGCCGAGGATGAAGCCGAGGATCGGCGTCCGGGCGTGGTGGTGACCGTAATCACGCATTTCCAGCACGAACCAGATGAACACGATGATGAGGCCACCGCCGATCATGTACTTCGTGCTGGTGTTGAAGCGGCTGAACCCTCCGATCGCCAGGAGGATGGTGCCGCTGGCACAGAACCCGGAGAGGCCAGCCAGGATCGAGGTTGGCTTCTTCGCTACCTTCTTCCACCAAAAGAGCCACGAGAGGCCCCCGAAGAACAGTGCGGCGATGATTGGGACTGAGATATTCACGACGTTCCTTTCGTTTTCCCTCACAGGAGGATGATTACGATGATCAGGATGATGAACGGCAGTGCGATCAGCATTTGGATTGGGCGCTCAGGCAATCCGCTTATCAGGTTGCCTACTGCTTTGAGCGGGCGGGCGATCAGGATGTGGTAGAGGACGCCGCCCCACTCGATGAAACCTCCTTTGTGTCCTTCGGGTACCCACGCCCTGGATTTGAGGTACTGCCGGTGCTTGCCGAGTGATTCAGGTTGCGCCCACCATGCCCAGAGGGCGGGGTTTCCTTTCTTGGCTGGTTTGCCGGATCGTTTTGCCCAGTGCCGGATTACGAATCGGAGTTCCTCGTACCGGCTCCGGTTCCGGCCGGTGAGTTCGATGGCCGGAACCAGCGCGGTCCCGGTTCCGGTGTCCGCCGGTTCTGGTTCTGGAACCAGCTCTGGTTCTGGTTCCAGAACCAGAGCGCGGTCTGCCAGGTCCGGTTCCGGGGTGCCGGTTCTGGTTCCGGCTGTCTCGCCGGGGAGGACGATGTGCAGTCCGCTGTGGTCTCCGCAAGTCACCGGGAACCACTCCCCCCGGAGTGCCCGGTGGGCCCTGGAGCCGGCACGTAGCCCGGCAGCCGCCGGCCAAGATTGAGGAACTGCTCGATCAGCTCCGTGTAAACGCGGTCGTTGTTGATCTTCTTTGCTTCGCTCTGGGAGCCGCCGACCGCCACATTGAGCGCGCCCTGGAAGTTGCCGGCACGTAGCAGGCTGGCGGCCCGGCGGCGGCGATCTGCATCGCGATCACCAGCCCTGCCCCGAGGCGCAGGCAGGGCCTTGCCAGCCGGGTCTAGGCCGCCCAGGATGCGGGCGATGGCAGCGTCCAGTTCGGTTGCCATTTCCGCTCCTCTCCCTTATACTCGCGCGCGCGCATGCGCGCTGCGCATGCGCGCTGCGCATGCGCGCCGCGTGGAGACCTCGGACGGGGGGGTGCAGATCCTGCGGGCCCGCAACATCTGCGGGCCCGCAACATCTGCGAGTGCTGCCTCCGGCCTGCGCCAGGTGCCCGGCGCGGGACAGAAAGCAACTTTCCGGATGACCGTCATGCCACGTTCTCCTTGGCGGCAATCGCCGCATCCTCTGCTGCCTTGATCTGATGCCGGATCTCGCCGGCGATCTTCTTGCTCCGGCTGAGCGCGAAGGCCAGCTCTTGGTTGGTCATCCGCTTGCCGGTGGTCCGCCAGTGAGCGATGACGGTCTCCAGTGCCCGGCGCTGCAACCCCTCGTCGCTTTCCAGCGGCGGCCGTGACCGCGGCTCGCGCACCGCTGGTAGCTGTGCCGCCCGGCGGGCAGCGGGACCGCTCGCGGTCCGCGGGGAGCCAGAACCCGTGTCCGCTCCATCCCTGGTTCCCGGACCGGTCGGCTCCTGGTTCTGGTTCCCGGACGTGATCTGGTTCTGGTTCCCGGGCGGAAGCTGGACCTGCTGGTTCTGAGCGAGCGCCTGGTTCTGATCAGGCACGACGCGTCGCTGCGCGGCCTGGTTCTGGGCAGTCCCAGAACCAGCGTCACCCTCGCGACCCGGGGCCAGCGGCCTGAAGCTTTCACGCCTTTCCAGAAGACCGAGTGTGAGCAGAACGACCACACCCGGAAGCACGCCGATAGTGACACCCCAGAAACCTGGCGCGGCTGTCGCATAGTTCATCGCCAACGTCATGAGCACACCGAAGACAATGAACATCATCGGTGCTGATACCCAGCCCTTACGCGGCCGACCGATCCTCTTATCCCGCTGCCGCTCTTTCGCAGCTACGAAACAAAGCAAGTCGATACATGCAGCGGTGGCGACTGCTTCTGTGCCGTGCTTGCCATGCCGGATGGCAACCTGAACTTCATTCGTGAATGATCCAGCGAACCCGATGATGATGATGATGTACAGGGGGGCGTCCTGCTGTGCCCAGGCGAACACCCGGCCGAGCACCCGGCCGACCTTTTCCGGCTTGGTGGCCGGGGGGGCAGTGTTACGGCTCATTGTTCCGGTCTCCTTCCGGTTCCTAGTACCAGTTATTTGCGACTTCGTGGTCCCATGCGGCGCACGGGCTCTTATACCGGCCATCGATGTACTTGAGGCCCCATTTGATTTGCGCAGTGAAATCACCAGGTGCATAAGCGCTCCACCCGTTGATGTTCTGGGGGATACCCCGGGCATCCGATGTCGGATTTGCCGCGTAGGGATTCCATCCGGATTCCTTGGTCCACAGCTTGTTCAGGCATGTGAGCTGGTCGCCGGTCCACCCGTACTCCGCTGTGGCCAGCCGGTAGCCGGCGTGAACGATGTGACTGTGGGTGGTCGCGCCGCCGCTGCTGCCGGAACTGCTGCTGATGATCGAGTTGAGCGCGCCAGAGTGCGCGGCTGAGGCGAGGAAGAGACCCAGGACGATGGCGAGAATCCAGCTGCCCGGACGGTTCCGGCTGGAAGACCGGTAGCGGGGGGGCAGCCGGTAGTGGCCGCTCATGATGCGACTCGCATCAGGCGGCGGCGCTCCCGCTCGGCCAGCCCACCCCAGATCCCGAACCGCTCATTGTGCTCGAGCGCGTACTGCAGGCACTCGAGCCGGACCTCGCAGCTGCGGCAGACCTTCTTGGCCTCCCGGGTGGAGCCGCCCTTCTCAGGGAAGAAGGCTTCCGGATCCGTCTGCGCGCACAGCGCGCGATCCTGCCAGCCGAAGTCCTCGGCGTCGTCGCTGAACTCGGTGTCCTCGGGGGTGCCCATCTGATCGGTGGCCTCGTCGTACCGCAGGCCGCCGCCAGTTCCGACAAGCTTGACAGCGCCGATCGTGGACCCGGTGGAGTTCGCTGTCTGGCGGACGGTGACACCGCTGCCCAGGAGGTTGAGGATCCGTTTGGCGCGGGTCGGGTTGTCCTCATCGTCGGTTGTGACGACGCGCAGCTGGGGGCCCGGGCGGGTGATCATTTTGGGATCGGGGCCGACGACAGGGCCTGCGGCGCCGACAACCTCAGAGCGGATCCTCTGCTGCTTGCGCTTCGCGCTCACGCTCGGCATTGATGACTCTCCCGGTGTGTCGCAGATCCCTATCTGCGAGCATCTTGTATGTATGATGTCTCTTGTACGTACCATACACGGGACAGTATGAGGGCGCAAGGGAACTTGTACGATCGTCCTGTACAGGGTCGGTTCGGAGAGGACGGCAGTGGTGGTCACCAAGTACAAAGAGGTCGCTGACCTGGTACGGGGCATGATCAAGTCAGGTGAGCTTGGGCCTGGCGATGTGGTCCCCACGGAAGTAGCGCTAGCGACCAGGACCGGACATCACAGGCAAACCGTCCGGGCAGGCCTGGAAATCCTCCAGAATGAAGGACTCATACGTACCGACCGCGCCAAGCGCCGCCGGTACGTCATGGGGCGGCAGCTACTGCAGATCCACGCATCCAACGATGAGTCGCGGGGGCGGACGAAGGAACGGCGCGTTCACGGCATCGACGTGTGGACCGCCGATGTGCGCGCCGCCGAGCATGAGCCGGGGCAGATCATCACCGTCGAGGTCGTTCTTGCCGGCGGGGAGCTCGTGCACCTGGCCCGGCTGCTCGAATTGCCGCCTGGCACTCAGCTGTGCGCCCGGCACCGAGTGCGGACCATCGACGGTGAGCCCCACGACCTGTGCACCACCTACTACCCGATGGACATCGCCGCAGGCAGCCCCATCATGTCCCCAGTCGATGTCACTGAAGGTGTCATCGCGTACATGGAGGGGATTGGCTGGGTGCAGACCTGGTTTGAGGACACGATCGAAGCCCGTATGCCTGATGAGCAGGAACGGTATGTGCTCCGGATGAAAGCGGGCATTCCGCTCATGATCCAGACGCGTACCGGTTACTGCGCCGAGCACGGCACCGAGTCTCTTGTCGGCCAGACCGGGTACGGGCGGCCGGTGAAAGTCACAATCACCTCATGGCCGGGGGACCGGACCCAGCTGGTGTACGGGCTGCCGGGGTGAGCGGGCTCGCCATCCGGCACGCCACCATGGACGATCTGCCGGAAGTGCTGGGCTTGGTGAACTTGGCCGCGGCCCGGTTGCACCATCGGGGGCAACGGCAATGGTGGTACGGGTTCGGGCCGGGGGAGAAATTTGAGAAACCTCTCCGGCTGGGCCGCACCCTGCTTGTCGTTCCTGTTGATGAGGTGATGGCTGTGGCGACGATCACTGTCAGCCCGGAGGGTGACCCGCTGTACTGGTGCGAGCCGGGGGAGCTGGCCCGGGCGGCGTGGTATGTCGCGAAGACCGCTGTCGCCCCATGGGTGACCGGGCGCGGGCTGGGGATGCTTCTGCTGCGGTGGGTGCTCGACCAGGCGTATCAAGCTGGCGTCGAGGTGGTCCGCCTTGATGCGTGGCGGGACAACTCAGGGTTGCAGCAGTTGTACCTGGATGCTGGCTGGCGGTTCGTGCGCATGCAGGTTGTGCCGGGGAAGTACTCGGGTGCTCTCTTTGAGCATCCCGCGGTGGAGGATCTGACGGCCCGGGCCGCGTTCACTGGCCGGGCCGGCTGGCAGCAGCGGGCCATGCGTGATCCGTTGCCGGAAGGCCGGCATGTCCGTTTCGTCACTGGCATGCTGGCCGGGCTGAGTGGCAGCATCCACGCTGTGCTGCTCCCGGATGGCGGGCAGCCGGTGCACGGGGCCGCCGCTGATTACCCGGTCCGGCAGTATCAGGTGTTGCTGGATGACGGGCAAATGGTGACGTGTACCGATATGGATGTCGAATAAGCACGTTCCGGCATGAACCCCTGTCTTACGACATCGCGCTAGCGTCAGATCGCAGAGTGTCACATACTTGCATGCGGGGGGCCCTCACGGGAGTGAGAGGGAGCAAGAGCGATGGCCGGGCTGGAGACGCCCTTGAAGAGACTGGCTGCCAGGTGGGACATCTGGCGGACCGGTGCACGGATCTACGCGGTGCGGAAAGCGCCGCTTACCGCAGTAGAGCTTGATGCCGGATGCGTGCCGCTGGTCGGCGCGATCGACGAAGCGACACTCGCCGGGCGGATCGGGATCCTTGAAGATCTTGCGGTCGAAGCTCGCGCCGCAGGTATATCCGGGTTGCCGGAAGGTGCGCGCGGCCTGGCCGCCGCGCTCGTGAGCACCGGGCTGAACGCGCTCGCTCTCGGGCAGACCGTTGAGCTGCGTTTCCCCGGACGGGAGCTGGTCACGATCCGGCCCGCCTGGGTGGATACCGCGCTGGCGTGGATGCTGCCGCAACGCCGTGGCTGCAACGGTCACATTGTGCCCCGCACCCGGACCCAGGAGTTCATCCGGGTCGCAGTCGAGTGCGCCAACGGGCACCGGATTTGACCTGATTCAGGGATTTTGGGGTGTATATCGCCTGGGTTGGCCCAGCAGGAGTGCGGTACCTGACTGATACCCGGTACAGTCCGCTGCGTGGCCGGGCAGGAACTGCTGCCGACCGGGGCGGCGGGTGGGTTCTACTCGACGCCGCCGCGGTGGCAGCCTTGCGGGCGCTCCGGCCCGATGAAGACTGGCGGATCGTAGACGCCGGCGATGGCCCGCACATTCACTTCGACACTGAGCGGTACCAGGTACTCCCAGCAGGTGAGATGCGGGAAGGCGATGGCCGTCAGGAAGGGCTGGCGGATTCCAGATGACAGCAACCGGGCTTACAGTCCCGCTGCGTGACACGCTGACCAGGCTTGGGGCGAAGTGGATCCTCCTGCAACGCGGCACCGACAACGGCGATCCGGCAGATCCAGATGTTGCCGCCCGTGTCGAGGCAGTAGCCCTTATCGCGACGATCTCACTCAGCCCGGGGGAGCTCGGCGAGTTGGTCGACGCGGCACGGGATCTGGCGGACCAGCAGCAGGACAACAACCAGAACTGGCTCCAGTGGGCACGCGACCAGGATGAAAGTGTCGCTCCTTAGGCGGCCCGCGCCCAGGTCAGGTATGTGCGGTGACCGTTCCTGACCAGGTGGTCTCGGAGTTTGGTCATCCACATTGGTGCTATCCGGTGGTTATCGCCGCCGGTGACCGCGAATCCAAGCCGGCCGGACCGCGAGGGAACTGGCAGGGGCCCGGCCGGGCTGCTGATCCCGCTGGCCGCGATCGCGGCGAGCGCGCTCTCGTCCGTGGGCGAGTCGAACTCTAGCTGCCACATGGTGATCTCCCCGGTGTGGCCGCCCGGGAGGACAACAGGGGTCCAGCCCGGACGGCCGCGCTCAGCCCAAGGGAAGAGGCCGTCTACCCCCTTTGAACGCGGTTTCAAAGTAACAACATGGGCAGCAGGATCACAGGACACCAGCCAAGGTTTATCCGTTGTGACGGCAACGGGTGATTGATGGCATCCAGGCCGATTCGATCCGGTATGGGCGCATCCTGGGAGCTTCGTTGACCCGGACGATGGCGGCGGGTACTCTGCGCGTCACATCAGGTTAAGATCAACATCTCGGGACGCCAGGGGGTTATCCCGGGATGTTCTCCTATCCGGCATCGCGTGACGGGGACCACTTATGGTGTTGAACGGCCAGCGGGCGATCGCTGGCGGGCTAGGGCTTGCGGCTGCGGCCGCCGCGGTACTTGGCGCACGGTTGCCACGGCAGGTTTACCCTGCCGCACTGGCCGCTGCCGCTGTTGCCTCGGCGGCAGTGATCGGCAGTGAGATGGTCCGCCGGCAGGGGGACCGGACTGTAGACATGGTCATGGCGTGGCTGGAAATCAAGGAACGGCTTGGCCAGCCAGAACGAGCGGAGCAGTTGCTGCGGGTAGTGCGCTAGCCGGCGGCCGCTGACCGGCTGAGCGGCGGCCGGGGTGTCATTGTTGTCATCTGGGCGGCTGCGGACTGGCGGATGGCCATCCGGTCGCGCGCGGGCAGGCCTGGGTGCCGCGCGAGCACTTCCTCAACTTCCAGCAGGGCATCTGCCCGCTCGGGGCTGATGTCATCCTGGAGCATCCGCCCGATCGCCACGAGTACCGCGCCGACGCCACCGGGCTCGTCCCCGAAACCTCCGGTGTCGCTGAGCGTCATCAGGGCCTGGCCGGTGGCTATCAGGTCGGACGCCTGGACGTCACCGGCGCCGTGGAGTGCGAGCTGCTGCCGGAGCAGCGCGATGAAACCTGGTGTGGCAACCGGCATGCACTGGATCTCATCCACGGTGATGGTGCCATCGAGTGCGCCCTCGAGTGTGCCGATCGGCAGCTTGTAGACGAGGTCCATCTTCCGCAGGTTTGATGCGCGGAAGATGGTCCGGGAGCCTGAGATCAGATCCAGGACTGTGCGGCCTGTTAGGCCTGCTGCTGCGGCGACCTGCTCGTTCGTCATCCCGAGCTCGGTGCTGCGGGCTTCGAGCGCCCGGCCGAGATCGGTTCGGTCACGGAGTGAGGTGCGAGGCATCAAAGCTTCCCAGTAGACGAGTGTGGTGCCTCTGATGGTACGGGTATCCGCCGTCATTCGCACTCCCCCCGGGCCCTGTACGGGAGTAGTCTCTGCACCAAGCTGAGATCCGGGTAAGCAATCTCGATTACTTGCCGCAACTAGTTGCGTTACTGTTTGTAAATGTACTACAGTCTCACCATGCAACAAGTGGTGCGACAGAACGGGCCCGCCCTGCGCGCGGCCCGCGGTGACCGATCGCTCAGGCACGTCGCTGCAGCGGTCGGCTACCACTACTCGCTCATCGGGAAGGTTGAGCAGGAAGCAACCGCGCTGTCCTGGCGGCTGCTGATCGCTCTTGCGGGCTTCTATGGAGAAGACCCGCAAGCCTTCATCCGGGAGGACACGCAAGACACCGCCAGCCAGGGAGCCGGGCAGGAGGTGAGGGAGACCGTCAGCGTGGCGGCCTTATAACGCAAACAGCCCGCCACCGGTATGAGCGGGGCGGGCCGTGAGCGGGAAGTCTGTGTGCGCAGCTTCCAGACATCAGGTGGAGACACCTAACACCTACGACCCCGATCTTAACTCGGGAGGAGACAAATGGAAACAGGAATCGCCGGAAACGGCGAGATCCTTAACAAGAGGCCTGTGCGGGCCCTCGCGGTACGGGTCGGCACCCTTATCTGGGCGTCATGGCATATCGACGCGGACCGCGATGAAGCACTGCACCAGGCGCTGACCGTCGCCGACTCAACACACCCGCTGCTCGATGTGCTGACCCTGCTGGGTGAACTCGAGGAAGCTCTCCGGGTCCGCGCCGAGCTTGAGGTCGACGGGGACGCCTGGACCAGTCACTTCGATCTGCACGACGCGCAGCCAGGTGACCGTGTCGAACTTGCCCGGGAACTGGCCCACCAGCGCATCGATCACGTGCTCGGCTGCCTGCTGCGCAACCCGGCACGCCATCCGGCCGCAGACGGCCGGCCCGAAAGGATTGCCCCCCCAATGGATGCCACGATCACCTGCGGAAACCTGTGCGGTGCCACATGGGCCGCCGGATCGTCAGCCACCTTTGCTACTGCGCGCACGCAAGCAGTCACCGCCGGGTGGAAGCCCGGCCGCGATGGCGTGATCCTCTGCGCCGACTGCCCGGACGTGTACGACTTCGAGCTGCCAACCCAGGACCAGCTCAACGCGGCGACGCTTGATGACATGCGCCGCGCCCACGAGTTCGTGCACGGGCTCACGGTGGGGGTGGCTGCCTGATGGGCGAGTTCACCTACACTGACGCATCCCGCCAAGGCTCTTTCCTCCGGATGGGCATCGATGGCCCGGCTGGATCGGGGAAGACGTACACGGCACTGGCGGTCGCGTGCGCGATGGCTGCGGCGACCGGCGGCCGGGTCGGCATGATCGACACGGAGCGCGGATCCGGGCGCAAGTACGCCCCCCCGTTCACGTTCAAGCACCTGAACTTCACCCCGCCCTACCACCCGGACCGGCTGACCCGGTGCCTTGCCGAGTCCGCTGAGTACGGCATCACCCACCTGGTTATCGACACGTGGTCCCGGTACTGGGGCGGCGCCGGCGGCATGCTGCAACTGGTCGATGAGGCCACAGCGCGCGACGGCGGCCGCAGCAACTTCAACTCCGGCTGGAAGTCGATGCGGCCTACGGAAGCCGCAATGATCGAAGCCATGCTCGGGTACCCCGGGCACCTGTTCGTCACGCTGAGGGTCAAGACCGATTACCAGGTCACCAACGTCGGCGGGCAGACCAAGGTCGCGAAACTCGGACTCAAGCCTGAGCAGCGCGAAGGCATGGAGTATGAGTTCGATGTCGTCGGCGACATGGATCAGGACAACAACCTGGTGATCTCCAAAACCCGCTGCCCTGAGCTCAACGGCGGCGTGTACCACCAGCCCGGCAATGACTTCGCTGCGATCCTCGTCGACTGGCTTGGCACGATGACCAGCACCATGACCGCACTCGACTACCGTGCGGCCGCGCTCGATCCGGCTGCCACCTTTGACAGCATGCGGGCGCTGCTTACCAAGGCCACCGATGAGCAGATGCTCGGCGCGGTGGTCCTTGACCGAGCAGATGTCCCGATCCGGGTCGAGGACCTCATCAAGCAGGTCGGCTTTGAGAAGCGCGCCGCATTGAAGGCCGCGTCAGCGCCCCCGGCAGCGTCAGCCGGCCAGCCGGCTAAGAGCACGGCTGGCACGGTCAACGGGCAGGCGGCGGCATGACCCCCGCAGAGGACCGGTTGCTCGCCGCCGTCCTGATGGTACTCGAGGGCGATGTCAAAGATGAGTACGGGGCCGTCAAGGAGAGTGTTCTCCGGGCCATGCAAGACCTGGACGTTAAAACAGCGTTCATGCGGCTGCCTGATGGCACGATCGCCGGCACATGGACTGTCGTCCGCAGCGAAGCCAAAGCGCAGGTCACCAATGCCCGCCTTTTCAAGGCTTGGGTGGAGAAAATGCACCCGGAAGGCTTGGAGACCATCGTCCGGAAGAACTTCACCGACGCCGTCCTCAAAGAGTGCGACACCGCACAGGAGCCTGTTGACCGGGTCACCGGTGAGGTGATCCCTGGTGTCGAGTTTGTCCGGGGTGAGCCGTATGTCACGCCTGCGTTCGTGAAGGGTGACCGGGACGGGAAAGAGCTGATCCGCCGAGCATGGCGCAGCCGACAGGTTGATCTCAACGAGTTGCTCGCGCTCGCCCTCGGCGCTGGCTCTGACAGCAGCGGTGAGGGGGCCGCTGCGTGATAATCCCCGCCGTCGCGCGGTGGCTGCGTGCGCTGGCCAGCCGGCTGGACCCGCCCGGTCCGGTGCGGCTGGCCAGCGTGCCGCGGGTGCCGTGCGGGAACTGTGGCGGCCCGACCGTCAAGATGATGCCGTGGACGCAGGTGCGAACCTGCCCAGGGGCTGTCGGGCTGATTGTCGGCGGCGAGACTGTCACCCACCTTGGCCCTGGGGAAGCGGCCCGTATCGCCCAGGAGCTTGATGACGGTGCACGCCATGTACTTGCGCACGCGGACAGGGCTGAGGCCGCGTGAGCGAGATGCGGCGCCGCCAGGCGCCACTACAGCGCCACACCCGGCTCAAACGCGGGCCCGGCCCGGCCAGGACCGAACTGCGCAGGACACCGTTTGAGCCGAAACTTCCGGCGCCACGCTGGCGGCCGCCTGATGTGCCGGCGCTACTGCCTGGTGACGTGCCAGCCGTCTGGGCGGATAGCCCGCCGCGGCCCGCCCGGGCGAAACCTAAGCGGCGGGTGCCGCTGGCGAAAGCCAGTTACAAGCAGGCCGCGCTCAACCGGCAACGGCAGATCCTGCTGGATCAGCTGCGGGTGAATCCGGTCAAATGTGAGGTGCCCTGGTGCACGCTCCTGGCCGATGACCCGCATGAGCCACTAACCCGTGCCCGCGGCGGATCAATCGTCGACCTGGGCAACATCCGGCTGATCTGCCGGATGCACCACCGTGAGATCCACGACACCGAGCCCCCGTGGGCGTACGAGCTCGGGTTCCTCAAACACTCCGGACGGCCGAGTAAAGCTGTCCGGCGGGCGAACACTGCGGATGGTGAGGCGGCATGACTGTTCCGCCGGCCAGCGGCACACAGGCGACCCCCGAGGGTGGTGCGCGAACGAGCCAACCACCTTCGGGGGAACCAGCCGCGTGGCTCCGGCGGGTAATCAGCAAGTTCCCCAGCGAGTTGGCACTGACCCGGGCCCCAGGCGGGGAGTGGCAGATGACTGTCACAGCGGCACCTGACCTGACCGGGCAGATCACCACAACCGATTTGCGGTTCCTAGAGCAGTTCGCCGATGCGTACGACGCGTACCGGCGGGCGCAAGCGCACATGTGCGAGTGCGGTCATTCATTCAACATGCACCAGATCACGAGTGTGAACAAGCATTGCAATCACATTCCGTGCGGGTGCCTGCGGTACCGGAGGAGACACCGGAATGGCGTGGATAACGACTGAACGGGCGGGAGGGTAGGCCGTGGCGATCAATGTCATGGGTGATGTGTGGGCCTTCTCCCGCTCAGCGCATGGTGCCCGGCTCGTTCTGCTCGCGATAGCTGATGATGCGAGCAGCGACGGGACGGATGCCACCTCGAAGATCCCTGATTTGATGCGGAAAGCGAACCTGTCGGAGCGCGCGGTACAGAACGCGATCACTGCGCTGCTCGGGCTGGGGGAGCTGAAAGTGGATGTGGGGCTGGGAAAGGACGGGGCTAACCGGTACCGGGTGACGGTGCGACCCCCCGCAATATCTGCGCCCCCCGCAATATCTGCGCCCCCCGCAGGATCTGCGCCTGATAGTGCGTTTGGCCAGGTCAACGGGGTGCTCCCCGCAGATTCTGCGGGGGTGCAAGACGTGCACCCCCCCGCAGATTCTGCGCCCCCCGCAGAAATTGCGGGGCAAACACTGTTTCCGCAGGTCAACGGGCATGCCCCCGCAGATTCTGCGCCCCCGCAGGATCTGCACCCCCCCGCAGATTCTGCGCCCCCCGCAAAAATTGCGGGGCTACTGTTTCCGCAGGTCAGAGACTGTGCCCCCGCAGATTCTGCGCCTGTTGCAACCACTTGCAACGTTAGAGTTATTAGTAGTGTTACTAGTGGTACAACAAACAAAGATCAAAAAGAACTAACGTTGCAAGCCAGCGCGATCGAAGCCTGCAACCACCTCGCCACCTGGATCGCCCTCAACAACCCAGGCCACCCCGCACCGCGGATCACGAAAGCGTGGCTTGAGTCGGCAAGGCGCCTGTTCACCCGCGATCAACGGACCCTGTCCCAGGTGCTCACCGTCATCGACTGGTGCCAGCAGCACGACTTCTGGTGCACCAACATCCTGTCGATGCGGAAGTTCCGCGACCAGTACATGCAACTCGAAGCTCAGGTCAGGCGCGAGCTGCGCCACACGACCGGGCACACTCCGGCGAACGGGAACGGGAACGGTCGGCAGTACGCGCCCGGCTCCGGCCCGCTAGCAATCCCGGACACCGACTACGCGAATGCCCGACTGTGACCGGCCTGGGGGAGTACGACGACCGCGCCGAGCAGGCCGCGGCGTACCGGGCCCGGCAAACCCGTGACGCCCTAGCCCGCTGGGAAGCCCTGATCCCGTTTGATCTCCGCGACCAGGGCACGCTGCACCCAGATGTTGCCGAGTGGGCCGCGCAGCTCGCCGCCGGCGAGTATCCGGGGAACCTGACGCTGTACGGGGTGATCGGCGCCGGGAAAACCTGGCAGGCCATGCACGCCATCACCGCGGCGATCGGCACCGGGTTCACCGGAACCATCCAGTTCATCAAACCGGAAGCGTGGAAAGACGCAATCGGCCCGCCATCTGACCGGGCTGCGTTGCAGCGCATGGGACGCTGCGGCGTCCTCATCCTCGACGACCTCGGCGAGAAACGCCTTGGTGAGTACGACCTCGAAAAGCTGTACGACATCGCCGATCCGCGTTGCGGGTGGCACAGGCCGATCGTGATCACCACCAACGCCGAGGATGTGCGCGGCCTGCTCGGTGAGCGGGTCGCATCCCGGATGAAGAAACACGGGCGGCTGGTCCACATCCCGGGCGGCGACCGGCGAAGGGGAGAGCAATGAGGGCAGGCATGGGCGACTTCAGTAAATCGCTGCTTCCTGGTGGCCCGCCGGTCGCGCTAGCAGATCCGGAAATCGCACGGGAACTCATCCAGATGGAGCAAGCGGTGCTCTGCGGAATGATGCAATCCCGGGAAGCCACCATGTCGATCGCGCCAGCGTTGAAGCCACGCGATTTCGTCCAGGGCTCCCACATCCTGATCTACGAGGCCTGCGTCGCCCTGGCCGATGCCGGTAAGCCTGTCAGTGTCGAAACGGTCCTCGACAAACTGATCGACCTGGGGACGCTCGATCAGATGGGCGGCGGCGTATACCTGCACACCTGCTGGCAGTTGCACACCATCCCCGCTGAAGCTCTGCACCTGGCGGGAAAGCTGCGCGGGCGTGCGCAACTCCGTGAACTGGAAGTTTTCGGCGCGCAACTAACCCAGCGCGCAAGAGGGCCTGCTGTCGATTTCGACGAGGTGGCGTTGTGGTCAGGCGACCGGCTCGCTGAAATCCAGCTCGGCGGAACAATCGAGGAAGTGCTGTCCGCTGCGGACATCCTGCCGCACGTGATCGACGCCCTCGAGAACCAGGCACCGCCCAGGGGTGTCCGCCTGCCGTACACGGATCTCGCGGCGATTGTGCCCAGGCTCAAACCAGGACGGCTGGTAATCATCGCGGCCCGGCCAGCGGTCGGCAAATCCACGATGGCCATTGACATCGGCCGGGAAGTCGCAGTCCGGCAGCACGGCACCGTTGTGATCTTCTCCTTGGAGATGGATAGCTCCGAGTTGATGCACCGGGTCCTCGCCGCTGAGGCACTGGTGGATCTGCAATGCATCGAAGACAAAACCCTCAACGATGACCTCTGGGCGCGGCTGAACCAGGCATTCGCCCGGGTGAGCCCCGCACCCCTGTACATCGACGACGAGCCGAACACCTCAGTCGCACGAATCCGCTTGCAGGTAGCCGGCATGATCCGGGCAGGCAACACACCAGACCTGGTGATAGTTGACTTCATCCAGCTGATCGAGCCGGTGAAAGCGGAAAGCCGGGAGCAGCAAGTGTCGCAAATGTCGAGGCAACTGAAGCTGCTCGCCCGCGAGCTCGATATCCCCGTCGTGGTGTGCGCCCAGCTGAACCGGGGCCCGGAGCAACGCGCCGATAAACGCCCGCTGCTATCGGATCTGCGTGAGTCCGGTGCGCTGGAGCAAAACGCGGACCTGGTAATCCTGATCCACCGGCCCGAACTGTACGACGAGCACACAGAGCAGCGCGGTATCGCCGAGGCGATCGTGGCGAAGCAACGCCAGGGCCGTACCGGAGTGGTGGAGCTCGGCTTCCAGGGCGAGTACGCCCGGCTTGTCGACCTCGCCCGGCAAACCGGCTTCGACGAAGTGAAACCGCCCGAGAGGTACGAGCGGCCGGATGACCGCGACGACCCTCTTGATGACAGCCCGCCAGTCCCGGTGCCAGCGGCACGGCCGGTGCGGGTCGCATGAACGTGAGGGCGGCGTAAACCCGCGGCGCCCTTTCACCCCCCAACTGGAGGAGACACCAGATGGCAGCAGGAGACACCCAGATCACCATCGCCGGCAACGTGGTCGACGATCCGGAACTGCGGTACACCCCGACCGGGCAGGCCGTCACCAACTTCCGGGTGGCGTCAACGCCGAGGTTCCTGGACAAGGCCACGAACGAGTGGAAGGACGGCGACTCGCTGTTCCTCACCTGCAACGTGTGGCGGCAGGCTGCGGAGAACGTCGCCGAGTCGCTGCAGCGCGGCATGCGGGTGATCGTCACCGGCCGGCTCAAGCAGCGCACCTACGAAACCAAGGAAGGCGAGAAGCGCACCGTCTTCGAGGTCGAGGTGGACGACGTCGGCCCGTCGCTGCGCAACGCCTCCGCTGTGGTCAAGAAGACCAGCCGCCAGCCCGGGTTTGGTGGTGGCGACGCGGGCCCGGCCGCCCCGCCGCAGGCGACCGCCCGCCCGGCCGCCCGGCCGGCGCAGCCCGGTCCTGCCGACGACCCGTGGGCAGACCCCGCCCCCGCCACCGCGGGCGGCGGCCAGTACCGCGGCGCCGAGCCGCCGTTCTAACCGGAAAGGAACACCGTGAAGGCCACTATCGGCCGGGCGGACCTCGCTGGGATCACCGGATGGGCAGCCAGAGTGCTGGCTGCCCGCCCAGCGATCCCGGTCCTCGCCGGCATCGAGATCACAGCAGACGACGATCATCTGACAGCCCGCGGCACCGACTACGACGAGTGGGCATCCGCGACTGCACCTGCCCGGATCGGTGAGCCAGGAACGATCGTTGTCCCCGGCAGGCTGTTCACCGAGATCAGCAAGCTCCTGCCCGACAAGCCTGTCGAGCTGACCGCCGATGACGCCATGGCCACCGTGACGTGCGGCCCGTGCACGTACAAGCTGCACCTGATACCCCACGATGACTATCCGGCAATCCCCGATACCCCGGTCACCGCGGGCACAATCCCGGCTGCGGCACTTTCGGAAGCTCTCGGCGCGGTACTGCCAGCGGTCTCCCGAACAGGAGGCGGCACCCCGCTCGACGGGGTCCACATTGAGAGCGATGGAACCACGTTGCAGTTGTGCGCGACGGACAAGTACCGGGCTGCCGCATTCAAGACCCCGTGGACCCCGGTGCACAAGGACGACGTGAAGGTGACCGTCAACGCGGACAAACTGTCAGCGCTTACCAGGGCCGCCGTGGAGATCGGTGACATGGCAATCTGCTTCTCCGCGATGGAAGGAGGGGGCGCTGGCCTGATCGGGTTCACCGTCGCGGGCCGGTCACTCGCGGTACGGCTGATCGGCGGCGATTACCCGTCGGTCAGCCGGCTGTTCCCTGCCGAGTTCACCAGGCAGGCCACAGTCGACACTGAGGTGCTGGCCGATGCGGTGAAGCGGGCCACCACGGTCCTGGGGCAGCATGAGCCGGTCATCCTGACTGTCACCCAGGGCGAAATGCTGCTCGCCGCAGGCTGGGAGAGCGGTGCAGGGTTCCGTGAATCGTTCCCCTGCGAACTGGAGGGCGGTGACTGGTCAACTGGGTACAAGCCGCAGTACCTGCTCGACGGCCTGATCGCCACCCGCGCCGCCCGGGTGAAAATCGGCTGGACGGCGGAAAGGCGCCCGTGCCTGATCACCCCAGCGGAAGAGACACAGCCCGGTTTCCAGTACCTGCTCATGCCTCTCATCCCCGGGCGTAACTGAGCGAGAAAGGGCCACCCGCCAAGGACTGCCATGCTGCACATCAACACGATCACGGCACACACCGCGGGATGCGTACTGGCGTTCCTGGCCGGGGGAGTGTGCGGTTGGGCCGGACGGGCGGCAGATCTTCACGGGCGGGCGGCGGCGTGGGCCGCCGCCCGCGCCCGGGCCACCTGGTTCGTTGACCGCCGGCCGTGCCGGGGGTGCGCGAAACACGTGCATCTCATGCGTCACATCAGCGACTTGGAACACGCCGAATCACATGATGACGGATACCGCTGCCTGATTTGCGCCGGGCCAGCCCGGTAAAGGCGTAATCGCAGTTAGTTCCCTGGAAAGCATTTACCACAAGCCAATTCTCATGTAGGTTGTACGTACAAAGTAGACGGTACGGACAACCGGGCGACGATGACCCGCTGAGCACCAAAAGGACCGCCTGTGCGGGCGGTATCAGCGACCCAGAGGAGACACCGCCATGGATGTCCCACGTCTCGAAGCGGCCACCAGGTGACCGCCGCGACCGTGGCCGACCAGGCCCACATCCAGCACTCACTGTTCGACGAGCCCAAGCCGGAGCAGCCGCAGGCACCAGTGCCGCCGCGGCCGCCGCGAGAGCAGGCCGACTACGCGCCCTCCGGTGTCGCCGCCCGGATCAACGCCAACATGGAAGCGCTCGTCACCATCCTGTTGCTCCAGGCAGAGCAGCGGGAAGCCACCGAGCAGGAGCGGCAGGTACTGCAACGGTGGTCAGGGTGGGGTGCCACCCCGGAACTGTTCGACCCGGCCAAACCCAAGTGGCAGCCGGTCCGCGACAAGCTCCGGCAGATCCTCGGCGCCCGAGGGTACGACGCGGCGAGAACAAGCACCCTGAACGCCCACTACACCGACGTTGCGCTGGCCGACACAATCTGGGCTGGTGTCGCGCAGTTCGGTTTCACCGGCGGCACCGTGCTGGAGCCCGGCTGCGGATCAGGTAACTTCCTCGGCGGCGCACCAGCCACCGCGCAAATGACCGGGGTTGAACTCGACCCGACCACGGCCGTGATCGCCCAGTGGCTGAACCTGGACGCCGAAGTGCAGACCGGCACCTTCGCCGGGTTCCGTGCACCACCGCGCCCGTTCGACCTGGCCATCGGGAATGTGCCGTTCGGGAAGATCTACCTGACCGACCGGGAGTACAACCCGGATGGCTTCGCCATCCACAACCACTTCATCATCCGGGCGTTGCACCTGACCCGCCCGGGCGGCCTGGTGGCAATGATCACCAGCAAGTACACGATGGACGCGGAAACCGCTGCACACCGCGAAGTGATCGCCGACCTCGCTGACCTGGTGACAGCGATACGGCTGCCATCCACAGCGCACCAGCGCGCCGCCGGCACCAAAGTCGTCTCCGATCTGCTCATTTTGCGGCGCAGGGAGCCCGGGCGGATGCCCGCGCCGGTCCGCTGGCTGAAAACCCGCACCGTCCACCTCGACGGATACGACATCCCAGTCAACGAGTACTTCCTGGATAATCCCGGCCAGGTTCTCGGGACGCTCGGCGGCCGCAGCGGGCAGTTCCGGGGCGAACTGGAAGTCACGCTGAAAGGCCGGAGCCTGCCCGGCCAGCTCGCCCGCGCGCTCGCCGAAGCCGCCGCCCGCGCCGCCGCAGACGGCCTGACGTGGACCGCGCCCGGTGAGATGGCCGCCGCCCCGTCAGCGGGGGAGCGGACCTCAGACCAGGACGGCCACATCAGCGCCGACCCGCTCGGCACTTTCCACATCGCCCGCCACGGGTACTTGCAGCAGTACGTGGTGGCCGCATCCCAGGCCCGCGAACTTCGGGCGCTCCTGCAACTCCGCGACATCGCCCTGCAGCTGCTCGACGCGCAAGCGGACACCACCGAAGACTCCCCGGCGATCACCGTGCTCCGCTCCCAGTTGAACCGGGCCTACGACACGTACGCCGCCAAGTACGGCACAATCAACCGGTTCACCATCCAGACCACCAGCCGGATCAACCCGGACACGAAACTGCCAGCGATCCGGCGGATCCGGCCGAAGCAAGGCGGGCTGCGGAACGACCCGCACTCCGCTTTGGTGTACGCGCTGGAAGTGTTCGACCCCATCTCCCAGACCGCTGCGAAAGCGCGGATTTTCACTGAGCGGGTCATCACGAAGCGGGTACCGCCGAGCAGCGCGGAGAACGCGGCGGACGCGCTAGCGATCTGCATGGACATGCACGGTGAGCCGCGGCTGCCGGTCATCGCTCGCCTGCTCGATGTCACCCAGGAGGACGCCGGCCGGGAACTGACCGGCCTGGTGTACAGCGACCCGGTCACCCGGGAGCTGATCCACAAAGCGGAGTACCTGTCCGGTGAGGTCCGCACCAAGCTGGCCATAGCGGAGCGGGCCGCGCTCGACGAGCCTGCGTTCCGGCCAAACGTCGAAGCTTTGCGTGCCGCACTGCCAGTAGATCTGCTGCCCACCGATATCACGGCCCGCCTGGGGGCGTCGTGGATTGACGCCGTGTACGTGCAGCAGTTCGCCGCGCAGATCCTCGAAGATCGCACGGTCAACATCGAGCACCCTGGCGGCCAGATCTGGAAGGTGACCGGCCGCCGCGACTCGGTGCACGCCTGCTCAACATGGGGCACTTCCCGCGCCTCCGCGATCGACATGATCGAGTCCTTGCTGTGCCAGCGGCCCATTCAGGTCCGTGACCGGCAGTTCGACGGCTCGTACCTGGTGAACGTCGCCGAAACACTCGCGGCGGTCGACAAAGCCAGCGAGATCGCCGAACGGTTCGGTGAGTGGGTGTGGGAGCAGCCGGACCGGGCTGAGAAGCTCGCCCGCACCTACAACGACATGTTCAACTCCACCGTCCTGCGCTCATACGACTTCGGTGATGACGAAACACCGATGTCGCTGCCAGGGCTGACAACTGCTGGCGGGTGGAAACCACGCCGGCACCAGTACGCGGCAGTAGCCCGGATCATCAATGAGCCCGCGGTCGGGTTGTTCCACGAGGTCGGCGCAGGCAAAACCGCCGAAATGATCATCGGCATGATGGAGTTGCGCAGGCTCGGGCTGGTCCGCAAGCCCGTGGTCGTGGTGCCAAACCACATGCTTGAGCAGTTCTCACGCGACTGGCTCCAGCTGTACCCGCAAGCCAAAGTGCTGGTCGCTTTCGGTGAGGACCTGGTCGGCCAGGGCCGCCGCCGGTTCGTAGCCCGCTGCGCAACCGGCGACTGGGACGGCATCATCATCTCCCGCTCCGCATTCGAGCTGATCCCCATGTCAGCGGACTCCCAGCGTGACTACATGGAACGCGAGATGGAGATCTTCAAGCGCTGGAAGAAGATCGCGGAGACACACGCCAAGGACACGGTCAAGCAGATCGAGCGGATCCTGTTGAACAAGCAGGAGCGCATGGAAAGGAAACTCGACAAGCTAAAAGACCCCGGGCTGTGCTTCGAGGAAACCGGCATCGACTACCTGTGCTGCGATGAAGCGCACTACTACAAAAACCTGCATGTCGATTCCGCGATCCCCGGTGCAGGCAAACCGGGCGCCGCACGTGCCGCCGATATCGAAATGAAGATCATGTACCTGCGGCAGCGTAACGGTAAGCGCGTGGTCACATTCGCCACCGCCACCCCCGTAGCCAACTCGATCGCCGAAATGTATGTCATTCAGCGGTACCTGCGACCCGACCTGCTCGAAGCCCGCGGCATCGACGTGTTCGACACGTGGGCGGCGACCTTCGGGATTTCCGTCACGGAAATCGAGATGGCCCCCGAAGGTGGCGCTAACTTCCGGTCGAAGACCAGGTTCTCCAAGTTCTGCAACGTGCCCGAACTGCTCCGCATGTTCGCGGTGTTCGGTGATGTCAAAACCGCCGAGGACCTGAACCTCCCAGCGCCCGCCCTCGCCCAGCGTGAGTCCGACGAGCAGCGGCTGCCCGAGACTGTGGTCGTCCCGCCGTACAACGCGCTCCGCGAGTACATCCGGTGGCTTGGCCAGCGTGCCGAGGAAATCCGCCAGCACAACGTCGAGCCTGAGATCGACAACATGCTGAAGATCTGCACCGGCGGCCGGAAAGCCACTCTCAACATGCGCCTGGTCGAAACCGAGGCTTACCAGGACGGGTTGCCGCCGAACGACTGGGACTGGCGCCTGGCCCAGCACCTCGAAAACTTCGAGCCGTCCTCCGAGGAAGAAGCGCTCGCCGCAGCCGGGAAGGTCGGCGCGGCCGCCGACCGGATCCACAAGATCTGGCTGGCCAACAGGGACCACCAGTACCCGGTAGACCCGGGCAACCCGGACGGGCCCATGTCACCTGTCTCCGGCTCCCTGCAACTGATGTTCTGCGACATGGCCACCCCCGGCAAGGACCGGATCTGGGACGCCTACACCGCGCTCCGCGCCGAGCTCGCTGCCCGCGGCATGGACCCGGCGACGATCCGGTTCATGCACAACGCGAAAACTGACCGGGACAAAGCTGAACTGTTCGCAGCGTGCCGCGCCGGCTCGGTCACCGTGCTCATGGGTTCCACGGAGAAAATGGGTGTCGGTGTCAACGTGCAGGACCGGCTGATCGCCCTGCACCACCTCGACGCCCCATGGCGCCCGGCCGATGTGCACCAGCGCGACGGCCGTGGCATCCGCCAGGGCAACCTCAACCCCGAAGTGATGATCTTCCGGTATGTGGTCGAAGCCTCGTTTGACGCGTATATGTGGCAGACCCTTGAGCGCAAAGCACGGTTCATAGCGCAGGTGATGCGCGGCAGACTAGACACACGGGAGATTGAGGACGTCGGGGACAATACTTTGTCGTTCGCTGAAGTGAAAGCGCTGGCCACCGGTAACCCGCTCCTGATGGAGCACGCGCAAGCCACCACCGAGCTGGCCCGCTTGCAGCGTGCCGCCCGGGCGCACGACCGGAACCTGTCCGGCCTGCAATCGGCGGTCACCGCGATGAACGGCAAGGTCAACTGGTTCCACAGCCGGATCGAGGACATCGAGCGGGCCATCGCGATCCGGTTGCCGACCCGCGGTGACCTGTTCTCCATGACCCTCGAAGGTGTCGATTACACCAAGCGCGCGGACGCCGGCGCCCACTTGAAGCGGCTGATCATCGACGAGCTGATGACGATGAACAGCCACGACATCCGCACATTCCGCCCGGGCACGTTCGCTGGTTTCCAGATCTTCGGGAAGATCGCCCGGTTCATGGGCACGGTCACCATCACCATCGAACTGGATGGCGCCCCCAGTGCCACGTTGGAACTGCGGCCGAAAGAAGTTCACGACGCTGACCCGGCGGGCCTGATCGCCCGCATGGAGCACCGCGCGGAGCGCATGGAAACCGCCGTCGAGGACGCCCGCGCCGAAATCGAACGGCTCACCAGGGAAACCGAGCGCGCCCGCGCCGGCCTGGCCGGGACGTTCGCCAAAGCCGCCGAGCTGGAGGCGGCACGCGCCCGCGTCGGAGAAATCAACACGCAGATCGCTGACCTGGCCAAAACCCAGGCAGCCGAGCAGGCAGCAGGGGACAAGGCCCGCGATGACGCTGCCCGGGCGACACGGGCCGCAGCGCGGGCAGTTGACATGGCCGCCGCGCAACCCGTCCCTGCTGCCGCCTGACCAGCGCACCACCAACCAAGGGGAGAACTGAGCCTTTGACTGCCACCACCAGTGAACTGACCTGGGTGTCACCGCAGCCGCCACCGCGGTGGTCGCGCGCAGGAGCTACGGCGCAGGCCGCAGCGCACGCGCCAGATCTTGAAGCGGGCATCTTCTTCGCCGGCGCCGGCGGGGACGCCCAGGGGACCGCGATGGTCCCCGGCGTCCGCGTGAAGTGGGCGGCGAACCACTGGGATCGCGCCCTCGAAACCCACGCACTGAACTTCCCAAAGGCTGATCACTTCCACTGTGACCTGCACGCCGAGGACACACCGAAACCGATCGCACCAGCCCGGAAGATCACAGACTTCCCGTTGTGCGATATCAAATGGGACAGCCCGGAGTGCACCTTCTGGACCCAGTCCCGGGGGGACCGCCGGGACTGGGATAAGCAACCGGATCTGTTCGGCGAGACCCTCCCCGATGCGGCAGCCGAGCGCTCCCGCTCCCTGATGTGGGATGTGATCGCCTACCTGGAGATGGCCGCAGGCAAAGGCCACCCGGTCCTCGGCGGCATCGTCGAGAACGTCGTCGAAGCCCGCAAGGGCCCGCAATGGGACCAGTGGATCAAAGCGTTCCACAACCTTGGCTACAAAACATGGGTGATCGCACTCAACTCGATGCACGCCCGCCCGGAACGCTCCCCGCTCGCCCCCCAATCCCGCGACCGCCTGTACGTCGGGTACGTCCTGGCCAGCCTCGGCCGGGAGCCGGACTGGAACCGGTGGCTCCGGCCGAAAGCCTGGTGCCCGGTCTGCGAGGAGCTCATCAACGCGTTCCAATCGTGGAAGAAGCCCGGGCAGGACATGGGCCGGTACCGGTCCCAGTACGTGTACCGGTGCCCGAACCGGTCATGCCGCAACCAGATCGTTGACCCCGGCGCTCTGCCCGCCGCGGCGATCATCGACTGGTCGTTGCAAGGGCAGCGGATCGGTGACCGGGCCCGCCCGCTGGCACCGAAAACCAGGGCAAGAATCCTTGCGGGCCTGCGGAAGTACGCCCCGCAGCCGATCACCCTCGAAGCTGCAGGTCACACATTTGAGCGACGGCCAGGTGTCCGGACATGGCCCGTGTCCTGGCCGATGACCACACAGGGTGCGACGGAAACGAAAGCGCTCGCGTGGGATCCGATGCTCGTCCCAACCGGCGGCACCTGGCGGGAGGACGCAACCTCGGTCACGCAACCATCACCAACCAGGACCACCCGCGAGAACGACGGGATAGCCATCCCGCCGCCGTTCCTCGTGCCGCTGCGATCCGGGCGGAACAGGTCGATGCTGGCCACTGATCCGCTGGCCACAGTGGTAGCGGACGGCTCAAACCACGGGCTCGCGGTGCCACCGTTTATCACTGTGCTTCGCGGCGGCCAGGACGCCAACTCGGTGGAGCAGCCGCTCACCACCGTGGCGACATCAGGGGCGCACCACGGGCTGACCATCCCGCCGTTCGTCACGGTGCACCGCGGCGGCGACGGTGACCTGCGCACCCGCCCGGCCAGCGAGCCGTTGCCTGGCATTACAGCAGGCGGGATCAATCACGGGCTGGCCATCCCACCGGGGATGATGATGCGGAACAACGGCTCCCGTGGCGACGGGGGAGAGCACTGCACCCCGCTATCGGAGCCGGCACGGACACTCACCACCGCAGGCCATCAATCGCTGGTGACCTGGCAGGAGATCCTGCCGCTCCTGGTGCCGTACTACACCACGGGCACAGCCCGCCCGCTCACCGAGCCGGCCGGGACCTTGTCAACGGTGGAGCGGTACGGACTGGCCGACGCTGACGTGATCGAAGGCGTGGTTGCCGACCTGATTGACGATGTGCGGTTCCGCATGCTGGAGCCAGCGGAGATCGGCGGCGCGATGGCGTTCCACACCCTGTATGAGGTGCTCGGTAACCGCCGCGAGGTCATCCGCCAGTACGGCAACGCGGTCACACCGTGCACTGCGGAGGTCCTGATGGCCGCGATCGTCGAGGCGGTACGCGGGTACGCGCTCGCAGCATAAACCGTAAACGTCTGTACGCTACCGCTTGTACGTACATTCGTAACCCGGTATGGTTGCCCTATACAAAGTTAAACGCTACGTAGGAGGCCTTGCAAGGCGCTATGGCTACCACCAGCACAACTGGCAAAGTGCCAACCCCCAGGCGCGTGTCCGCCAGCCTGTCCTACGCCGGGCACACGGTCTCCAAACGGGACCGCCACGAGCCGGCACCCCGGATGACCGAGGGGTACAAGGTCACCGGCCTGCCCACCGGCATGGTGCGCGTCGAGCACGTCGTCTGGGACCACACCGGTTACCGCGCAAAGATCGACACCGCCCTTAAGAAGTACACGACCACACTCACCGGCGCCGGATACCAGGTGGCTGCCGAAGACGGCGTGCTGTACGTCACCGCCAAGACGGAGACCTGACATGTTCGACATCCTGTGCGCACTGCTCGGGCCCCGCACCTGCCCGTGGTGCAGGACTCGGAGCACGGACACACCTCTCGACTGGCTCGTTGACCGGATACCGCGCTGGATGCTGCGGATCTGGATACTGCCTGACCCTCTGATCGCCCGTGCTGGCATCCACTGGTGCAACAAACACCACACCGTCAAGAAGGGGGCAACCTGATGGGCATCCTTGCCAGTGTCCCGACTGGGCTGTCCGGCACCCGCCACCAGCTGACCGACAAGCAGCTCGCGATCCTGACATTCGCGCTCACAGCCGCCCGCCCGGAGCGGGTGGACCACGGCATGTGCACCGGCCTCGATGAGACCGGAAACGACATCGCCCGCAGCTTGGGTGTCCCCACGCACGGTTACCCGGCCGACGATGTCAGCCTGCGGTGGCGCTCCATCTGCCAGGTCGATGTCATGCACCCGCCGCAGCGGGCACCGGTCCGGACCCGGCACATCGCCACCATCACCAGTCAGCTGATCGTCGTACCGACTACCCGGACACAGCAGTGGCGCGGCTCCGGGACGTGGATTGCTATCCGGACAGCATGGGCGTTGCACCGGCCCGTGCACGCAATCTTCCCAGGCGAAGACGAGATCTGGGAAAACTTCCAGCCGGCCGACCTGGAAAGGACACGAGCATGACCGCTCCCCGCACCTACACCCATCCTGACGTGTTCACGATCGGCGTGGCCGAAGGCTGGGCTGAGCGTGAGCGCGACCCGGTCCGTATCGACTGGCCGCCCCGGCAGGCTGCTGCTGCTATCCCGTTCGAGGTCATCAACGGCCGCCCGGTCAACCCGTGCGAGAAGACTGCCATCCGGTTCGGCCGCAACGAGATGGGCTTCTGGGGTGAGCAGCAGATGGCCGATGCGCTGGTCACTGTTACTGTGGCCGGCTGCCGGTACCTGCTCATGGTCGAGCGCGTCGACGGCTACGGCTGGGCCGTTCCCGGCGGCCACAGCGAGCCCGGGGAGACCGGCATCCAGGCGGCCGTGCGCGAGCTGGCCGAGGAAACCGGGCTGGCCGTCCACCCGCAGGCGTGCCAGGCGATGCCTGCCCGCTACGTGCCTGACCCTCGCTCCAGCGACGAAGCGTGGGCGGTCACCATCCCGGTTCACATCAATCTCGGCGGCGGCCCCACTGACGGCCTGCCGTTCGTGTCCGGAGGCGATGACGCCCGGCGAGCCGGCTGGATCCGGGCCAGCACCTACGAGCACTTGGTGGCCTCACTCGACCAGGGCTACCGCGGCCAAGTGTTCGCCGCCCACGTCAGCATGCTGCGCGAGTTCCTCGGCGGCACATCATGACCGGCCGCGCCGCGGCGTTCGCGGCCGTGTTCATCGCGTTCTACGTCGCGCACCAGGTGGGCGACCACTGGGTGCAGACCGGCGCCCAGGCAGCGGGCAAAGGCCGGCCCGGCTGGCCTGGCCGCCTCTCCTGCGCCGCGCACGCCGCCACGCTGACCGTCACGAAGCTCGCGGTCCTCGCCGCGGCCACCCTGATGCTCGGCATCCACCTGACGTCGTGGTCACTCGTGGCGGCCTTGGTGATCGACGCCGCCTCGCATTACTGGGCCGACCGGCGGACCACCCTCGCCGCGCTGGCCCGAACGCTCGGCAAGAGCGGGTTCTACGCGCTCGGTGCGCCCCGGGCCGGATGCGACGACAACCCGTCACTCGGAACCGGCGCGTACGCCCTCGACCAGTCCTGGCACGTCGGCTGGCTGTTCGCCGCCGCGCTTATCGCGTCGATCGGAGCGTCATAACATGACCGGCACACAGCACATGGTGGTGATCACCAAACCGGGCCACCCGACTGTCCGGTTCGGGCCTGCGGGTCCGGCAACAGCAGCCGATTGGCATCGCCGCCTCGGTGCCGCAGCAGGGCGCTCCGAGCACCCGCGCGACATGACCATCAAGGTGGTCCCTTACGATCCGGCCGCCGGTTGCGAGGACCCGGCCGACACCATCCCTGCGACTGCGTTCGACCTGGTCGCGCCGCTGATGGCAGAGGTGCCCGGCGATGGGAAGGGCGGCAACTTCCCCGATCTGTTCGACCGTATCTCCATGGTCCACGGCGCTGACAGAGCAGACCGGCTGTGGGAGACAGCCTGCCGGATCGCAGACGCCATCGAGGAATCGGACCCTCAGCCGTGCCCGCCACCGGACATGCTCGCCGGCCAGGACATGTGCCCGGGCCACCCGCAAGAAAGGTGGCCGTGCCAGGACACCAGGATCGCGTGGCGGGCCCGCGGCCTGGACCCGGACACTGAGGCCCGCCGTATCGCAACCGGCATCGCCCGCGACACCGGAACCGATCCGGCGAAAGCATGACCGCCGCCGACTGGCACGACAACCCGCGAGGGTTCGCCCACTGGGCTGGTGTCCCACGCACCGGCTGGCTGGGATGGCGCCGCCCGGCCGCCTGCCTCGAGTATGAGCACGCGGTCGCGGCGGCCAGCGCCGCGTTCCGGGCGATCATGACACCGGCTGATGCCGCTTTCGCGGCCGCGGCCGAAGCCGCCAAAGCTGCAGGCCCGAAGGCCCTCATCGCGCAACCGGCGATGAACGCCCACCAGGCCGCGTGGACCAGAGCCAAAGCGGCGTCCGACGCGATCCTCATCCCAGCCCGGGCCCGGTGGGATGCCGCCCGGGCCCGCCCGATCGCACCCCCGGCGGAACGGAGAGCTGCAGCGTGAGTATCCGGCCAGGCTCCCTCGCCGGCGAGGACATCAGGCGACTGCATGCTAATGAAAACGCCGCAGCAATAGCAGTGATAGCAGGGGAGTTCCTGTTCGAGGTCATCCCCACTGACCGGGCGCTGGCCGGCTGGCGGGCACCGCTTGGCCCGGATGGCAAACCGCTGGCCGCCAGCGAGCTACACACCGGGCAGGCAGCATGACCACCGGTGTCCTGTTCGCGATCACCACGGTGCTCTGCTTCGCCTGCCCGCACACCGAGCAGGCCCTGGACCCGGTCGCTGCCCACGACCTGATGGAGCAGCACTACACCAGTGCGCACCAGGCGCTGATTGACCGTTTGACAGGAGGCAGTACGCCGTTGCCCGGCCAAACGGCGAGACGCAGTGTAATACCAGGCACCCGACACACGCGAGGGGAAAATGCTCCACTTGACACCCGAAGACCACGCGACTGATCCACCCGAAAAGTGGGCCATCATCAAAGACTGCGACCGGTGGCTTCTCATGTCGTCATTGGGCGGAACGCTCGACTCGTATAAGCGGAAACTGGACGCTGAGGCGGCTCGCACGAGCGGACCTTATGTGAGCTTGTACGAAAAGGAAGGCCGCTGGTTCGCCGGTGAGTCCGTTGCGAACTGGAAGCCGTACGTACCATGACCGATCAGGAAGCACGCGGGTTCCCCGCAATGCGCGAGGACGCCATCGCCCAGGTCCGCGCGATCAAAGGTGTCGGCACTAAGGCCGAGCAGGTCGTGGACATCGTGTTGGCGTTGTTCGACGAGGAAGCGGTGGCCCGGCATGCCGACCGGCTGCTCGCGGACACCCGGATCCGGGCGATGGATTTCCGCAAGGGCATGAGCATGGACCTGGCTCCCGCCCAGGAACTGACCGCCCTGTGGGTTGGGGCCGCCCGCGGCATGCTCGGCGACGCACCCAACTACGTCGAGGGTGTAGCCGAGTTCCCGCCGCCCGGCGCTGATCTAACTGTCGGGCTCGCAGGGCAGGGAGAGCGGTTCGTGTACCGGATCGAGCGCGCTGGCAAAATCACCCCGCATCAAGCACGGCGCAACGCCGAAGCTGCGCTTGACCGAGCCAGGGTTGCCGGGCTGATCGCAGTGGACCTCCTGCTGCATGTGGCCGGTGAACGCAGCTATGACAGGGCCAAACTGAACCAGGTAGCCGAGGACCTCGCGGCAGCACTTAGAAAGGAATGAGCAGAAATGCCACACCCTCCCATATTCAAGAATGCGTCACCAGTGCCGACCTGGGATCTCGGATCTGCACCATCCGTGCTGATGGCCCGGTGGGGCAAAGATCACTGGACCACCTTCGCTTACATCGAAACGCGATGGGTGGACCACCGCGGGATGCTCGACCATGACCGCATGCGCTGCGACAGGCGGCGGCACCCGGTCTTGTACTCAGCTAAGCGTCGCGTGATCGCGTTCAGTACTGACGCCGACGCCGCCCGGTACCCGACACGGCTGAAAACCGAGAAACCTGACGGGGACGGCCGCTGGGGGGTTGCGGAGCTCGCAGGCCACGACGACTACGACTGCCTGAACGACGCAATCACCGCCGGCCTGATCGCAGCGATCATGCCCCGCCCAATGCCTGGTGACTTCTTCCTGGATGCACGGGACCAAGGTGTCCGTGTGGCAGGCGGTGAGCTGGTCCGGCCGCCGGTCACAGGCATGACCGAGATGTGGTTGATGACCGCCGCATCGTTCAACCTCACCGAGCACGGCCAGGCTGTCGCGGGGGAGTTGCGCGCACATTTGGCGGCCCGCCGGCCCGCACACCAGTTCATGCCGTCCGGGGAGTTCTGATGGCTGATCCGATCCGGTCGGTGGACTTGTTCGCTGCGGCGATCGCCGCGATGGGACGCGGCGAGAACCCGCTCAGCGACACGTTCTTCGCCACCCACCAAGTGAGCGGCCTTGAGGGTGCGGCGCTCGCTGGTCACATAGCTCAGGGGGCAGTGCTCAGCACCTGGGTGATCAACCATCCTGAGCAAGCGAGCGCCATGTTCATCCGAGTGGCGCTCGCCGTGGATGACGCCAAGCATGTGTGCCACGCAGCCGGTTGCCGCACCCCGGTGCATCCGAAGATGTTCATGTGCCGGCCGCATTGGTTCCGGTTGCCGAAACCAATGCGGGACGCGATCTGGGCGGCGTACCGGCCCGGGCAGGAGATCCGCAAAGACCCATCCCCGGAGTACATCAAAGCAGCCAGGGCGGCCATCGATCACATCGCCCAGTTGGAGGCGGCGTGACCGGGCCCAGGCAGCCGACACCGCCCCGGCGGCCGCGACGGAGCGAGAGCAGCACGCTCGCGCCTGGTGTGGTGGATATCCGGCTGACCGGCGCACCGGAAGATCTAGCCGCGGTCGCCTCGCGCATAGGCGGCCTGTTCGATGTGGTGAAGCAATCCGGCCAGTACGCGAACGATGGCGGCCGGGCCATGCGGGTGTATATCACCATCCGAAGGGACAGCAGCGAATGATCGAAAACCTGCCCATAGACGCCACTGATTTGATCGCCGACGCGTACGGCATCCAGAGACGACCGCGTTACCGAGTAATCCCGCAAACCGTTGGCTTGGCCACCGCACTGCTGGTCGCACAGAACGTCACCCGCCGGCAGGCTATTGGTATCGGCCGACCGCGCCGCCATCCTGCTGTTGACGCCGCCCTGTGCGAGGCTGCGGAAGCGTTCGCACTGGTGCTCGGCTTCGAGTCGCCTGCCGGGTGGCGCGGCGGCGCTCTCGCATCCCTGAGCAGCTTGCTCGGCTCGGGCTTGCTCGTCGAAAGTCACATGTTCTGGGTGACCGAGGATCGGGCCCGGAGGGATGTGAGGGACTGGGCGGCCGGCGTTGCGCCTGCCGGATTGTTTCCCTCCGCGTTCGATGTCTTGACCGCCAATCTGCTATCGCACCGGCCGCTGATGGCCAGCTGGGATTGCATCCACGAACGGACCGGGGTAACCCGCGAACTGCGCTGCGATTTGCAAGGCCACGATTTCCGCGCCCACCGGGATGTCCGCCACCCCGGATGCTTCCCGGATGTGCCGGTGCCGCAGTGATCGGCCGGACATACCTTGAGCGCGGCCAGCCGGTCACCGTGCTGGTCCGCTGGCGAAAGGGCGCACGATGCCCGCGCAACGTGCTTATCAAACGCCCCGATGGAAGCCAGGTTGTGCGACCTTTTCGCGGGCTGCGCCGAGGAAGGAGAACTCTGATTGATGGCGCTAACCCAGGTAGCTGACCTCTTGGCGGCGGCACGGGAACGCAGCGAACGCCCGCTGCTTCATGCCGGTGCGCTGCCCATCTCCAACGATGCCGTCCGGTGCCTGATGGAGTCGGCCGCCGATGTTCCCTGCCTCCTCGCTGCCGTAGAGGCCGCTCACCGGCCAGTGAGCGGGCGTTGCGCATGGTGCCGGGAAGCGGGCGGGCAGCGGATGAAGTGGCCATGCGGCGAATACCAGGCCATCTCTCGTGCCCTTCTAGGTGAATTTGAAGCGGAGGAGGCCGGCCGTGCCCATTAGCCAGATCGCCGGCGGTTGCTGGGTGCTCGGCGCTGTCAACGACGCCGAGTGGGTGCCGCATTTCATATCCGATGCAAGTGTCAGGGAGTGGGCACGAGCCAACGAGCCCGAGTCGCTGGCCACGATCAGGCAGCTTGCTGAGCCGTGCTGGACCGCTGTGTGTGACGGCCCTGGCGTTGGTCCTTCTGATGTCTGCGGGGTCGAGTTCGAGGACGGCGAAGGCGGTAACCACGGGCCCAGCCGGACAGTAACTGAGGACTGGATCGCCGCCCACGGCTGGCTGGTGCTCCGCGATGGAACCGTGTTCGGGTTGTGCTGTGAGGATGACTGGCCGCCAGCCAACCCGCCCGCAACCGTGTCACCTGGCCAACTCACCCTCGACGACCAGGATGTAGCCGATGCCTGACCACGAGAGCAAACCGCAGTGGTGGGAGAAGCCGGAGGGAAAGCGGTGGACCCGCGGCCGGTGGGAGTTCTACCGCGATCGCCGTGACTGGTTCATCGGGATGTTCCGGCCAGGCCCGCCCCGTGGGACGTATTTCGTGTTCTTCACCTTGGTCGCGAAGAAGAACCACCGGGCGGCAGCATGAGCCAGCCAGCCGGGGCGGAACCTCTGAATCTGCTTGTGGTCCTTGAGGAAATCAAACGGGAGCAGCCAGCGCCGTGCATCCACCACTCACCAGCTCGCGGGCTGTTCGCCCGGGCGGCCGAGTTTGAGGCGTGGCAGGAGCAGCACGGCGGGTTCGGGTCGTACAGCCGGTCACACGCGTGGCATCCGGCGATCATCGCCCCGACCGACCCCGCAGGTCGTTGCCAGCCAACTCTGCTATCAGCGGACATCCGCATCGCGCACGGACTCGATGTCAACCGGGAGCGCGCTTGCGCATGCGAGGAAACCAACCGGCTGATGTACAAGGGTGCCTGCTGCGGGTGCGAGTGGGAGGGCACGGCCCGCGATCACGAGAACAGTGCGGTAGAGGACGCGTGCGATCACTCGTGGCCGGGTTGGCGTGATCTGCCGACAGTGCCCAGAATGCCATCGGAGAACGGGCCGAGGGACAAGTTCGCCCGGGACCGGTGGACTGAGCATGTGAACGGGCTGTATCCGCCCGGGTGGCTGGAAGCGGGCGGCCCGATCCGCACTGTCCGCCGGCCGGCCGAATCTCGGCATGTTGAGGGCGGCACCCAGTTCGGCGGGTACGACATGAACGCCGGCCAGCGGACAGTGACCTGATGGCACCTGGTGGAACTCTCACCATCACGCCCTCGGCCGCGCCTGCGGAGCCGATCCAGGGGGAGCTGTTTCCCCGCGAGGACCCCGAGCCGGACCTGGCCAGTTACGACATCATCCTGGCGAACATCTCCGGCGGGAAAGACTCCCAGACGATGCTGCGGCAACTGGTCGCGGCGTGCACCGCCGCCGGGGTGCCGTTGGACCGGATCGTGTGCGTGTTCGCCGATCTCGGCAAGGATGACGAGTGGCCAGGCACGGAGGAAATCGCCCGGTTGCACGCGGAGCACTACGGGCTGCGGTTCATCACGGTCTGCAGGACGATCGCAGACCGGGTGACCGGCGAGCGGCGGCAGCAAGGACTGCTCGAGTACATCCTTCACCGTGGCATGTGGCCGGATGCGAAAAACCGGTTCTGCACCAGCGACCTGAAACGCGGCCCGATCTTGACTGTCATGACCCGCTTGGTCGGTGAAGTGCGGGCGTCGTGGCGGGTGATGCTGCCAGGTGCCCGGCGTTGCCGGCCGCGGCGGGTGCGGGTGCTCAACGTGATGGGCCTCCGCGCGCAGGAGAGTGTCACCCGGCGCCTCATGGCGCCGTTCGAGCACGACGAGAAGTCCAGCAACCAGACCTGCCGGCATGTGGATGAGTGGCTGCCGATCCACCGGTGGACTGCCGGCCAGGTGTGGGCTGATATTCACGCCAGCGGTGTCCCTTACCACTTCGCCTATGACCTCGGCATGCCCCGCTTGTCGTGCGTTTTCTGTGTGCTGGCATCCGGGTCGGCGCTGGTTCTCGCCGCCCGGCACCACCCGGACGGTGCACGGAAACGCCTGCTCGTTGAGCGCATATTCGCTTGGCGACGGCTCCGGTCGGTCACCGCGGTCATCCTCGCGGCCAGCAACGGCACGGTGTCAACAACAACCGCGGTGTTCATGATCAAACGGGTCATGCGGTCCGGTCCGACGTTCCAGAACGGCCGGTCGATGGCGGATGTCATAGCGCGGGCGGCGGCTGAGCCCGCTGGCAGGCCGGTCCAGGACTGGGCGGCTTGACCGGCAGGCGCACGGGAAGGTCGCAGCGGGTGGGGGACTTATGGCATCATCTGGGACATCCGGGGGGATAAAGGACAGGTGGCAGTTCGCGTGCACAGGCAGATCTCAGTTGGCCCACGACATGGGGGCGCGTTATGGGCGACAGCCCCGCCCCCATCATTGATGCGGAGCGGGCGGCGAGCATCGCCCGGCTGCGGGAGAACCGGGACCGGCTCACCGCCCAGATCGCAGCGATAGATGCCGAGCTGGCCGCGAGCAGCGTGAACTTGCTACTCGAGCAGCGGGCCGCACTCAACACTGAGATCACCCGGGTGAACAGGGCGTTGAAAGCGCTGGGTGCGCCGATCTCCGATAGGCGGCTGCGCGGATCCAAAGGCGGCCCGACCGATCTGATCCGCCAGTTCGCCCCGCCCGGTCACCGCGGCGATTTCACAGCGCAGGATGTTGCGGCATCCCCGTTTGCTGCCGGGTGGCGGACCCGCGCCCAGGATCCGGTTCTGGCGATCAACCATGCGCTGAACCGGCTGGCGGAAACAGGTGAGTATGAGCGGACCGGGGTCAAAGGCTGGTACCGCCGGTCAGCATCATGACCGGAACGCATGCAGATCCTGATCCGGCGCTGACCGCAGCCCGGCGTGCCGACCTCATCCACAGCCTGCACTCGTACAGGGCTCACCTGCTGCAAGAGCTGGCTATCACGACGGCAGCTATCGAACAGTACGGCGCGGTCAAAGTACCGCGCGCCCAACCGCATCCGGCCCGCCGGGGAACTATCACACTGCTGCGCGCTTACATCGCAACCAATCCCGGGCGTATAACTGAGGCGGCCGCGTACGAGTGGCTGCAGCGGCACGGCTGGGAAAGCGCCGCTAATGACAGGCACGCCGCGGTGAGCACAGGCTTGGCTAACTTCGCCACGTGGGGGCATCTCGTGAGGACACGCCAGGGTGTATATGAAACTCCAGCAGCGATTGTGGCCGCGCACCAGGCTGCTGATGCCAATCGGCCTGTGTGAGAGCTGCGGCTGATAGCACGCGAACACCCCCAGGAAGGCCGGAACGCCCTTCACCCCGTCCTGGCCAGGGCAAGCCAATTCGTGTCATCGTGCGTTACGATAGGCAGATCGCACGACATCGAATGGTCTGGCACTAACCGCCTCAGGGGGACGGCACTCATGGCCCAGAAAGTTCTGGTAACTAGCCTCTGCGACCTGCCGCACGATGGCGCAGAGATCGACGCGGCAAACAGGATCGAGTTCGGATGGGGGGGCTTGTCCTACGAGCTTGACAGCTGCGACTCGCATGCGAAGGAAATCACGGGGGAGTTTGAAGGGCTGATCGCGTCCGCCCGTCAAGTATCCGCGAAACGCCCGCCGTTGAAGCGGACCACGAAAACCCGCAAGCACGATGCGGCTGTCCGTGAGTGGGCGGCGGCGATGGGGTACAAGATCAGTGACCGGGGCCGGATCCCCGCGCATATCCTTTCCGATTACGCCCGCGAGCACCCAGGGGAGTAACTGTCATGGCCGTCCAGGGCAGCGAGCCGGATCTTGATCCGCGTATCATCAGCGCTTTGCACCGTATCGAGATACGTACGCCGGGGACTGCGGCGGAAGCCCGGCGCGCTGCCCTGGCCGAGTTGCCGCGGCTTCTCCGCGAGTTGAGCGAGCTTGATGCGGCCACCAGCCCGCCCAGCGGATAAGGGCACGCTGTGCGCTGCCAATACGCAGCGCACAGTGGCCCGTGCGGCACCTTGAGGTCCACACAGCACGACGACCATGGTGCACGCACGCAACTATGCGCTACTGCACCCGACGCCCGGAGGCGTGGCTTACAACACTGCACGGGTGAACTGCTCGCGGGAAGTAACACTAAACCAATTGCATGCCAGTCCAAGATCATGTAGTCTTAGTATCAGTCAATGATACAAGGTGGTCAAAGGGTGAAACCCGCAGCCAGGATCGCAGGATCCCTGCACCGGCACCAGCCGGCAGCGGGCGACCCTGCCCTGCGCTGGAATGGGATGGAGAAGGCCACCGGAGAGCCTTCCGGGTAGCACCAAGCTAACCGCGAAGGCCGCCCCCGGGACCAGGACCCGGCGGGCGGTTTTCTGTTAGCCGGAACAGTTTCATAGGGATGTAGCTCAACTTGGTAGAGTAGCGGTCTCCAAAACCGCTGGTTGTGGGTTCGAATCCTGCCATCCCTGCGGAGCACCACCCTTCGGGGGGAATGTGCCTGGCACACCTTGATAACTCCACAGCGGAAACACCATGATTAACCGTTCCCGTCGCGCGGCGTGGCCAGCCGGCCGGTCGCGCGACGGGAACACCATGGGGCTTTAGCGCAGCCCGGTAGCGCGCCTCGTTCGCATCGAGGAGGCCGCCGGTTCGAATCCGGCAAGCTCCACGGCGGGAAGTTGAGGGTTCGAATCCCTCCTGGTCCACGCATTGGGCTGGTACCTCAATTGGCAGAGGCCCGCATCTTGGGACTGTAGCTCAGCTGGTAGAGCACCTGCTCGGCAGGCAGGGGGTCCGCGGTTCAAATCCGCGCAGTTCCACCGTCCCGGTTGCGGCATGCCGCACGATGGGGCAAGCGGTGTGCTGCCGCCAGCAACGTGTACGCAGTAAGGGCGAGCGGCCCGGAACTGGCTCCGTGACGACGGGGCAAAGCCGGGCGGCGGCAGTACGGGCCGTCTTTCAGGGGATGTAGCTCAGCTGGGTAGAGCAGCCGCCCTGCAAGCGGCAGGTCATCGGTTCGACTCCGTTCATCTCCACCAGGTGCCCGGTCTCGTGGCCTAAGCCGCCACGGGGCAGGCGGGCACCCCGTGGCCGGCGTGCCTCCCGGGTGGCTCCCGGGCCGCCGGCCACGTGAACGGGATGTAGCGCAAGCTGGTAGCGCACCTGGTTTGGGACCAGGGGGTCGTCGGTTCGATTCCGGCCATCCCGACTACGGCTACTTAGCTCAGTCGGTACGAGCGCGCCCCTGAAAAGGGCGAGGGCCCCCGTTCGATCCGGGGAGTAGCCACTGTGCGGGCGTGGCCGAATGGTTTAGGCACCTGGCTTCCAACCAGGACACGCAGGTTCGATTCCTGTCGCCCGCTCTCCGCGCCGCTAGCTCATCTGGCAGAGCAGCAGACTCTTAATCTGCGGGTGCGGGGTTCGAGTCCCTGGCGGCGCACACAGAAACGGGGGTGAAGGCGATGAGGCCGGCGATCCTGATCGACGTGGATGAGGTCCTCAACCCCTCGTTCCGCTGCAACCCCCCGTACTGCCGGTGCCACCCCCACTGGATCCGGGCGTTCGCTTACGCCCGGGACGGGCAGAAACTCAAGCTGATCCTCAACCCGGCGCACGGCCCGGCCCTGCTGCAGCTGGCCGCCGACACGGGTGCGGAGCTCGCCTGGTGCACATCCTGGGAGGACCAGGCCAACGACGACATCGGACCCCGGATCGGCCTGCCCCGGCTGCCGGTGGTCCCGTACCCGCCCCGCCCGAAAACAGGCCCTGGCTCAGTACTGGCCGTGGGCGCGTGGAAAGCACGCCACGCCGTGGCATGGGCCGCACGCCGCCCGTTCGCATGGTTCGAGGATGAGCCCGACGCGGGCCCGGAATGCTTCCGGCTCCTCGGTGCCGCACCGCACCTGGTGATACCGGTGGACCGCCGGACCGGGCTGACCGTGGGCCACATGAACGAGGCTTGGGACTGGCTGAGCGAGCTTACGCGGGCGTAACCCAATCTGGCAGAGGTGGCAGTCTCAAAAGCTGCACGGTGCGGGTTCGAGTCCCGCCGCCCGCACTCACCTGACGAAGGTGAACATCTCGGTCAGGTGCAGGATATCGAGTAGCCGGCGGACAGCCTGTGATGGTGCCCGCAACGCCAGCGTGCTGCCTGTCTCTGCCGCCAGTTGTCGGGCGGCGAGTAGCACGCGGATCCCTGATGCGTCCATGAATGACACTGCGGACATGTCCGCGATCAGGTCAACCGGGCCGCCGTAGAGGACAGTGCTCATGGCGTTCCCCATGGCAGCGCAGGTGGCGATATCAATCTCGCCGGAGATGCGAACTGTGGTGATGGTGGACAGCAGAAGGTCTGTCATTGCGGGGGCCCTCCGCACTTGTGCAGCGCGATAGGGCTGGGTCCGGACCCTTTGGCGGCGACTATATCCCGATCATGAGCGGGGTTGTCCAGGCACATTGGCAGAGTCTAGGCGATTAGGCAATTGCAAGATGTTCCGGCCCGTAGGGCTGGGAGTAATGCCGGGTGGGGTAATTGGCAGCCCGCGAGGCTCTGATCCTCGTCGTGTAGGTTCGAGTCCTGCCCCGGCAGCTAAGATGTTGCGCCCCCGTAGCTCAGTGGTAGAGCGACCACCTCGTAAGTGGTAGGCCAGCGGTCCGATTCCGGTCGGGGGCTCAGGGAGACCGGCAGAGACGCCCTGTCCTGGCCAGGACAGGGCGTGCGATACCGGAACTGTCTCCCAGGTCCCGGCCAGGAGATGGCCACCTGGTCAAGGAAGCCAAGTCCTGTATCATGGCGCTACGGTCATCAAACCTGTTGACTGCGGCGCCGGCGGGATTCGAACCCACACCCAAACCATACGACTGGCATGCTCATCCATTGAGCTACGGCGCCTGAAGCTGGCCCGTACGACCGTGTCCGCCAAGGCCTGGTCGTCGGGCCTTCTTCCATCTTGGGTGGCTGATGGACAGGGACCGGATTCTCCCACCCGGCTTGGCGCACGGAACCGGTGTACGTGTTGCGGGCCGCGTCCTCGTAGACCAATGGCAGGAGTCACGGCCCCGAGGAGGCCGGCAGTGTGCGTTCGAATCGCACCGAGGACACATGAGCGATGACTACGACCTGACCTCCGTGCATTACGCCGAGCCGGTTTTCGGCATGCAGATGGGCACCGGGGTCCTCCGCACCCACGGCGCCTCGGCTTGCGCCGGCCGGGCCTGCTGCATCCACAACCCGTCCGCCCATCACATGCGCGGCTGGGAGATGAACTGGCGCGGTGACCTGCGCGTAATGGAGCGGATCTGCCCGTGCCATGGCGTCGGCCATCCGGACCCGGATGATGTGGCGTACCGGCGCTTGATCGGCCGCGGCGGTGGCACCCACGGCTGCCATGGGTGCTGCCATGCCGGCCATGCGCCGGATGATGGGACCGGGCACTCTATGCCCCTGTAGCTCAGTTGGCAGAGCAGCCCCCTTGTAAGGGGCAGGTCGCAGGTTCAAATCCTTGTCAGGGGCTCCATAACCGGCCAGACTGTTACAATGCGTGACATCCTGGGTTTTCCTGGCCGGAGGCCGCAGTGACCAAGCAACGATCCCCCTGGCTTCTCATCCTGATCTTGGTTGCCAGTTACGCGATCGGCCACCTGGCCGGCCTGATCCTCACCGCCGTGATCGCGTTCCTCGCCTACCTGGTGTCCGTTCGGATGAACCCGCGGATCGCGTGCCGCAAATGCGACGGCAAAGGCCGGTTCAACGGGTGGCTGTTCACCTGGGTGTGGCACTTCTGCCACCACTGCGCAGGCAAGGGCGCCGGAATCCGGTGGGGTGCGGCACGGTGGGGGACTGAGGCCGCCCGCGCTGAAGCGCTCCGGAACCAAACCACGCTGAAGAACGCGACCACTCGACGCCGCTGATTAGAAGGAACCGCCGCTTTGGGTAGCAAGCATGAACGGCACGCACGATCCAAGGAGTGGGACACCCCACCAGCCCGATCCGCTGAGGTGCGTGCCGCTGCGGTAGCAGACCAGGGCGAGCCGGTGAAACGGACCCCGGCCCGGAAGGACACAGCCCGCTGGTGCGGCGGTCACACCGGTCGTGAACACGCCCCGCATCTGATGACACCGGCAGAAACGACTGGGTGGCGGCAGCGCGCATGCGGGTGGGTGACCACCTGGGACCGCAGGGAACGCGACTACAAGATCGCATGGCGTTGCGGGCACTGGGTGCGGTGCGGGCAGTGCGGCCGGACCCTCCGTGACATCGGATCCCTGGAGCTCACCGAGTGCAAGACTTACCCCGGGACCAAGGTGCAGCGCGCCGCAGCCGAGGCAGACCTGGCCGACTACCGGGTGCGCAGGGCGAAATGGGCCAGGCGCAGGCTGGTGATCAACGGGCCACAGGGATACCGCAGATCCCGTTAGCCCGGTTCGACGTAGTAGCCGACACCAGGAAAGCCGCACACAGGGCAGTCGTTCTGCGTGTGATCCGATCCGGGGATGCCGGCGCACGCTGCCACCAGCAGGGCACGGTACGCCGCGGTGTACTTCTCGCCTGTGCGCTCCATGCGCTCCCGGACGAGATCCTTGAGTTCGCCGCTACCTGTCATCGTTCATCCGCTGCCCGGCGGCCGCTGCCCGCGCTCCGGTCGCCGTGATTGCTGGGCGATGACAGTAGGTGGTGAACGCGATCCCGAACTTTGCGGTTCGTGGGGTCCTTGTCCTCGGCGCTGACGTGGACGCGGGCCGCGGCAGCTCGGAGAGTGGCAGGCGCTCTCAGCCAACCGGAAGTGTAACAGCCGATGGGGAATAGGGTAATCAGGCAGCCCGCCAGGTTTTGGCCCTGGGTCTTGTGGAGGTTCGAGTCCTCCTTCCCCAGCTAGCAACGGGGAGGGACCGTCAATGTCGAACCGGTTCGTGACGGCAGACCTGCATCTGATGCACATCGCTCAGTCCGGCCGCCGTGGTTACGCCACTGCCGCCGAGCACGATGAAGCGATCATCACCACATGGAATGAGATCGTGCGACCGCGCGACATGGTGATCGTGCTCGGCGATGTCGGCGTGGCCCCATCCCGGCTGTTCCTGCCGCTGATCGGGCAGCTGCACGGCACCCTGGACTTGATCTCCGGCAACCACGACGAGGTACACCCGATGCACCGTGGCGCGGCGGCGAAGATGGCGGCGTGGATAGGGCCCGGACGGTTCCGGTCGATCGGATCCCAGGGCATGCTGCGGGCTGGCACGCACCGGGTAATGCTGTCCCACTTCCCGTACAAGGGTGATCACACAGCGAAAGACCGGTGCGCGGAGTGGCGTCCCCGGGATGAAGGGTTGCCGTTGTTCCACGGGCACACGCATTTCAAGGATCGCGGCGGCGGCCAGGTGGTCCATGCCGGCTGGGATGCGTGGGGAGCACCTGTCCCAGTCGATACGCTGTGTGCGTTGATTGCCGCGTAAATTTAGGCCGCTGTAGCTCAGCCGGCAGAGCACCTGCATGGTAAGCAGGAGGTCCCGGGTTCGATTCCCGTCAGCGGCTCGGCGGGGGAGAGTTAACCAATCTAGCGCCTGGACGCTCTCCCCCGCGCGTGTGGATGTGGCTCAGCTGGTAGAGCATCACCTTGCCAAGGTGAGGGTCGCGAGTTCGAATCTCGTCATCCACTCCGGTTGCCCAGTTCCCCGTAACTTGGTATAGTTGAGCAAAACTAGGTTACGGGAAGCTGGGATCTTGATATGGCAGAGCTGCAGGCCATCCTCGCCATCCAAATCGCCGGGGACCGTCCCGGCGGCGGGCGCACCTACTCCCACGAAGAAATCCTCGACGGGGCCGACTGGGCAACACGTGCGCAAGTACTGGATCACATGCTCAGCCAGATTGACTTGCGATACCGCACAGCCACAGAGACCTCACGAGCCGATATGACCATCCTCAATTTCACCGTCGAGCCGAACAACCTGTGATGGAACGGCAACTCCGCGGTGGCGAGGTGGGCGGCTAGTTGCTGTACCTCGCAAACCCGTCAACGACGCCTATACGGCAAGCCATGACCAGCTATGAACTCGGCTGCATCATCACCCCCAGGCAAGGCAACCGCCTCCCCAGGGAAGCGCTCTGGGGTGCCGACAACGGGTGCGGCCCTGGAAAAAACGGCATGATCGGCCAAGGGTTCCCCGGCTACGAGCCCTTCCTGGGAATGCTCCAAGACCACGCCGACTACGCCGACGATTGCTTGTTCGCGGTAGCACCCGATGTGGTAGGCGATGCGGACGGGACGCTTAAACGGTCCAAGTGGATGCTCGAATGGATCCGTTACGCCGGCTACCCGGCCGCGCTCGCCGCTCAAGACGGACTGGAGAACCTGACGGTGCCCTGGGATGATTTCGACGCCTTGTTCATCGGCGGCAGCACAGCGTGGAAACTTGGCGCCGCGGCCCGCCGGCTGATCGCCGAAGCGAACCGGCGGAACAAGTGGGTTCACATGGGCAGGGTCAATACACTGAAACGTCTCCGGTACGCGGCCACGGTCGGATGTCACAGCGTAGATGGCACGTTCCTCACATTCGGCCCGGATATCAACCTGCCGCGGCTGCTCCGGTACCTCCGGATCGTCAACACGCAACCAACTTTGTGGGCGTCGAGCTGGCCGCCGCCGCTCCCGTTGACGGTCGCAGCATGACCGGCCAGATCCATGTAGCAGGCGAGGGTCAGCAGCTTGCCTTGCCGGGAACGCTATGGCCAGCAGGCTGCGACCGCGGGCAAGGAGACCCGCTGTTCTTCGGGAAGCTTAAAAAGGACCAGGCGAACGACCTGATCGCAGCGTTCGGTCACCCACTCGGCCCGTTCACCCGCCCGTTCGGGTACCAGGCATGGGGCCTGGCGATCGATGGGCAAGCCGTCGCTGTCGCGATATCCGGATCAACTGTCGGCGCGACCTCTGCCGGATACAAGCGCAGGCAAGTTGTCGACCTCGCCCGGATCGCACGCCACCCAGACCACCCAGGAGTCATGAGGGTCATGCTGCGCTTGTGGCGGGACTACCTCGCGCCGCGGTGGGATTACGGAGACGGGCAGGTGCAAGCCGCTGTCTCCTACGCACTGCCCGGCAAAGCAGGGAACCTGTACCGGTTCGACGGGTGGAAGCTTCACGGGTACTGCAAACCGTGGGCTGGCGGCGGCACCTGGAGCAAACCGTCGAAAGCGAACGGGATGGCTGATGGGGTAAAGAAGCTGTTCTACTACGAGTACCCGCAGCGGGTGGCGTGATGCTCGCCACTGAGGCAGATGTACTGCGGACCCTGAGAACCGGCACTTACACCGTCAGCGAACTGTACGACCTGTGTGAACAGCGAACAGTGGTCGGCCGGGATGGTGGCCAGGACCCCATCCCGGCCCACTCAGGTGATCTCCGGTGGAAGCGCCGCGTTCGCGGCGCTCTGGAGACTCTGCGCCGGGCCGGCCGGGCCGAGCGGATCGACCGGACCTGCTGGGCAATCCAGGGCACACCCCGCCAGCCGGCCCGCCTGCTGCTGATCGTGACCGGCGCAACCCCGCGTGACTTCGAACTGCGATTGCAGGCCGCGGCCGAACTGCTCGCCGAACTGGACGAGCCTGCCGACCTGGTGCTGTGCGACCCGCCGTACGGACTGCGCCGCGGCCGCGGCCACTACACCGACGGCAACGGGTACCGCCGCGACCACACCAGCGTGATCGGCGGCTACGTCGACGTCGACCCGGGCGAGTACTCCGACTTCACCCACGATTGGATCCGGGCCGCAGCCGCTGCGCTCCGGCCGGCCGGGCAGCTCGCCACGATCACCGGACCGCAGCGTGCCGCGATCGTGCAGTGCGCCGCCGAGCAGGCCGGGCTCACCTGGGTCAGTACCATCGCCGCCCGGCGCACTTTCCCGCTGGCCACACTGCGCCGGCCAGCCGCAGCGCATTGGGCCATCACGGTCATGTGCCGCAACGCGCTGAGCAACCCTCGCCGGGTGTTCAACCCGCCACCCGATCTGCCCAGGGCCCGCAGCGGCCACCCTTACCCGCTGGACTGGTGGGCTGACGGCAACGGCCGGGCCGACCGCCCCGGGCTGCTCCGCTACGACAACAGCCTCCCGCTTCCCCTTGTCCTGCGGGCGGTCACCGCGTTCAGTAACCGCGGCGAGCACGTCGTAGACCCGTTCCTCGGCGCGGGCACAACCGCTGTCGCCTGCTGGAAAACCGGCCGGCGCTTCACCGGCAGCGACCTGAATCCAGCCGCCGTCCGCTTCGCAGCCGCACGGCTGCTCGATGAGCACGCCTGGCCGGATGAGCGCGAGCCAGGATTGTTTCCCGCAATGGATGTCGCGCCGTGAGCACCGGCCTGGCCGCGATCAACCTGGACCTGATCGAGGACGCGGCGAACATCCTGGCGTGGCGCGGCTGGTGGGAACCCGGCGATGAGGACAGCTTCGTACCCGACGAGCTCGTCACCGAACTGATCGAGGCTGCCCGGGCTCCTTGCGAGGTCTGCAGCACACCGGAGGGGGTGTGCAGCACACCGGACGAGGTGGCCGATCACTTCCTCGCCCGCAAACAGGAAGAGTGGGAACGGTCCTGGCCGGCGTGGGCATGCAACTGCGGTCACGTTTACAAACTGCTCAATGAAGAGTTCTTCGAGGTCGCAGACAACGGGTTCCACGGCCCGTTCTGCGCCGGCATGGCCGGGGAGCAAGATTGCCCGCACCCATCCTGCGCGAGCATTCTGCTCGGCGGCCACCTGCCGGGGGATCGCGCCGGGTGCATCCGCCGCGGCAGCAAGAACCGGGTCAAGCACAGCGACGCATGCCGGGGATGCGGCTGCAAGTTCGCGGATACGATAGCCGACCAGCTCAACCCGCAGCAGGCCCTGTTCTAGAAGATCCTGGCAGTAAAGTCGTGCACCTGCGCTCAGCGGGTTGCGGCACAATCGTGCGGGCGGTGATCTGAATTAGTCCATCGGGATCACCGCCCGCGCGCCTTGCCCCTCTAGCCCAATCCGGCAGAGGCGCCACGTTCAGGGCGTGGAGGTTCGGGGTTCGACTCCCCGGAGGGGCACTTGGGAGGGGTCGCCTAGTCGGCCTATGGCGCGTCACTGCTAATGACGTTGGGCATTGCGTCCCTCGCGGGTTCGAATCCCGCCCCCTCCGCACGGAGACGTCGCGCAGTGGCCTAGCGCTCTAGTCTTGAAAACTAGCAGAGCACGGGAGTGTCTCTCGTGGGTTCGAATCCCACCGTCTCCTCCAAGGGCATGTAGCTCAGCCGGTTAGAGCACTCCCCTGATAAGGGAGAGGCCGGAGGTTCAACTCCTCCTGTGCCCACTGCCAGCAGGCCACTGCGGCCGGGGTTGTCGCAGCGACAACAGGGCCGGGAAGCCCCCGGGCCGCGGGCCTGCTGGCCACGACGGGAGCGGTGGTGTCAGGGCGGCAGCGGCAGCGGAACCGGCTCGGGCGGCGGCAGGGGTGGATCTGCCCGTGGTGCCGCCTCCCGATCACCCGCGCCCAGTTCGCGGATGCCACCCGCGACCATGTGATCCCGAAGTCCCACGGAGGCACTGCGGTACTGCGGAACCTCCAGTTGCTGCACGGCGAGTGCAACGCGGAGAAAGCGAGCCGGTGCCTGGGTTGCCCCCGGTGCGTCCCTGGCGAGATAGCTCAGCCGGTCAGAGCGTCCCGCTCATAACGGGATGGTCGCAGGTTCAAGTCCTGCTCTCGCTACCAGTACGCCAACATGCAGTCCTAGATAGGGGAGGTGAACGGGTTGAAACCCTGCGGTAAACAGATACGCATCGCAGGCCCTGTTAGCTCAATTGGATAGAGCAGCGGACTTTTAATCCGCGAGTTCTGGGTTCGAGTCCCAGGCGGGGCACAATGCGCTGTTAGCTCAGTGGATAGAGTGACTGCCTTCTAAGCAGGGGAGCGGGGTTCGAATCCCTGACGGCGCGCAAAGCACAAGGCAAGCCCTGGTGGGGTAATTGGCCAGCCCGCCACCCTCTCACGGTGGAGACTGCCGGTTCGAATCCGGTCCGGGGTACGGCGCGGTAGGCAAAATGGAGAAGGCCGCCAGACTTTCAACCTGGTGACTTGCGGGTTCGAGCCCCGTCCGCGCTACTATGGGATCACGACGCGGGGTGGAGCAGCTCGGTAGCTCGGTGGGCTCATAACCCACAGGTCGCAGGTTCAAATCCTGTCCCCGCTACCGCCGTGCCGGGTCGGCTCCGGTCGCGGCTAATTACGGCTGGCAGACGTGCTAGGGCCCGTGGCGGATTGGGGATCTAGCCGACCCCGCGTGAAGCGCGACGGGCACCAACCTTTCCCCCGTAGCTCAATAGGCAGAGCGTCCGGCTGTTAACCGGTTGGTGTTGGTTCAAGTCCAGCCGGGGGAGCGATGGTCCTGTAGAGCAGGTTGGAGTGCTCGCCACCCTGTCAAGGTGGAGGTCGCGGGTTCAAATCCCGTCGGGACCGCTAAACCCGGTTAGCTCAGTGGCAGAGCACCACGATGACAGCGTGGGGGTCGGAGGTTCGGTTCCTCCACCGGGTACAGGCACCTGGGAGCCTGGCTTCAAATGGCAGGAGCAAAGTGATAACGCGCCGAAAGGCTATGCCCACTCCGGTGGGCGGGTAGCGGTCGCCCAGGTGCCGTTGCACACCGAGAGGATCGCCTTGCTGACCGGGTATGTCTTGCTGCCGGGTGATTGTGACAGCCCGGCCGCGGCAGCGTTAGGCTCCCGGCATGCTTCTCTCTGACCGGGACATCGCCGACGCGATCGCGGCCCGCGACCTGGTGGTAGACGGCGAGCTGGCCAGCGACTCATTCCAGCCTGCCAGCCTCGATCTGCACCTTGGCGCCGAGTTCCGGGTGTTCCTCAGTCACCGGGTCGCTTGCATCGACACTGCCGGCGGCCAGGGGGATCTCACTGAACCGGTAGTGATCTCCGACGGTGAGCCGTTTGTCCTGCACCCCGGCGAGTTCGCCCTCGGCTGCACTGTGGAGGCCATCACTCTCTCCGATGATCTGGCCGCCCGGCTCGAAGGCAAATCCAGTCTCGGCCGCCTCGGCCTGCAAGCGCACTCCACCGCCGGGTGGATTGACCCAGGGTTCAGCGGGCAGATCACCCTGGAGTTGTCCAATGTCGCCCCGGTACCGATCAAACTGTGGCCTGGCATGAAAATCGGCCAGCTGTGCTTGTTCCGCCTGGGCGCCCCGGCGTTGCGCCCGTACGGGCACCCGGGCCTCGGCTCCCGTTACCAGGGGCAGCGAGGCCCGGTGCCGTCCCGGGCTGGTTAGTGGCTGGAGTAGGAGCTGGTGGTCCGTCGCCACCGTTCCGTCCACGCCCACTGGTCTAGCACCAGTTGGGTGAACGACTGGTCATCCATCTGCATGGTGTCCGTCACGGACCACCTGAGCATCTCGATCGCCGCGTCGTAGTCGGCGGTGTGGTTCTCCGGCTCGGGCAGGTCGGCGTGCCGGTCCGCCTTCTGGCCGGCCCGCAGTTCGGCGATCCGGTCCTGGTGCCAGCCGATCATCTGCTCCCGGTAGGCGACGATAGCCTCCTGGTAGGTGGCGAGGTGCGCGGCCCGGTTGGCTTCCAGCGCCTCGAGCAGCCTGGCGCGGTCAACGGTTACTGGTCTCATTTCTTGCTCCCATAGCTCAGTGGATTAGAGCGCCGCCCTCCGGAGGCGGGTGCCGCAGGTTCGAGTCCTGCTGGGGGCGCGCTTAACTGCTCAGCGGATCTGTGCGCGGTGCCGGCCACTCGGGGGCCGCTGTGAAATCGGCCGGGTCGACGCTGCCGAGCTCGCAGACGCGGGTGACCAGGTCGATGTACGCGGCGCTGGGATCGTCGCCGCGGCCGATCGGCCACCGTTCCTGGTTGGCCCGGTGCCAGAAATCCTGGCACTCGATGTCCGATGCGGCCCAGTCCGTCCAGGGCGTCTCGGTCAGCATGTGCGGGTCCACGGGGAACGCCAGCCAACTGCGACCCTCGTAGGTGCCGTTGTACCTGGCCTGCACAACAACCGCAGGCTCGGCTTCTGGCCGGTTACCGAAACCACCTGCGGTGATGTAAAGCTTCGCGGTCAGCATTATTTTTCCGCCGGGTGCACCGGGCCACTCAACGAAGATGCTTCGCTCATTCACACCGGGCATTGTTTCACGTATCGTTACCCCCGTGGCCCAACGGATAAGGCGCCAGACTACGGATCTGGAGTGTGCCGGTTCAACTCCGGCCGGGGGTACAAAGGCTTTCCGGTCTGAACGTCCCATTCCGCCGGCTGCACGGCTGGTGCAGATCAGCATGCCTTACGCCACGTTCGCTGTGGCATTCGCCGATGGTGTGATTGTCGCTGCCGCGCCCATCGCCCAGTGGGCAGTAGGTAAAGATGTGAGCACTGTCAAGGACTACTACCAGCGGAAAGGTGCTGTGTTCGCGCACGTCCCAGGCACACCCGGTTAGCTCACCGGCAGAGCGCCTCGTTCACACCGAGGAGGCAGAGGGGTCGGCACCTTCACCGGGTACAGGTCACCGTAAACTAGCCGGGTAACCGGCCTTGGTGGGTGTAGCTCAGTCAGGCCAGAGCGCCCGGTTGTGATCCGGGTACGCATCGGTTCGAATCCGGTCACCCACCCCAAAAGAGCCCTGCTGTGCGGGGCGGAGTGACAATGCGGGAAGGCTGGACCGGGCAAGCATGGGCAAGGGCCAGGGTGCGGGCAACCCAACCGGCAAAGGACGCGCACCTAGGAAGCCCGTAGCGCGCACGGACAGGAAACGCTGGTGCAAAGACCAGCATGGTGTCAAGCATGTCCCCCATCTCGTTTTCAGGCCCCGGGGCGTGGCATACACGGAGTGCCGGCTAGCACGCGATTTTGAGGTATGGTGCCGGGATGGCTGGGTGTGCATGCACAGAGACGAGTGCGCCCGATGCGGCCAGGTGCTCCGGCCCCGGCTCGGCGGCATTCCCCGCGAGGAATGCCCGACCTTTCAGCAAGCGATGAAAGACGAAACCCGTGAGATCCTCGCCGACCCGCTCGTGCTGATCCGCATCCGCCAGGCGCAAGCTGTGGTGGCGGCCGGGAACATTACCCGCAGCGTGCAAGCAGTCCGGTCACTTCTGCGTGTCCCCGGGAACCGCACATGACCACCTGGCAACCCGGTGACATCTACGAGGATTGCGCGTTCCACCCGGTGCTCTGCTACCTGGTTATCCGCCGCCGCCGCGAGGGCAGCCCGTGGTGGCGGCTCCTGCTCGCCGACGACTGGGATCTGTGCGGGATATCGCTGCTCGACGGCTCCCGGCCGCGCACATGCTCAGTGAAACACTGCGCACCGCAGCGGATCACCCTCGACCAGGCGCTGAGCATGCGCGGCACATGGGAGCAAGGCCACCGGCGCCCAGAAGATCACGCGTCAGCGGAGGCTGAGCTGGATGCGATGCTCACCAGCATGCGCACAATCGATGCGCTGCCGGATGCCACCGGTAAACGGGTCGTGGCGTGGCTCATGTCCCGGTTCAGGGTCAGCTGCGGCTGTGATTGATTTGAGCTTGGCAGGTTGCCCGAGCGGCCAAAGGGAACGGTCTGTAAAACCGTCGTGTAATGCTGCGCTGGTTCGAATCCAGCACCTGCCACGATGAAACCCACCCGCATCCCCTCCGGGCATGTCCCTCAGGTGTGCTGGCGCCTGCGAGGCCGCTGGCTCGTGGCCTACCTCGACATCAACACCCGGGCCCGGTGGAAAGTGCTCCGCGGGTTCAGCGCGTGCCTCCGGTTTGGCCCGCTTGACCCGCCAGACCCTGATGACCCGTACTGCTACCGGTCACCGTGCTGGGGGTTCACCCTCGATGTCCAGTCAGCCGATGACGCACCGAACAGGCTGCACCTGATGGGCCGCCGGTACATGGCCATCATCGGCCTGCCGGGCCGGGAGCGGGTGTTCACGGAGACCGGCCGGCTGGGCCTGGCGGTCATCGGCGAGTGGAAGCGCGGCCGGCTGCGGATCATGCGGTCACAGGCGTGGGACTGGCGGGCCGATGAGTGGGCGGGCCGGTGGAAGGTGCTCGCCGTCCACCCGGCCGACCACCGGGAACGGTGGGAGCGCGCCCACCCAGCGCAGGCGGCGCAGAATGCGGCCCGGCTCCGCCGCAGGCACATGTGGGCGGTCTTCAGCGCGGACGCCCTCCCGGACCGCTGGTACGTGTGCCCGGGGCACATAGACCACGCGCGGGCCCGGCGGGTCACATGCACGGCCTGCGGCCCGCTGAAGGCAGCGGAGGTGTTCGATCCGGGCCGGTGGTGGCTCACCCCCTGGACTCACGCGCAGATCGCAGTACTTGGCGCCGGGCAGAACAACCCAGCCGGCCGGCCGTACTTCCCGTACTTGTGCCGCGGCGGACTGCACGACGAGCGGGAGGAACCTGGCCCCCTGCTGATCCCGCACCTGAGCGGCTGGCGATGCCCGGACAGTGCGTGCCCGTACACGCAAAACTGGGCGCACGCTACCGCAGTCCCGGGCTAGTAGCTCAGCGGATAGAGCGCCTGCCTCCTAAGCAGGATGCCGCCAGTTCGATTCTGGCCTAGCCCACGATGGCCGTGTGACCGAGTGGCACAGGTAGCAGCCTGCAAAGCTGCGCACCCCGGTTCGAATCCGGGCACGGCTTCCACGTTTCCGCTGTGCTGAGTTCCCTACCCGGCGATGGGGGCGGGCTGCCGCCGCGGCGGCCGCGGCCGCCCGGGAGCGCCGCGGCCAGGCGCTGCAGCTCTGTGCACGACGATCGTCCGGTACCGCCACACCTTAGAGTTGCCAAACCTGTCGTCCTGCTCTGGCCACTCCGGGCTGCCGTCGCTGAGTGTCCGCTGGGACATCCGGTAGATCGACCCCGGCTTGAGACCGGTCCACTCGGCGAGCCTGGTGGCATCGGCCAGCTCGTCAATGATCGGCTCACACTGATCGAGCACCCCCGGCCCGTGTTCCCGGACCAGGGACACAAGGGTGTGGAAATCCGGCAGTCCGGTTACTGTCACTGGGTTACCTCCTGCCGTCGTCCACGTTTCGGTTTCGGGCCGCCGCCAGCACCCGGGCCGGGCCGCACGTACCGGTGCCAGTACAGGACGCGGGCCCGCGCCCACCGGGGGACAGTCCCGACCCGCTGCTCTGGATCATCCGGCGGGAAGGCCAGCGGGGTGCCGTGAGTGCTCCGGTACCGGTAGACGTTGATCGTGTTCCTCGACAAACCGAGAAACACGGCGATGTCTATCAGTTGCATCCATTGTGGCAGGCCGAGCTCAGCGGCCTCGTCGTCCAGCTGTGCGGCGATATCCTCCCATGCGGGGATCACGCCGTTTGCTGTGTGACCGGCCAACCCGGTGACCTCCTGTTGCTGCCGCCGATTTGATCGCACACCCCAACAGTACCACAACCATGTATGGTTGCATGATACAAGGTTGCGCGGTATCTTCGTATTACCAAACGTAACAGGGGTACAAGGGCAGGTGGAAGGGTATTGATGGCAGTGAGAATGTCAGGGCTGCGCGTTACCATCAGCGGAAGGTCAGCATGGTGGAGCATCCCTGTGGTCGGCCGGGGCATGATCGGCTGCCGGTTTGGCTGGCTGCGCATCGGCGCGTTGACCGGCCAGAACCGGGGGAGACGTGCCGGAGCTAAGCGGTCAACTGCAGGTCGCGGTCGCGCTGCATCTCGCGCTGGCACTCGGCGGCGGTGAGCAACCGGTCAACGTACACGTACCAGGCGAACCCGCCGCCGGCGATCTTGCGGTTCTCCATCCGTACCCTGTGGGTGCGCTTGTACCCTTTGGCGTTGATGGCCGCCTGCGCCCCGTCATACAAGTCGAGCGCTTTTGCGTGCTCGACCTCACTGCCAACGAACCTGACACGAGGCCCGTTCAGGGCCTTTTCTGACTTACCGCCGAGAGCGACAACGGCCTGCTCACGGCTGATAGCGGCATGATCTTGGCTCATGATCATAGAGTGCCACGAACTGCGCTTATCACCTAACGGAACTGCGTGATTGCAAGATCCCGCAGCCGTATCACTCGCTGGCACCAGGGCCGCACCACGGCCGGTGAGCAGCAGAGATTTCCCCGCGAACTTTCACCAGGACACGTGCGAACCGCGCACCAGGCATGCCATGATTGCGTCCGGGCCGGCCGGGAGAACGATCAAACCGGCCCTGTCACACACCGCCGGGGGGAACCCTCGGGCCTCCGCGCCCAAGGGCAGATGAGGCGGAAGGACACCAGGCCCAATGACCATCATGCTCGACCGGCCAGCCGGCACCACACCAGCGGCAACCATCACCGGCACGATCACCGTCCTGCACCAGGCCGGCATCGCACCATTCACATGGGACAAGAGCGACCCGACATCTGTCGCCGCGGCCGCCGCGCGGGTGAAAGAACTGATCCACAGCGGCCACCTTGTGTACCAGGCTGACGGCGCGGCCGCCGATAGCGGCGGCACCCAAATCCGGGACCTCGCCGAGTGCCCGGACGCGGAGAACCTCATCGCAGTCAGGGCGAACGTGGCCGGCTGATCATGCCGACTGCTGAAGACCCAGGTGCGCCCGCTGACCAGCACACAGCGGGCGCACCTGGTCCACTGCCGCCCTTGCGCCTCACCCTGTTCACCAACGCTGTCCGTCACAGCACATGGCCGGCGCGCACGATGCCGAACCTCGATCTCATCACCCGCACCCTGCTCGAAGGCCGCGACCCTCGCACCGGCCACCCGATCGCCGCCGAAACTGTCCAAGCCGAACTGGACCAGCGCATCCGTGCCCGCGAAGAGATCGCCGTGGCCCGGGCGCGAGCTGCCCGGACCCGCGAGCAGTCGCTGCGCATCTCACTCACGGACGCATGGGATGCGCAAGAGAAGGTCTTCCTGAGCATCCTCACCCCAGAGCAGACCGCAACGTACCGCGAGCACCACTACGTTGATGTGATCAGCAACCGCAGCAACCGGTGGCGGATCTTCACCCGCGGCCAAACCGGCAACGTGGCCATGCTCGATCCGGACGGCCGCCACCTGCTGGCCAGCGCCTGCGCGCACCCACCAGGCGGCCACCCGGATCCGGCCGCCTGGGTGGCACAGGCACTGATGCTCAAAACGGACGAGGAACTGTTCGTTGACTCAGCGAATGTCAGCTGGTGGCAACCAGGCACAGGCCCGCGAATAGCACCAGACGGTCACCACGGCTGGTGACCGCCCGAGAAGTACTTGTGCTGGTGATCTACCGTGTACCCGACCGGTTGATTTCCTCCATCGCAGCGATGGACAGCCCTGTATGCACCAGCATCGGAGTGACCTCCACCAACTCGACTTTCGAATCAGTCATTCAGAGCCACTCTCACACGCGACCACGTTGTGATCACGGTACGCCTGCGCGTCAACTTCCCAGCCCTCATACGGTTCCCCGAACCTGGCAGCCGATGCGCAGATCCAGATGTCCTGCAACGAACGCAGCACATCACTGGGCAGAGTGTGCCGGGCGGCGAAAAGCACGGCGACCGCCTCGTATACGGTTGGTCTAGCCTGCCCAGACACCTGCTTACTGCCAGGCGGCACGACCTGAGTTCCATCGGTACGGCTCTCAGTCCCTAGCAGACGGTAGAACGGGACAGTCATGTACTCGTCGTGCACAGAGCAGTAAGGTGGCGCCGCCTCATCCCACTCCCCGGCAGGCATCGGATCGCGAGAACACTCAGGCAGGCAACTCTCATATCGCGGGCAGACAAAGGAAACCAGATAACCGGGAGGGGGAGTAACCTCGGGCCGCGGTATCAACTGTCCTCACTGTCAGCGATCACGTCGAGCAGGTGGGCGACCCGGCTGACCATATCCCGGTCGGCCCCATCAAAACGTTCAGGCCAGCGGGTCAGCGCGTCACGCAACTGGTCGGCGAGCTCGCCGGGGTCGAGTGCCGGGTAGTTGCCGCCGCCGATGCCTGCCGCGGCGAACACGGCAGCGACTGCATCTCTCGGATATGGGCCTTTTCTCCGTGGGGTGCCTGCCATGAGGATTCCTTCCTGGGGGAGCGGCTCACCTGCGTACCGGCCGGTGGCCCGGGGCATGCTCGCGTGGCCGGTGCGGGTGCCGCCCATGACCGCACGACGCGGAGTGGTCACCCGGTTCGGCTTACGCATCACCATGAAACCCAGTATAGCCCAACTGTACGAAGAAACACCCGTGCAGTTCGCAGATCATGGCCACATTTTTCGGCACCCGTTCCGGTGGCACCGCAGCACCACATCCACCCGGTCGGCCGGGCGGGCCAGCTCCAGGATCAGCATTGGAACACCGCACTGGCCGCCACCATCATCATGGATGATGTGGTACCGGCCGCCCCGGCCCGGATGATCGAACCAAGATGCGTCCCGCGGTGCCGCCTGCCCGGCGCGAGGCTCCGTGCCGGACCCGAGATCCCAGCCGCGTATCCGGCGCCCAGCAGCGGTCATTCCGCACGCCGGCCCGCTGATCCATGCCACACAGAAAGAAAGGCTTCAACAAGTCCTGACGCCCGCGCGCACGCTTCACCAGCGGGGACTCTGCGTCTGGCGATCGACGCTAGAGAATCAGCTGCCTCGTTCAACGGGTGACCGGCATGCCCGGGAACATGCTCTACCGCGAGAATGCGATGCCATCCATTCATTAGCAAGGCCAGCCGGACCAGCGTTGGCGCCTGGCCACCGCTACGCTGCCGCAGGCTGTATCCCTCAGGCATCCTGTCGGTATCTCCCCGCTGCCAGGACCGCAGGTACTCAACCGCAGCTTTGCTGTCCACCAGCAGGATCGCCGGGTCTGGCCCGCTGGAATCCTCGAACAGGAGCGCGACCGCGCGGAGTTCCGCGACTAGTACAACAGACGAGCCGGTCGGGTCGATGTACCCGCCAGGGCTGACCCAGCTGCGGAGCCCCCACCGGCCATCGGATACGACATAGGCGATCCCAGCGGTTCCACGCTTGAACGATGCATCGGTGGCTGCCGCTACCGGATCTTTGCCGATGAAGCCGGGAACTGCGCCACGTCTCGCTGAGGCAGTCATAGTCCACTGCCATGCGGAGCGCACCACCGGCCGGTGTCACGGAAACCACGGAGCCACGCCTGGGCGGTGCGCACGTCGAGCACAGCCGGTTCTTCTCCGCTGCCCAGGACTGTGGTCATGTCCGTGATCAGGTCGTCGATCTCGACGAGCAGCTTCTCTATGACCGTCCGCTCCTGATCACTGAAGGGAGTCACCGGCCCGCCTTGTCGGCCGCGAGCTGCTCGGTGACCCATTTGACTGCCGCACGCCGTGATGGCCAGTCCTGGTCGGCGTGGACACGGACGATGCCGTGCTCGGTAAGCCAAAGCCCCGCGAACCATTTGATCCCACCGCGCGGGCCAAGATTCCACCCGATCACACCGGCAACCGCATCGTACGATTGGGGGCGCTCCTTCGTTTCGGTCACGTAGAAGGTGGTCGGGCCGCGGGTGTCGTTGTGCCAGATTCGCGGGCCGGGATGCAACCACAAGCTGCCTACGCGCTCCGGTTTGGCCCCGTAGCCGACCTGATCGGCGTGAGTGCGCTCCACGCTGGCAGGCTCGCGATCGAAGGTTTCGAACGAAACGGCACCGCAGTCATGGCACGCGAACCGGAAGACGATCTCGCGGATGTCCGCCCCGGAGAAATCGGTCCGGGTGTACCTGGTGACCTCCCACGAGTTCGCTTGGCGTCGCGGGCACACCGGCTCGTGCGCGGCCGCGGGCACGAACTCGAAGTACAAACGCTTGATGTCGAGGGTGATCATGGTGACTGGGTGCCTCCGATCTCAGCGGGGGAGGGGAGATGCAGCGTGTCCACGACATCGCGGATCGCCCGGCCCCCACGGTGGTCGTACAGCGCTGTCGTGGCCGGTGAATCATGGCCGACAGCGCGCTGCGCGTGGACAAGATCAAGGCCGGCATCGAGGACATCACCGACGAACGTCCGCCGGAAGTCGTGTGTCGACAAGGGCGGCAGCCCGGCCTGCTGCCGGCGCTCATTAACAATCCGGCCGATAGACCGCGCGTTCAGCCGGTCAGTGCCAATGTGACCCCACCGGTCGATCGGCCGGAAGATAGCGCCGCGGCGATCGCCAAGCACAACCAGCCACCGGTCAAAGTGGGGGGCGGCGGCGGTGCTGATGTACACCGTCCGCTGCTTGTTACCTTTGCCGATCACCTGCAGAGCGCGCTCACCCGGGTTGTAGCACTCAATCACCGCGCTGGCCGTTTCCTCCCGCCGGCATCCGGTGGAGTAGAGGAACGCCAGCACGGCCGCATCCCGGATCCCGATCAGAGTCGGCCCGCCGGTCTGGTCATCGGGTTTCAGGCAGATCCGCAGGAGGGCTTCCCGCTCGTCTGCGTGGATGGTGCGGCCGGCCGGCTCCCGGTGGCCTTTCAGCCCGTCGATGTCGATGGCACGCTGGTAGTCGTCGGCGGTCATGAGCTGCAGCCGCCAGCACTCTTTCAGGATCTGCCGGAGAGCGGACAGGTGCTGGTTGAAGCTGCTGGGGGACCAGTGCAGATCCAGCATGGCGGCCCGTACAGCGGCGGTGTGCTCGTACCTCAGGTCCCACCAGGCCCGGCTCGCGCCGGTAATGTGGTCTCCGTGGATCGGCTCGCTGGCTTCCTGGCCGAGGACAATCATGGTGATGCTGTCTAGGCAGCGGCGCATCGCCCGCCGGGACTCGTCGCTTTGAAGGTTGTCCAGGTACACCCAGTACGGATCCCGGGACCGGGTGGGTGGCGGATCGACCAGCGTAAGAGGCATTCAGTGGTTCCCCTCTTTCTCCGTGGGGACAGGGATCATTCTCCCCGATGCGGTCAAGCTCAGCGTTCACCCGGGCCAGGTCATCTGGGGTGTAGACGTCTTCCCAGGATCCCGGGCCGGTCTCAGTCCGGCGGAAAATGTCAATCCACTCGGCGGCGAGGGACCGGGCCTCACGGGCGGCTTGCCTCCTGTCCACGATCAGGCCTTCATCTCATTCGGGGGTTGGAGCATCATCAGCATCCTGTCTGTGGCAGTAGCCGTAGTCGCCCGTGATCGGGCCCGCCAGGACCCATCCCTCGTTGTGCAGGGTCTGGAGGTAGTCGGCGAAGGTGCGCACCTTCTGCGCGGCTTCATTGAGCGTCCGGGCGCCGTCCAGAGCCCACTTGGCTCGCACGATCTTCATTTCGTCACCGAAACCAGCAAGCGCCGAGGCGGTATCGGGGGTGAGCGCCGGGTCCGCGAGCACGGTGCGGGCCTCCCTCGGCAAGGTTGTGCCAGCGAGCATCTCATCGACCCTGAGACCGAGGGCGCGAGCTTCGTACTCTGGCATGCCAGAGTGGATCCAGCGGGCGAGCCGTTCAGCGCGCTGACGTGAGACCCGCGGATCGTTGACGGAATCAGGCATTGGTCGTTCTCCTTACCTAGTTAGGCGGTTTGTCTTCCTCGCCGCCAAGGATCCGTTCCGGCGTGCCGAACGTCTCGGCGAGGTCAGCCCACGTGGGGTCATCGCTGCAGGCGGCCAGCTCGTTGACGCGACGGTAAATGCGCTGCCGTTCAGCAGTCATCACGGCCTTGCACTCATCGGGGCTGCCGCATACGCGTTGGCCGAGTTCACGGGCCAGGAAGCACAGCGCGCCGATCTTGGCGGGCTCGGGGCCGTATGCCTGGCAGTACCACTCGGCGTCCTGCGCCTCACGCGCGCCCGCGGTGCTGTTCATAGGGCATCGGCCTGGTCGCGCGTGTACTTGCCGTCTACGACTCCCCAGAACACTTTCTGAATGTCAGGATCACCCGTGTGGCGCGAGTTGAGCAGCCAGTCGATCGCTTGATTCCAGCGATCCTCGGCGTTCCTTCTGGCGAAGGTCACGGGCCCGAGTTTCTGGAGGATGAGATCCGCGACCTTCTCGCCGGTCAGGTCACCGGGCAGGCTGTGGCGGTGGTTCATCATGCGGGTAACCGCCAAGACAAGGTTCGCCCGGGTGATTTCAAAACCGTTGAGAAGGTCAGCCTCGGTGAGTTGCCGGCTCATCTAGTTACGACTTCCTCTCCCTCTTGTGGGAGCACGGGGAGCCGCACTTATCGTCGTCGCAGTGGGGGGCACCCCAGTGGATGACAGACGGATCCGCGTCTGGGCCGCGATCCCAGCGGAGTACCGTGCCTTTGGTTTCGATCGGATAGACGCCGACGCCGATGCGGCCGTCGGCTAGCTGGAACAGCGTGATCTGTGCGGGCAGTGGGGCGCCGTCCGCTGCGGTGAACATCGCATAGATGTCCCGTTGGGCGCCAAACGGGACGGGAATCTCAGTGTGTGGGGGCCGTATGGGGGGCATCGATCATCTTCCTTGCTTACGTAGCGTGACTTTGACGGCGCAACCGTAACCGTCTGTATTGGGTCCGGCTTGCTTGGCGGTGTAGCCGCGGCCGTGAAGGTACAACTCGACGGCCAGGGCGTTGCCGCCGGAGTTCACCCGGATGATGACAGCGCCTGGTGCGCGCTCGACTGCGCGCAGGGCTTCGGGTGCGGGGTATCTGAGGCGCTCGCTGATCGCGCGGCGCGCGTGGTTCGTGAGATGACGCATGTCAAGCCGGGCGGGGGATGGTTTGAGTGCCACGTGAGCCTCCTGTCAACGTCCGGTAATTACCATTACCGGACGCCAGGATAACCCAGACCCAGAAGGGGATGCGGGACCAAAACGCCGGCGCGCCGGCCTACCATCAACCCCATGGAATGCCGGATAGACGACGACGGTGGTGCGGTTGTCCTGGCCATCGAGGCGGGCGATCGCCCGCAGTCGCTGTGGGCGCGCGTCGGGCCCGTGTACGACGGTGACACCGTCCGCAGTGAGCCCGGAGTTTGGATCAACTACCAGCGACATCACCTGAACGGCCGCTTGTCCGGGCCGGTTCTGCTGACCCCTGCAGTGTGGCAGCAGCTCGTCCAGAGTGTCGAGGATAGACTGACCGGCCTGGCTGCACCGCGCCCAAAGGGCTGGTTGAGGAAGCTAGTCGACAGGCGGACTACGCAGCAGAAATAGCGGCATCTTGACATCGCGCCGGGAGTCAGGTCACTTTCCGGGACGCCACGCCGGACATTTCATGACCGTCACGGGCGGATGGCGCCCAGTGACAGAATGGCGCGCATGCCAAGCAAAGCGCCCGGAGTAATCATCGCGCTCGCGCTCGCGCTCGCTGTAAGCGCGTGCGGGACCTCGTCGGGACCAGCGGCGGCGCCGTTCTCTGCCAGGCCGCACGCGACGCCCACTTTCGTGTATCCCGGGGATCCGCAGTGTGCCATCACCTACCGCGACGATGGTGACGGCACGATGAGCTGGACCGCTACCGTCACTGTCGCCGGGGAGCTCATCACGCACGCCGCCGACATCGAAGGCAACATTTACCGCCATGTCGTGCAGGTTAGCCCCGGCCCGAACCGGTTCATGGCCCCGGTGCCGCTCTCACAGGTTGACGATATGGGCGGCAACCTGGACGGCGCGGGCGCTTCGTACGGCTGCTCGGTCGCACCACAGTTATCGTCGGGGCCCCCCGGAAGGGGTTCTGGAAGCAACACGCCGGGTATGCCAGCTACTTTCCGTGTCGCGCCGCTCACCGGGACACGGCATGATGATCTGCGTGAATCACCGGAATCCCGCACCACCCGACGGGCCAGGTTCCGCCTCTGACCTGATTGCCGCGCTGCGGGAGCGGGCGCCCCGCCTGGCGGTCGCGGTCGCTGCCGGGCAGGCGGCGTGGCCGGCGGTGGCCCAGCTGAGGGTGAAGGCGCGCGAGCGCTCCACTTACACCGTCAAGATCCCCGGCACCGACGACATTTACGACGAACTGCACGAGTGGGTCCTGGGCCTGCTGCCATCCCGGGAGCAGCGTGCCCTCGTCGCCTGGTCCTCGAAGCGCTCCGCCGTGGACATGGACGACCTGGGGCAGCGGCGGGCCGCGCCGGCGCTGCGGCTGCGGTACGACGGGACCCGGGAGCAGTCGATCACCATCGGCGGGCACAAGGTCAAGGTGATCGTGTCGGACGGCGGCCCGGTCGCGTCCGCCGGGGACCGGTGGCGGCCACCGGAGATCATATTCACCGCCGGCTCGCTGCAGGCGCGGGAGGCGCTCCTGGGGGAGATTGACGGGGTGCTGAGGCGCACCCACCAGGCGAGGCGGCAGCCGTCGTTCCGGATGCTTGACAAGTGGGGCGACTGGGAGCGGCTGGACGACCTGCCGCGCCGCGGCCTGGACAGCGTGATCCTCCCGCCGGGGCAGCTGGAGCGGCTCACCGCCGACGTGGGCCGGTTCCTGGCCGCCGAGCAGGACTACGTGCGCAGGTGCATCCCCTGGCACCGGGGCCACCTGTACGAGGGCCCGCCGGGGACCGGGAAAACGTCGGTGGCCAGGGCGCTGGCCAGCCACTACGGCATGGACGTGTGGTACCTGCCGCTCGCGGACGTGGCGAAGGACGGCGAGCTGCTGCGGATGGTGACCCGGGTCACGCCCCGGTCGATGCTGCTACTGGAGGACATTGACGTGTTCAGCGCCGCCGCGCAGCGCGACGACAGCACCGCCGCACAGGACGACGGGGGGAACGTGACCTTGTCCGGGCTGCTCAACACCCTGGACGGGATCGCCACCCCGCACGGCCTGCTGACCGTGCTGACCACCAACAGGCCTGAGGTGCTCGATGACGCGGTGATCCGGCCGGGCCGCATTGACCTGACCGAGCATTTCTCCGTCGCCGACGACGACCAGGTGGCCCGGCTGGTGGGCCGCTACTACGACCAGCCCGCACCGGACGCGGCGGGACTCGGCGGGGTCGCACCAGCGGACGTCGTTGAGGTGTGCAAACGGCATGACGACCTGGTGGCAGTGCTCACCGAGCTCGCCGGTGGGGCCGAAATGGTCCGGGTTCCGTGACGGCAGCTTAGGCGCGGGTGAACCAGTGTCCCTGGTAGATTTTCTGGTCATGAGGCACTTGTCGGTTAACGGTGAAGACGGCCACTATTCTGCAGATCTCGAAGGCCTGCCCCCTTTCAGGTTTGCTGACCCCGAGCAAGCCAACCAGTGGCTCCGTAACCTGGTGAATGCAGGTGACCTAGATCTGGTGAACGTAGTACTTGCTGGTCATCAGCCTTGCGCTGCCCTGGGGTGCAGGTACCTTGCGTCGCGCCTAGTCATTTGCAATGAGGCAGAGAGGTGGATGCCGAATCTATCCTGCGGAGGTCACGAATTGGGTTTCGTGGATCACGCGAAGGCGTGGGGATACAAGAGCCAAGTGGTCACTCCGTACACGTCCGAGATGGGCGACAGGGTCGCGCAGTACGGGTTTCAGCTCTACAAGGCCGACCCAACCTCACGGAAACGACTGCAAGAGATCGCTGGAACTCACATCATCCGACGAGAGGTTTGCGAGCCATGAGAATGCCCATGTGTGCCAGCTTGGCTGTGGCCGCCCTAGCGACCGCAGGCGCCACCGTCCCCCTGGTGTCCGCCTCGGCCGCGGCTAAGCTGCCATGCCACGCTTCGATGTCCGTCACCCACCCGTCGCACAACACCACCACGGATGCCAAGGTCACGACCGCGGGCGGGGCCTGGGTGGCGACGTTCGCCCACTACAAGACGGTCCGGCGGGAGAAGACCACCCACGCGAACGCGGCCGGGCACGCCACCCTCGCCTACGACATCAGCAGGGCGACATACGGGTACAAGGTGGTGGTCACCGTCTACGTGGACAAGGGCACGCGGAAGGGCAGCTGCAAGACGTCGTTCACGCCCATGGCGGCGTCGGCTTCCACTCCGGCCCCGAATCCCACACCGTCCGGACCGGCTCCCACACCCACCAGCACCCCCGGCTGAACCCCTGCGCCGTGCCCCAGCCATCCAATGTCCGGCGGGCTATGTAGACTCCGGAGCATGGCAGCACGAAGTGTTCAGGTCACCCTGCATGTGGCGCTTGTCCTGCGGGAGTTCCTCGCGGACCCGGAGCGGCCCCGGTACGGCCTTGACCTGATGGGGGTCACCGGGATGCAGGCCGGGACCATGTACGTCATCCTCGCCCGGCTCACAGCCGCCGGGTGGCTGGACCGCGCCTGGGAAGACGTTGACCAGTCCGCAGCCGGGCGGCCCCGCCGCCGCTTCTACCGGCTCACCGGGGACGGCGAGCAGCTGGCCGCCGCCGCGCTGGCCGCGCTCAACGCACGGCTGCAGCCGCCAGCACCCTAGCCGCGGCGGGTGAGCACGGCCCAGATGTCGCGGCACCCAACATCCGGGTCGGCCCGCACCTCGCGGGCGAACGAGCGCGCGAAACTGGCGGCGAAGACGGCGGCCAGGGCCCCGCACAGCGCGAGCGCGGCGGCAGCCCAGCCCTCGGTGCGGGCCAGCTCGCCGACGAGCAGGCCCCCGGTGAGCGGCCAGGCCGCACCGGGAACTGAGCGCAGGAGCCTGCGGGCACGTCTCATCCCGGGCATAGCATCCCACTGGGGATGACGTCGCACCATGCCCGTTTGTCCGGCCGGTGGCAGAATGCCCCGCATGGCACACCGGGGGGCGCCAGCAGGCAGGTCGCGGGCACGCAGGGCGGACATTGTGGTCGGCGCCGTCGCCGCGGTCACCGTCATCGTGGTCGCCGCGGCGGGCGGCGGGGTCAGGGACGCTGCCGTGAGCGCCAGGTCCGGGCCCCGGACCGTCACCTATTTAGTGACCGGCTCCCCCGCTGCCGTGACGTACGGTCCCACGGGGATGGTGTTCATGTCGGGGGTGCCGCTGGACCGGACGGAACGGCTGCGGGCACCCCTGTACTACGACATCCGGGCCCGGCTCCGCGGCGGCGGCCTGGTGCGGTGCGCCATCAAGGTTGGGCGGCGGGTGGTGGTGCGGGCCACGGCGGAGGGCAGGCACGGCGTGGCCGTGTGCGAGGTGTCGCAGGACCCGGCCGGGCGGTGGCACGGTGACTGACGGGGCGGCACCCGGCTCTCCCCGGCCATCGCTGGAGCGCGCCATGCCAGCTGACGCGGTGCCCGGCTCCACCGTCCCGGAAGACACCGAGGCCGAGGTCCTGATGAGTGATGGAACGTGGGATGTCGTGCGGGTGATGGGCCAGCGGCGCGACCGGCACGGCCGGTGGTGCATCGGGCTCCGGTGGTTCGCCGGCCCGGCGGCAGGCGGCAGGGAGGGATGGTTCCTGCTCGACCGGGGGCGCATCAGGCGCCCCCGGTCGAGCAGGCTAAGCGGCCCGGCCCGGGAAGCCCCTTTGCGCCATGGCAGGGCGGGTTCGCCGTTCACGTGGTAGGCCCGTAGCGCGCTTGCACGGGACAACTCCGGGACTGACGCCTCCCGGGCCGGACGTTCAGTACCTGTGCCAGTTCTCCGGGTCGTCAGGGTCGTAGGTGAAAACGAGCACGGCGGTGCCCGGGTCGCCTTGCTGCTCGCCGAGCCAGACCGAGATCCGCAGGGGCAATGAGAGCCACTGGTTCGCGGCGGCCTCGTCAAGCCGGCTGCTCAGGACGTCCTCAACATAGGCGCGAGGTTCGTCGCTGGTGGTTTCGGTGCCGGCCTGGCCAGGTTCAGCCATCCAGATCTTCGACGGCTCAGCGATCGGCAGGCCGTCATCGCTGGCCTCAATGAGGTAGGTGTAGGTAGGCATCAGGCACTCTCTCTGTGCGGGCCCGCCTCGGCGCGTTTGTGCGCTTCCGCGGCCCTGTCCGCGCGGGCATCGTAGCCAGTGTCGCGTTCCATGTCCCCTGCGTACTGGTGACGCGGCGAGCCGTCCGGCCAGTAGTCGACGAGCAGCTCGGCGTCGTGCTCGTCGCAGTTCCCGAACGATGCGCCAGGCTTCGATAGGGTGCCGCAGATTTTCGGCGCACCCCAGTTGCCGTACTCGACCAGCCACCCGCAGATCCCAGCCCGGAACGCGGCGGTCTCCTCTTCGGTGAACCGGTCGGGGTCGGTGTCCGGTGTGATGATCCGGTTGCGGTCCATGCTGATTTCCCCTATCAAGTTGCGTCGATCACACCTACGGTCGGCTGCCGTTTCTGGCGTCGCTGCTCGACCAGTGCGGGATCTGGCCGGGGTCTTTCGAGTAGCCAGGCGTCGGTGCATTTGGCGTGCACCCACGCACCTCGAGGCGGGTTGAACTCCGGGTGCCGCACGGGGACCTCGTAGGTGTAGTAGCCGGTCTCGGGCAGCTCGTCCGGGTCGTTGACCGCGCACAGGTCGGTGCCGCAGTACCGGCACCCGCCCGGCACCCGCACCGGCGGTGTGTTCACGCAGCACGGCCCGAACGTCTGCGGGATGGTCACCAGGATCGTCCCGCAGTAGCACGGGCGCAACGGCATCCCCATGTACCCGAGATCCTGCGGGGTGCGCGGGCAACCGTACGGGTGGCCATCCAGTGAGCAATCGACGATGCAGCGGCGGCATTGCGGGCCGTGGCCGGCTGGCCACTCCCCCGCGCGCTGCGCGCCGCACAACTGCCCTGGCACGGCGGCCCGGCCGACCGGCCGGTTGTGCCACGCTTCCCACTCCGACCAGTCGTGGCCTGCGGTCACTGGCTCGCCCTGTCCGCAGGTAGAAGGTCACCTGATCGCCACGGCTCGTCTTCGTAACGCCAGGACCAGCGCAGTTGGCACCCGGTCAGTTGTGCACCGAGAGCGCGCATCAGCTGCAGGTGGCGGCGCCGGTCAGCATCGGGCTCCCCCGAGCCTGTGGTGAATGAAACCAGGACGTAACCTGCTGGCCAGGTTTCGTCTTCCTTGTTGTTTTCCTTGTAGAGTCCGCCAGCGGCCGGGAAATGCACGCTTACCCGGGCAGGCCCCGGTCTTTGGAGCATGTGGTGAATGCCATCGAGATTGGTCAGGTGCCAGGCCCGGTCTGATGCTGGCAGGCCCGGGCCGAGACACACCGCGTGAGGATCAACTGGGTCTTGGATGATAACGGCTGAGTCGGCGCTCATCGCTTGTCCTGCCGTATCGTCATGCGCTCAGCCATCTCCCGGGGCGTGATGAGCGCCGCGGCGACCTCGGCCTCATCCAGCCAGTACAGGGCATCACCATGGTCCTGAAAACCGAACTGGCGGCGGGCCTCAGCGACCGCCTCAGTGGCACCCCGCCGCCCGCCAGCGTGCGCCAGGACGTTCGCCGCCCGGCGTTCCAGTTCTCCCGCTGTCAGATCGGCGTTCCTGGTGATCAGCTTCATGGCCGTTCCTTTCCGGGGGTCAGAGCTGGTCCGGGTGCACTTCAAGCAGCAAGATCCGTGCAGGTATGCCGCTTGCCATCAGGGACAAGGACGCTGCACTTGCGGCACTGGCGGAACACTTTCGCATCAGCCGGGAATCCTCGCTCGGTGCCATCCCAGTCCGATGGGGATCGGGTGCCGCAGTGGAGGTCGATGGCATGTCTCCACGCTTCCTCGGCGCCGCCAGCGGCGGTGAGCGCGTGCCTCTCAGGCCGCACAATGCTGTAGGTGCATCCCCGGACTATCTCGTTCTCCTGCGCGGAGTCCGCAAAGATGATGTGGTCCACAGCGGCCCGCGTCTGGAACTTGCGCCATCCGCTCCGAGCGCCGAACACCTCCACAAGGAGCAGTACGTTTGGGTTCCCCTCGTGGAGGAACCTCAGCCCGTACTCTTTCCCGACTACGTGGTTTGGCACGGAAGGCTCATTGACGATCATTTTCCCGTCCGCACGCCATTGCTGCTTCATCCCGTCACTCCTTTCGCGATCGGCCCTTGGGGGTGATGTAGTAGATGGGCTCCCAGCTCCACCGCGGTAGCCGGCCGGGCCGCCTGATCTGCCGCTCCCACGGTGTGAGTGTCACCGGGTAGCCGAGTTCGGCCGTGACCGCGGCTTCCAGGGTCGCTTGTTCGGTGTCGCGGGAGTCGGTGAACAGTTGTGGTGCCCAGTGGCCGCCGTGGCAGGCGTCGTAGTCCGGGCGCAGTAGCAGTTCCCAGCCGCCATCTTCCTCGGTGGCCGTGTCGCCGAGCATGAACGCGGGCCACCAGGCGAGCACGTGGGTGGCGGCCGCGGGCGCCACCGGGTCGGCTGCGGCTGTCTGGAGGCTCATTGCTCGATCTCGATGGCCCGAATGGCGCCGGCGCGGACGAGGCGCTCGCGATCCGGGCCGCCAAGCGTGAGCCGGCATGTGATCCGGGCCACGACTTCGGGCTTCCCTTCCATGAGCTTCCGGAATTCGTCCACGTGCAGTTCGTCTGCACCTGTTTTGATCAGGGTTTGCGGGCCGTTTCCAAAATCACAGATGATGAGCAAGTTCACAAGGTTCCTCCGGGGATGTTTGTACGTACCATCGCACCGTACGTCAATAATGCGTGATCTTGTACGTACAACACGCCCGGGTTTTGCGTACGTGGCATGCTCCGGCCGGAACCGCCCGCGACTGCGATCGCGGACGGCACCAGGCCGGGGGCAGGATGGGTCCATGCGGTAACGCTGGGCCGCTTCTCGGGCTGTGAGCGCTCTCGGGGAACCAGAACGTCCTGCCCCCAATCGGCCCTATACGCCTACACCGGGCGCGTTCCCTCACCAGGGCTGACATGGTGGAAGTAAGTTCGCGCGCGTGACTCCACGCAAGCCACCCCGCCCTGGGGCTGTGCCCCGGCCAAGAACTGGCTCGCCCGCGTTCCTCACCAACGAGGACCTGGCCGCCCGGTACGGGGTGGCCGTGGACACCATACGCACCTGGCGGAAACAAGGCCAAGGTCCGGTGGCGACGAAACTGGTCAGCTTGGTGCGGTACGCGATCGCGGATGTCACATCCTGGGAGAACGCCGGCCGGGAAGACGGCCCGCGGTGAGGGCCAGCGGGCTGGCCGGCGGTGCGTGTTTCGCAGCCGGGCTGGCAGTAGGCAGCTTCCTCAGCTGGGCCCGTTACCGGGCGCTGATCCGGCACCGGGACGCGGCCCGCCGCGACGACCTTTTCGCCGAGTTCGCGCAAGGGTGCGCTCACCTGTCGACAGCCGCGAGGATGTACCCGGGATCGCTGATCCCCGGCGCGCAGGAGCGGGCGTTGCGCCAGGGCCTGATGCCCGCGGTAGAGAAGGTCACCGCGGCCGCCACTTCACTGTCCATGCTGAGCGGTGCGTTCAGTGAGGCCGTCAGCGAGCTCCCCCGCGCCGTGGACGCCCTGATCAAGAGTGTCGGCCAGCCGGATGACATCCGCACCGCAGCCGATAGCGAACTGCAGGCGGTGCTCACCCTGGTCCGCCGGGCCCGCGACGAGTCCGCCCGCGGCGCCCTGCGGCGCAGGCTGAATCCGGCCGGTGTCGTGTGGAGAAACTGATCCGCCGGTGGGTGCTCACGGCCGTGGCCGCGGCCCAGTCGGAGTGGGAGCGCCCATCCCGTATCACGGTGATCCTGATGGTCGCTTTCACGTGGGGCCTGGCCGTCGCCGCCTGCGTGTTCTCTGTGTGGCATCCGTGGAGCCGGTTACCGGTGAGCAGTGGTCGCGGCTGCCTGCGGCACTGCAAACTGTCACCCCGATCTTGTGCTGCCAGGGTTGCCGCCGCACCAAAAACCGCCTGACCGAAGATCCGACAGATCTTTTCCCCGCCGACAGGTGCGGCGAGTGCCAGCCGCGGGAGTGCACCGTGTGCGGGCGCATGGACTCAGCGGATGATCATTGCCCGTGCTGGATCAGCCTCGATGGCATGCCACTAGCGGACATCAAAAGCTTGTTCGCAGCCGACGGCACATTCCACGTCGGCGGGCTCGCCAGCGAGGGCGGGGAAGGGCATGAGGCCGGTGCTTAAACTGCGTTGCCAATCCGCCGATGGGCACCCTGTGCTGCTGCTCGGGCTGACCCCAGCGAACATCGAGCGACTGACCGGCGGCTCCCCCATTGTCCTCGATCCGGCCGATCTGGGGGACCTGGCGCTGCCACCGATGATGGTTATCGTCCACTACGGCCAGACGGATGCTGCCATTCTCGCCGAGGTGGACACGCGCGGTGTGGTCATCATCGCGGCGCCGCCACAGGATTGACAGAGCCGGATGTTACCGTTCCGGAATGCTTGAGTTGCGTGCTGCCTGCGGCCTGCCTGGCTCGGGGAAGACAACCGAGGGCCGGCGTTGGGTGAGCGCCGATCCTGACCACCGGGCGTACGTCGACCGGGATAGCCTGCGGGCCATGCTGCATGACGGCAGGTTTGTCGCGGATATCACCGAGCCGGTCATTGTCGCCGCCGAGACAGCGCTGATCCGGGCACTGCTCGCCCGCGGGATCTCCGTGTTCTGCGGTGACACGAACTTCCCTGAGCCGGTGATGGCCATGTGGGTGGAGCTGGCCGCCGAGGCGGGCGCGGTGTTCACAGTGGCCGATCTGCGGGATGTGCCCCTGCTGGTGTGCATCGGCCGGGACGCGAAGCGGCCGTGCCCGGGCGGCGGCCTGCGGTCGGCCGGTGAGGGATCGCAGGTCGGTGAAGCGGTTATCCGCCGGTACCACACGCAGTACATCGAGGGCAGGTCCCCGGTCATGGCGAGCTGAGCGCCCGGTCCTCTCCCCCGCGCCCGGGTGCGTGCAAGCTGGGGCCCAGTTGGGGGTTGAGTAACCGGGGGTTCCCAGCCCGCACACACCCTGTGACGGGCAAGGGTGATTTTAACGCATTGTGACCGGGTCTGGACAGGTTTGCGGTTGTCCTGTTAGGTAGATCATTGGGGTGGCAACAGTAAACCAGCAGTAACCCGGGGGACGGGGCGGGCAATGGTAACTGCGTGTTGTTTGACAATACTAGGTTTAACTTGGTATTATCCGGCTATGCAAAGTTACAGTGCGCGTGGGAGCGGGGGCTCAGCGTAATGCGCAAACGATTCACCCCCGCCGAACGTAAGCAGTTCACCCCCGGAACATCCGTCGAGTGGCGGAACGGCGGCCACTGGCACCCCGGCACGATCTCCGGCCCCATCGAAACCAACAATGGCTGGCACTCGATTCCCCTGACGAACCACGCCGACACGCGCACCGTCGTGTCCGGCCAGCGCATCAGCGGCAGCCCCGCTTTCATCCGGCTCCCCGCTCCCCCAGCCGCCGAAGCCGCCACAGTGACACAACCCGCCCCGGAGTCGCTGGTCTAAGAGCGCCCCCGGCCAACACCCCCGCGCAGACGGAAGGAAACCACATGGCACGTATCCCACTCCCCCGCACGCTGATGCTGCGCCTCGCGCTACCCGCCGGCGTAGCCCGCCACTTCACCGGCGATGAGATCGAAACCCTGGTACGCACCGCCGGCGAGGTCACCGGCGGCGGCTTGACCGAGGATGATCTCAGCACGCACCAATGCGACCTGGCCGTTCAGGTCTGGAATGCCCAGAACGACCTCGATGCGATGCTCCTGGAGCGCGCCCCTGGCGGCCGTGCGATCGCCCGCAATTCCCGCTCTCGCCCTCGCAGATGATGCCCGAACCCGACCCGGTCGCACACCGGGATCTAGCTGCCGTGATCGCCCAGCAAGCCACGGCGATCGCCGATGGCCGCGCGAGCAGTGCCTCGGCACAGGATCTGCTCAGCAAAGCGCCGATGCTGGCATCGTGGACAAGCCCGGGCCCGCTCACAGTCGCCGGGCTTGCTGACCTGATGGCAGGCGGCTACCAGCCACAGTTTCTCTACTTCTGGCAACCACCTGACTCCTCGTGCCTGGGCCTGGATGCGTCATGCCTATCCCAGTGGTACCGGGCATCGTTCACGGTCAACAGCGAGTGGTATCCGACCGCTGAGCACTACATGATGACAATGAAAGCAGGGACCTTCGGCGATCTGGGCACTGCCCGGCGGATACGGAACGCACCTCATCCCCGCGATGCCCGCTCGCTCGGCCGCAAGATCACGCCGTTCGATGAGGCCATATGGGCGAGGAACCCGGTCCAGGTCGTCACCAGGGGAAACCTGGCAAAGTTCTCCCAGAATCTGTCGCTGCGAGAGTACCTGCTGTCCACAGGCGACAAAGTCCTCGTCGAGGCCAGCCCGCACGATCCGGTATGGGGCATTGGCCTGGCCGCCGGTCACCCGCAAGCCGCCGACCCGCGGCGCTGGCGCGGGCTCAACCTGCTCGGCTTCATCCTCATGGACGTCCGAACTCAACTGCAGACGTCCAGCCGGCTCTGAGTTTCCCCCTGGGGATGCACCCCCAGATCTGGTGCCTCACTACTTCTCCCATCTGCCGGAGGCAAGGACCCATGACGGTCATACCAGTCGATCATGCGATGTGCAGGGATGTCTTGCGTGCGCTAGCAGGCGCCGGCGGCGCCCAGCGGGTGATGCACAGCCTGGGGGCGATGTCCTGGCTGACCCGCGCCGGCACCCGGCATCCGGCCATGGCTGTGAGAGTCCCTCCCGGGCAGAAGGAGCGGCTGCAGGCACGCGCTGACGCGGCCGGGGTGACACTCAGCCAGCTCGCCCGGGCACGATTCGCCGAACCGGAGGACTGGATGCACGGGCACTGGGAGGCGATCTGCGAGTGGGCCGTGGTGCACCGGCTGCCCGTTCAGATGGTCCGGGACATCCTGGCGATCGGCGCGACCCACGAGTACGAGCCGGAGGACAACCGGCGCCCAGAGATGCGCGTATTCGATACGGCCATGCAGCTCGCTGCCCGGATGCCAGGCATGAGTCATGATGCTGCGTACCACGCGGCCCGTGCGTGGCTGCTGGCGATGGATTTCCCTCCTGAGAGTGTGTTAGCCGGTCGCACGATCGCACTGTGTGACGCATAGTCGCACTGTCGCATTGCCGGTGTCCCATGCGACAGATTCCTGTGTCCTGCCTGGTGGTTGCGGCCCTGGTCTTGCGCGCCCCAGCCGGTACTACCTGCTGAGACTCTGCTTTCTCGTTCGCGGTCGCCGTGATCCGGCCAGGTCAAAGGCGGGCGGCGCACTGTCTGTCGTACTGTCGCACGCTCGCACTGTCGCACGCCGTGGCCCCTTGTCCGCCGCCATCCCGGCGTGGCCCCCGGCCGCACCACCTTTCCGTTCCCTCCCCATGCTGCGCGGCGCTCGCCCTGGGGTGCCGCCAGGCGTGCGCCCGTCGTTGCGCGTCCTGGCACGCGCCGCGCGTCCCGCGACTCCCATCGCCCTGTCCCGGCCTTGCAAGTGGCCGTGTGCTGTGCTAACCGCCACGGCATGCGCTATCCGTTACTGGCGTACCACGGGCCATCAGGGGAATGTGGCGGATGTACTTCACAACGCCCGCGCGAACGGTCTACGATCCGTGCACATGACCTCCAGGACGGCTGCTGCTACCACCAGCAACACGCCCGCTGCGCATCCACTGTTCAATGTCACCTACGTGCCCGGCCGGCCGGTCACGGTCATCGCTGTCGCCTCCCAGAAGGGAGGGGTCGGTAAGACGACTGTTGCCATGACCTTCGCAGCGGCGTTCGCGCACATCGGCTATAAGGTCCTGCTTGTTGACATCGATCCGCAAGCGAGCGCGTACGACATGTCGCAGCTGATGGGGGACGCGTGCCCTTACCAGGTCGTGCACGAGGTCAACCCAGCCGAGCTCGCCACGTTGCGGGATATCGGCGGGGTAGAACTCATCTTCGTCGACTGCCCGGGGCATCTTGAGAACGCCCCCGTTCTCGGCACAGTCGTCAAGTCGGCAGACAGCGTGATCATCCCGTATCCGCATCAGATCGCGGCCATGCAGATGACGGTGAACACGGTCGATTTCGTCAACCGTGCCGCGGCTGAGGCTGGCCGGGAGGTCCCGTGCTGGGTCCTGCTGAACAACATCGACGCCCACTGGGGTTACGCCCGCATTGAGGACGCCTGGCGCACTCTCGACCAGGAAGGCATCCGGTCTTTCCGGTCGTACCTCCGCGCATATCAGGCGTACCCGGACGCACAGGCCCTGGGCATACCACTGATCGAGATGCGCGGCGGATCTATGACCCGGGTCCGTGACAACCTGGCCCGGGTCATAGAAGACTTTGATGAGATTGTGCTCGGCAATCCGCGTTGGCGGCGCGGGTGAGTCCGCAGCCGCGCGTGTCGCTCGCCGCAGTGCGAGCCCAGCAGATAGCTGATGCGGCGGCCAGCGCGCCGCCTGGCGAAGACGACCAGGGGCCCGCGCTTGAGTCCGTGCCGCCCACCGCGGGCGCACCAGCCCAGGCGGCAGCGCCGGCCCTCAACCCGATGCCGGCCAGCGCGCAAATCGCTGTCATGCCCGCGGTGGCAACACCCGCCACGGAGGCAGTACCCGCATCCGGGCTGCTGCCACGGATCTCTTTCACCTCGATCCTGGCCGCGTGCGATGACGCCAAGATGTCCCGCAGGTGGGTGATGTACTCAGTCAAGATGCCCGATCCATTGCGGGCCCGGCTGACAGGGCTGATGCTCGAGCATCGTGAAGCAACCGGCGATTACAGGCTGGCCCTCAACCACTACCAGAATGTTGCGTTCGCTCAGATCCCCGCCGATGTGCGGGAGGCAGCCGCATGGGGTGTGATGTGGCGCGACCAGCAGGAACTCCGCCTGACCGATGCGCCGGGATCGGGAACGAAACTGCACGGCGATGTTGTCGAATCAATGCGGCAGCTCGGCGGCCGCTTGCGGACTTTGGAAAGCCGGGTGTGGCTGTGGGAGATTCAGGCCGCAGCTATCGAGCGGCTTCTCAGCCAGCTGGATCCTCCGGGCCGGCAGCCGGTTCAATAGGCTGGTATCCCAGTGGTTCCGCCGCCCACTCGTGCAGCTTCGCCGCCGCCAGGCGCAGCGCCGGGTCATGGTCGTAATCGTCGGGTGCAGCCAAGATGTAACTGATCGTGCCGCGCACTTTCGCCGCGCGCCTGCCCCACGCCCTGATCCAGGCCTGGTCATCCCTCGAGTTCGCGGGAAGCGGTACATCGAGAGCTACGAAGATGGCGGATAGGAGATCACGCATCGGGCTCATGCCGTCTGGTTGCACGCTCACTGTTCACCTGGTCCTGATCTGCGTGGTTGTGCTGGTTTAGCGTACATCTGGGTGCGCTGGATGACCCGGGCGGCTTCTGGGCTTGCCGCGGCCAGCAAAGTGCGGGCGTGACGGGCGTGCCGGGCCCGGGCGACCTGGTCGAGGGGCACTCGGCTCGCCGCTTGCCGCCGGCCGGCGGCAAGCTCAGCGCGGTGCGCGGCCGCGCGGTCCCGCAGGACCTCGCTATGCGGACGGGCCGGAGTGCCGCGAGCATCCTGCCAGGCTGCGAGCCGGGCCCGCGCCCACCCAAACGGATGCCTGACCTGATGATCGTGTGTGCGCACCAGGCCGTCAGGGGTGCAGGAGATCGCGTACACCAGATCGGCGGCGGTCCACCCGGCGGCGAGAAACGGGTACGCCAGGCGGCTCAGCGCCTGCGGGCGGATGTTCCGCAGGTCCCTGAATGTGATCTGCAGCGTTGTTACTACCGGGTCCGCCCCTGTCAGTGCTGCTTTTGGGCCCTTTTCGGGGCGGTCGCTCTCGCGCGCGGGAGGGGTTGTCGACAACGGTGGTGATGGGGTGACACAACTTCGCACAGGGACATTGACTGGGACCATCAAACGGAACTCCTTCGCCAGTGGGCCGTCCGGGTTGCGCGCAATGATCCCGGGCCGGTGACGGGGCAAAGTCCCTGGTTCGGTGACGGTAAGCAGCCGGCGGTCTTCGAGCCACTTCCACCACCGGGTGACTGTGCGCTCACTGCACCCGCACGCTGCGGCAACGCCGGCCCGGGTCGGTCTTGTGAGCTGTGTTCGCCAATCAGCGCGCCACGCGAGGACCCGGACCACGGAAAGCAACGTGTCGTAGCCGCGCGCATTCAGCATGATCACTTCGGGGCATGTTGTGGCTGCGCGCATCCACTCCCGGTAGGAGCGGGCTCGCCTGTATTTCACTGGGTGCACGACTGGCAGCTGCAGGCGCCCACGGATGGACACGCCCGGAAAAGGGAATAGCTGGCCAGCCGAGGTGGTAGCTGGTATTGTCAACCTCGGTTGAGACGGGCGAAGCCCAGCCCTCCCGCTAAGGGGGCTTTGGTTCGCTCAGGTGGTTGGGTGCCGCGGGTTTGGTTGCGAGCCTGTGGCCGCGGGCCCAGATGAAGTTGTGATGCGCTCCCCGCCTGGGGGGCGCTTTCGTCGTCTAACGGCGGCTCCTCGCGCATGCGGATCGAAGATCGGGTACAGGTGCATGATGGCCGGCCTGGTGGGCGCGTGTCTTTAGCGTCGCAAGTTTCGGCGTGTCGCAGTCAAAGTCTCCGCTTGTCACAGTCGGCGGTGGTCCCGGCGTGGGGTGTCGAACCGGGCGGGTATGCCCCAAAATGGCTACGTAGTGTTATACCGCCGGGCAATTCCAACCGGACATCACGGGCGTTCTGCACCTCTAGAACCATTGCTAACAGTTAGATGATCGTTACTCACCTCTGTCAACCAAACGCCTACCTGCGGTTATAACCCAAGGACTTGTCCACAATGTCTGTTGAGCCCCGCAACGATCTGTTATGGTCAGCCACGGTTACTGCAAGTGACTGGAACTAGGGGGGATACACCATCATGACGGGCGGTAGGCGTCTCAACGCGGCACCAGGTGATGAGCAGCTGCTCACAGCGGGAGAGGTCGCAGCAAAGTTCCATGTCTCTCCCAAGACAGTCGGCGCCTGGGCGGCGCAGAGCAAAATCCACTCAATCCGGACCCCTGGCGGCCACCGCAGGTTCCGTGAGCAAGACGTGCGCGCGTTCCTCAACGGAGAAGGCGGCGGCACCCGGCTGCAGGCCGCAGGGTAACCCCTCGATCACAGCCAGCCACCCAGGGGGAACCGACCGTGCACCCATTGCCATGGGTCGACGACACAGGCGAAACGCCTGACAACGCCGACCTCGATCCGCTGCCTGTTGTCATGGACCGCCGTCCGGGCATGCACCGGAGCCATACCACCAGGCACCAACCGCAAATCGTCATAGCAAGCGTGGTGATCGCCGCCATCGTGGCGATCACGCTCGCCACGATGCTCGCCGTAAGCCTCATCGGCAACGGCACCACCAAAACTGCCGGATCGCAGTCCAGCGCAACCTCCCGGATTCTTGGATCGTTCAAAGGCACTGGTAGCGGCCGGACTCCCGCATTCACGGCAGGCGGCGAGGGCACATGGGAGCTGATCTGGTCTTACGACTGCGCAAACGCCAGCCACCCAGGCACCTTCGCGGTCACAGAGGCACCACCCAACCCGCGAGCGGTCACCGTTAACGCAACTGGTGACAGCGGCCACGGCAGCACCTACGCTTACGCCGACACCGGCATCCATTACCTGCGCGTTACTTCAACATGCGCATGGAAAACCCGCGTGAAAGGACAACCCTGACCCTCCCCAGCCCATCCAAGGCCCGCTCAGACCAAGGAGAACGCAACAACGATGGCAGCACGAGCAGCAATAGCGAAAGAAATCGCGACACCCTTCAGAGCACCGGCAGGCGACAGTGAGCCGCCTGCCGGCGTGAGGAAACCCGCCTCAGTCAAACTCGCCGCCGCAGCCACAATCGCCGCCAACCCCGAGCTCCCCGGGCTGGAAGCCGAGTGGATGCTGGTCACACCGGAGCAAGCTGCGGAGTGGCTGGCCGAGTGGAACGAAAGCAACAGATCACGTCGCGACGACCACTCCGAAGCGCAGCACCGGGACATGCTCAACGGCGACTGGATGATCAACGGCGCCACCCTCGTGTTCGATCCGGACGGCAACATGCTCGACGGCCAGCACCGTTGCGAAGCCATCGTCAAAGCCGCCCAGGCCCAGTGGTCACTCATCGTCCGGGGCATCCCCAAAGAAGCTCAGACGACCATGGACAGCAACACCCCCCGCAGGCCGGGCGACCGGTTCGCGTTCGATCGCGTCCCCCACCCGACCGTCGTCGCGGCGCTGGCCCGCCGCTGGTGGGCATGGGAACGCGGTGAGCGCGCCCAGATCGGCCACGCCCGGCCTACCCACCGGGAGATCCTGCACGCGCACCGCGACCACAGCGAGCAGATCCTCGCCGCGGCCGAGTTCGCCGCGGCGGCACGCTCAGTGAAAGAGCTGCGCAAGGCAACCACCACGGTGTGGGGCACAGCGTTCCTGATTTTCACTGAGACATCCGACCAGGCAACGGCCCGGTTCTTCCTCGAGCACGTCCTCTCCGGCGAGGACCTCGGCAAGGGCAACCCGATGCTGGCGCTGCGGAACCGGCTCATGTCCGCCGCAGTCCCCCCCGGCGAAGCGCTCGGCGAAGTCAAACTGCTGTACCTGTTCATCGCCGCATGGAACCTCTTCCGGGGCGGCCAGACCGTTGAGCGACTGCAACTCCCCAAATACGGGGTGTCCGGAAAGAACTTCCCAGAGCCATACTGATCACCATCTGATTCGTCGCGGGTTTAGCCCCCCGGCGCCCGCGGCGGCGCAACCCCCCATGTGGCGGGCGGGTTGCGAAGGTCCCCGGCAGGGCTACATCTCCCGTGACCCTGCCGGGGGCCGCACCGCATACAAGGTCATACCGCCGTAACTGAACGGTGACCGCAGGTCAGTAATCTCCTGACAGGCCGGAAACGTCCAGTTAGTAGCGGGCAGCCTCACATGCCAGCGCACCCCTGGGATGCACCCCCGGGACTGCGCTTCGAGCCGCCACCCTGATGACACCAGGACAGGACCCTTGACCGGCCACAATAACGCCCCGACTCCAGTAGCGGAACCACCAACCCCGCAATGGTCCCAATCCGCACAGCAACAACAAGCTGGCCTCGACGCACTGGTGGACACCGCGGTCGGTGCCGCGCTGACCCGCCCGTTCGCCTCAATCACTTTGCCGGCATCGAATCCAGGGTCACGCCGGCGTAGAAACCAGGAGACATCTCGTGCGCGCGTTCCTGCCCACCCTCATGATGATCACGCTCGGGTCGGTGGCTGTGACGGCGATAGTCGTGGTGCTGGCCCGGCACACATGGCGCCGCGGCAAATCACTCCGGGAGCCCTGAACGCCCACTACAACATCCCGGTCTGCTCCCTGCGTCGACGGGAGGCCCGCGGCATCATCCTGACGTCGATCCTTCTCGCAGGCATGGGAGTTCGCTTCGGGTTCCTGGTCGCCTCGTACCCTGCGTTCTGGCCGCTAGAGGCTGTCTGGCTGGTGCCGCTCGCCAGCATGGCATTCCAGTGGACGGTGTCATGGCGTGACCGGCCCGTGGCTCCTGATCCCCGGGTGGAGCGCTGGCTCGCGCGTCTCAACGTCACGGTCAACATTCCTGTCTACAACGAGGACCCCGCGCTCCTTGACCGATGCTTGTTCGCGCTCATCAACCAGTCCAGGCCACCTCAGAGAATCGACGTGGTCGATGATGGCTCGAAACTCGACTACACCCTCCTGCGATCCCATTGGGAACGGCAGTGGCCAGGTGGCCCTGAAATCCGGTGGTTCCGCCAAGCAAACGCCGGGAAGAAGCATGCGCAATCCCTGACGTTCGCCAGCGCTCCCAACGCCGACGTCTTCGTGATCATCGACTCAGATACCTGCCTTGACCACCGGGCGCTAGAGGAAGGGCTGCGGCCGTTCGCCAACCGCAGCGTCGCCTCGGTGGCAGGCATCGAGCTCGCGATGAACGCGGCCAAGAACTGGCTCACCAGGACTGTCAGCGTCCGCGCCCTGTTTTTCCAGATGCTCCCCTGCGCCGCGCAATCGGCAGTAGGTGACGTGCTCATCAACAGGGGTGCGTTCTTCCTGATCCGGGCTTCGGTTGTCCGAGAGTATCTGCGGGCATACCTGGACGAGACGTTCCTTGGCCGGCCGATAAAGCTCGGCGATGACGCTGCGCTCACCCTGTTCGCCCGGGCGAGTGGCCGGACCGTGCAGCAGTCCACCTCGTTCGGCCTCACCATGTACCCAGAGACCCTCTCGCACCACTTGCGGCAGTGGACTAGGTGGATGCGCGGCTCCACAATCCGGACCGTGTGGCGGCTCCGGTATCTCTCCCCGCTGACTTTCGGCTGGTGGTTCAGCGTGCTGGGGGTCTACTCGCTCTGCATGTCTACAGCTTTCCCGGTGATGCTCACCGTCATGTGGCCGAACTCCGAGCGGGCTATCGAGTACGTGATCGCGGTCATGATCCTCTGGGGTTACGTTTACGGCCTGCGGTCCTTGTCGATCCGCCGCAGCGACCAGACCTTGGCCTACCAGATCGGATCCTTGCTGGCTTATCCGTCAGTGCTCCTATGGGGACTCTTTGTGCTGCGCCCACTCCGGTTCTACGGCACGTGCACATTCCTCAAGCAGAACTGGGTGACGCGCGTCAACGGCGCTGAGATCGTCTTGGCTCCCCAGGCGCCAGAGCCTCACGCCGCCGGCGCACCGGAAGCGGCCACAGCCGGCGTTGCCCCATGAAGCGGCGCAGCGTAGGAGCCGCCACGGTGATCGTGATCCCTGCCGCGCTGCTAGGGGTGTTCGCCGCGCTGGTAGTCGCACATCATGTGACCCAGCCGGGCATCTATACCGCACCGGCGCCTGGCACTCCCGTTCACGCCACCGCAGCCCAAGGGCGATACGTAGGCGTCTATGAGCCCGGCTCTCCAGGCTCCTACGCGCCAGTTCGGGCATTCGAGGCGACATCTGGCGTCAGGCCCAACCTTGCGCTCTACTACAGCAGTTGGTGGGAGCCGTTCCGTTTGCAGTTCGCTAAGGCTGCCTACACGAACGGCGCCATGCCGTTCGTGCAGATGATCCCCCATGGCCGGGGCGTGTCCGTGGACAGGGTTGCCCAAGGTCAGTACGACGGATACCTGCGGACCTTCGCCGAGCAGGTCAGGCGGTACGGTCATCCGGTCGTTCTGGGCTTCGCCGCCGAAGCCAACGGGTCCTGGTACAACTGGGGCTTCAAGCATCTCTCACCGAAGGTGTGGATCGCAGCGTGGCGGCACGTAGTGACCGTCTTCCGGGAGCAGGGCGCTGACAACGTCACCTGGCTGTGGACCATAAACCGCAGCGGGAAGCGCACTGGCCCGGTCCGCGACTGGTGGCCCGGCTCCACATACGTCAACTGGATAGGCATCGACGGCTACCTCGAGGAACCGCCGTCTACATTCAGCGGCGTGTTCGCGCCGACCATCGCCCAAGTCCGCCAGTTCAGTAACGACCCCATACTGCTCGCCGAAACGGCAGTCGGCCCGCTCGCGGACCCAGCAGGGAAGATCCCCGGGATGTTCGACAGCATCCGGGCCGATCACCTGCTCGGGCTGGTCTGGTTCGACAAGGCCCAGCACAACGGTGTCTACCACCAGGACTGGCGACTAGAGGATGATCCGCCAGCACTCGCCGTCTTCCGGAAGGCTGCCAATAACTTCAAATAACCGGGACCAGGCCGCGCCCTGGCAGGAATTCAGTCATACGGCCCCTTTGGGCTTGTTAGGTCCAATGTGCCGCCGAATGACCCAGCGAATCCCTGTAGCAGGCGGTATGGCGCTATTCTTTGACCGCCCGCAAGGTGTAACAGGTGCGATGCAGTGAATGGTCTCACGGGGCAGGGGGTGAGCATTCCGTGACCGTGGCAACGGTAACTCAGGCGTACAAGTACGAGCTGGACCCAACCCCCTCACAGGCGCGGATGTTCGCCTCCCATGCTGGTGGGGCCAGGTTCGCGTACAACTGGGGTATCGCCACGATCATTGCCGCACTGGATGCGCGGCAAGCTGAGAAGGACGCGGGCGCCGAGCCGACCGTTCCGGTGCCCGCCCACTTCGAGTTGTGCAAGATGTGGACGGTGTGGAAGGACACCGCCGAGTGGACCGACCGCGCTACCGGGAATGTCACTGATGGTGTGGGGTGGGTCGGGGAGAACTTCGTCGGCACGTACCAGGCGGCGTTGCGTGATGCGGCCGGCGCATGGAAAGCGTTCTTCGCGTCCCGTTCGGGGAAGCGGAAAGGCCGGCGGGTCGGCCGGCCCCGTTTCCGATCGAAAGGAAAGGCCCGGGAGTCCTTCCAGGTCCACGGCGCCGTGTTCCGGCTGGCGCCCGGGCCTTCGGCCAAGTACCCGGGCACACGGCGGGTCCGCGCGCACACACCAGCGCCGATGGCCTCGTACATAATGCTGCCGAAGATCGGCCCGGTCCGCTCGCACGAGTCGACACGGAAACTGCGCCGCAGGATTGACAACGGCACCGCGAGGATTGTCCGCGGCACCGTAGCGAAAAACGCCGCAGGCCGGTGGCACATCGCGATCACCGCCGAGGTGCAACGGGACGTGCGGCTGAAGCCGTCTGCCCGGCAGCTGGCGGGCGGCATCATCGGTGTCGACTTGGGTGTGCGGGACACGATCACTTTGTCCACCGGGGAGTCTGTGAAGAACCCAGCTCACCTTGAGCGCTCGCTGCGCCGGCTGGCGGCCGCGCAGCAAACTGTCGCCCGGCGTACCAGGATCGGCCGGCCGTCCTCGGCGCGGCGGTTGAAAGCTGTCGAGCGGGTCGGCCGGATCCACACCCGGGTCAGTAATCTCCGGCAGGATTACCTGCACAACCTGTCCACCCGGCTGATCCACGAGCATGCTGGCATCGGGGTGGAAGGTTTCGACCTGCAGCAAGTTGCAGCCCGCGGCGGCAGGAGCGTGCCCCGGCGGGTGCGACAGGTGCGGAACAGGCTCCTGGCCGGATCCGCACTCGGAATGTTCCGCTGGCAACTGCAATCGAAAAGCGCCTGGTACGGGTGCCAGGTGCTGGTCACCGGCGCGCAAGCACCGTCGGGCAGGACATGCTCCCGGTGCGGGACGGCAAAAGCCACGCCGATCCCGCCCCATCTGGAGCTGTTCCGGTGCCCGCAGTGCGGCCACGTCCAGGATCGGCGGCTTAACACTGCCCTGGTTCTGGCGCAGTTCGCGCGTGAAACGAAAACGACGTCCGGGACTGGCTCGGAGTCGCTAAACGCCCGTGGAGAGGATGTAAGCCCCGGGCCCGTCCGCAAGGGCAGGACCGGGCGATCCTCGTTGAAGCGGGAAGCCCGCCCCAGGGGGCAACCCTCGGGTAAGACGGGCACCCCCAGCACGTAAGGGCTGGGCGTCCCCAACCACCTGCCGAAAAGCAGGCAGCACAACTCAACAGAGGCAAGCGCAGACGTTCGACCGGTGGGCGAGGGGAGGCTCGCGAATCCCCTGCTGGCTACTGCTGATGTCCGGGACGAGGGGCCTAGCGCAGGTAACGTCCCATGCCGGCCATGCTGGGCGAGAGGGAGATCACCAGTCACGGGGGTGAGAGGTGTAGCAGTGGTGCCCCGCGTGGCCCGGGCCGCTCACACGGAGGGGATGCGGGGAAGTGAACGACTTGCCTGGTACCGGGATGAGGGCATCGGCACATTGCTGGGGCTGAGAGCAGTGGCAGCAGGCCGGCGGCGAGAGCAGTAGAGACACAAAAAAGGCCGCCCCTGCTACCCGGCACGAAGCCAGGTAGCAGGGGCGGCAGAGAGTAAGCGGTGCCTGTGGTCAGCTGGTAGCCGACTCCGGTGGTGGGATGACGCTAGGCGGGTTCAGCTTGGCCACAGGCGTGATGGCTTGACGGAGCACCAAGGACAGCACCAAGGACAACGCCGGCACCGCGGTGCCGATCTGATCCGCTGTCAGGTGCAAACCAAACGCCGCCGCTGCTGTGGCGATCGTGGCCACCGCACCGGTCACCACGGGAACGCTCGCCGGCCTGGCCGCGGCCGCCGCGATGAGAGCAAGAACGGCCGTGGCCGCAGTGGTCACCGCACCGGTTTGGGTGGCCGTCAGGTGCAGGCCAAACGCGACAGCGGCAGCGATCACACTGTTGACACCGCCGACGATAACCGCCGGCTCGTTTCGGATCTCGGTGAGTAGTTTGTTCACATGCCTCCGGGGATCAGATGTGGAGTTGCCGGAAATCGCACCAGTGACCTAGCGCGGCGAACGTGGACAAGTGCGCCCGGCCATCACCATCCGCTCCCCACGACGTCGACCAGGAGTTGCGGAACCGGATGGTGGTGCGTTGCAGATCGAGGCGGCCGAGCAGATCAAACTGGACGTTCTCGATCGTGTGCCAGTACGTTTCGTGGCCACCGACGACACCGCCGGCGATATCCCCGGCCAGATGGGTCAGTGATCCGTCGCCGTCGATGAACCCGTCATCGTCTGGGGTCATCCACGCTGCCAGCCACGGCTGGCCGACGATCAGCCCGCCGTCCTGCATCAGGGACACGATGTTCTCGGCGCCGTGCGCGATTTTGTGGCCGGCGATCATCGCTGTGGTTTCGAGCATCTGGCAGACAGCGACACCGCTGGATCCGCAGTCCTCCGGCGGCCACTCTGATGCCGGGTTGCCGGTTTCCATCGTGAGCGCGTGGTACAGCTTGATGGCAAACTTCTCATCTGCTGCCGGGTCCTGGGTGATGCCGTATTCGGTCAGTTTCGCTTCCGGCAGAATCCCGGCCAGCGCCGCGGTGGTCGCGTTAGCGACACACGATCCGAGAGAGTCTGCTTTCGGCGCACCGGGCACCAGCTCAGATGTGTCGATGCCCTGGGCGATCAGGTCCTCTTGATCCAGGACTGGGATGCGTGGCGGGTGCGCGACCGGTTTGAGTTCGCTTTCACCGCGGTGGAAATGCAGCCTGGCGAGCGACGATGGCGGCTCGGCGACATGCAAACGGCCGAACTTGGTTGCGGACAGCGTTAACAGCCCCTTCCTGGGGATGAGGGCAGGTTCGGGTGGCGCGGGGAATGAGGGGAAGGCGGACAGCACCCTGGCCCCCGGGCGCGCTAAAGGGGGTGGGGGGTAGATGTCGCGGTGCGGGCCGCCGGGGATGAGAGGACCAACGAGACTGCGAGCGGGCAATCGGGGACGAGAGGCCGCAGGGAGGTGGGTCAGGCGCTGATCGTGTACGACGTTCCAGCGCCGCCGGCTGCACCGATGCTGTAGTTGCTGCTGTACCAGGTGACAGCCGGGTAGGTGTGCGGCCACGGGTGCACGCAGGTGTGGTGATGGCAGCCGTGGCATGCCGGCTGGCCGGCCAGTGCAGTACGCAAGTTCGCGATCTCCTCGCGCAGGGCTGCGACTTCGGCGGTCAGGTCCTGCTTTCCGCTCATGATGTTTCCGTTTTCCTTTCTCAGATCAGCGCAACAGCACCGGCGACATCGGAATCGCTGGTGACAGCGAGGGTGATGAACGCGCTTGTCTTCCCCGCTGGAATGGCCACGTCCTGATTGCCGCGGCTGGCGAACACAAGCTCGTAGCCGGGTTTGCCATCGACGAAATCCACATCTGCCTTGCCGGGGGCGTTCAGGCAGACCCGGACACCTTTGGCGGCTGGGATGATCGGCACCGGGGTCGGTGTTCCGTGCGGCAAAAGAGGGAGCATGGGGTCCTCCATGGTCGTGATGAGCGATGGCCCGGCTGGTTTCGGGACGGGCACTGGTTTCGGGTGCGGCTTAGGTGCAGGTTTGCCGATCACGGCCCGCATGCCGGTGAGCGTGGTGAAGTTCGCTACATCCCGGTCGATAGGCCCGGTGATCGTGTGCTGGTGGATGGTCCACGCTTTCCACGGCACTGGCACCCGCGGGAACCCGGGCGCGCTCGACGGGTCGGAAACCCACAGCGGGAACCGGCTCAGGTGCCGGCCGTAGGCCGCGGCGTAGCTGAGGTTGACGTACAGCACCGGTGCCCGGCCGGTGCGCTCTTGCAGCAACGCGAGCACTTCCGCTGCCCACCCGGCCACCTGGGCGCCTGTGCGGCCATCGGTGGTTTCCAGGTCGAGGCACACACCGTCGTGGTCCGTGAAACCGATACGGGTGAGCTCGGCGAGGAACAAGCCGGCAGATGCGGCCGCGCCGACTGCCGGGTGCCCGAACATGTACCCGATCCGGCCTTTGCTGTTGGCTCCGAGCCACGCCCAGTCGGCGCCCGCGTCAGGGTTGGTGTACGGGCCGGCCACTGATAGCTCGGTGATTTTCACGCCAGCCCAGGAGATCGCGCCGGCCTCAGCGCGCCACGCTCCTGGCGGCCCTTGGTAGCTTGATACGTCGACGCCGGGTAGGGTCACACGCCTCCGTTGAGGGTGTTGAGGCTGGACACATGGATTTCGCCGGGTAGCGGGCCCGCCTCGGCGGCCAGTCGTGTCCCGGCGGGTGTGAGTTGCCACAAGCAGATACGGCGCCCGCGGGCGGCGGGCGCGGCCGACCGGATTGTGCCGGTGGCGGCGGCCAGGCCGGCCCGGGCGAGCGCTTGCAGCGCGTTGGAGATCAGCGGCCGGGCGCGGGCGGGAAGGACTGGGCGCAATGTGTCAGCGGAGAATTGCTGCCCGTGCCGGGCCCGGACGATGATGTGCCGGGCGGTCCGGGGTATATCCCACGACCAGGTGACATCCTGCAAGCCGAGCGCGTCGAGCAAAAGCTGGGCGTCCTCGAGGTCGGCGGCTTCACGCAGGATCGTCCAGGCGGCCTCGGTGGCGGCGGCGTTGTCGTCTGCGTCCAGTATCTGCGCGGCTAGGGTCACTCTTCTCCTTCGGCTGGCAGGCCCACCGGGGGCCGGGCAGCGAGCATGGTTTTGATCTCATCGACAGTGGTTGCGATGTGGGTGAGGGCCTGGTGCTGCGCGTCGGATTGCGCATCGGATGAACGCTGCGTCTTGTTGCCCACGTACACGAGCAGTGGCAGCGCGAACAGCTGGATCCACCCGGAGGAGTAGAAGAAGAACCGGGATTGCACGCTGGCGGGGAACAACTGGACGAGCAGAGGTGCGGCGATGAACGCCCACACGGTCCAGATCAACCCGAACAAGATGGCCAGATGGGTGGCGGCCCAGTCGTTGAACCGGCCGACCGCGTTTCTTTCCTTGGCCAGCAGCTCGGCCGGGTGGATTACCTGGTCATGGGTGCGGCGTTGGGTCACATGCCTCCGGGTGGGTCACAGGATGTCGCCGATGGTTATGTGCACCCAGTCCGGGCCGGCTTCCTCGGCGGTAAACGGCAGCCCGCGTGCCTCAGCGACCCGCATCACCATCTCGGCGTTATCCGAGTGCAAAGTCGCGATCACGAACGGCTCGTATTGCAACCGGGTCCACAGCATGCCGATCTCCACACCACGCCGGAACTCGGTGCTGTCCGTGTCGAACGGCAGCAGCAGCCCGAACTCGTGCTCGCTGCCGCTCATGCGGCCGCGAGGATCTGGTAGGCGACAATGCTCGCATCCGCGCTCGATGTGGACTCGATGGTGAACGACACCCCGGGTGCGCGTGCTGCGACATACAGCGCACCGGGTGTGCCGGAGGGTGTTTGAGCAGTCAGGAAGATCGGTGTACCGGTAGCTACCGCGGCGGTAGCCACCGTGGCGGTCCCGCCTGTGAGAGTCACGAACCCTTGCTCGGACGGCAACGACACCGCACCGGAAACACCGTTGACGGAGATCACGTACAGGCCGGGCTGGGCCGGGATGAGCGGCACCGGCCCCAGCCGGCTGATATCGACCGTGGAGCCCCAGGATGACGGCAGGTATGCGTCGAACGCGATCGCGGCACCGGGGACATTCACTTGCACGCTGTACGCCCACCCGGCAGGCAGCAGATCGGCGTTATCGGTGCACGGGAGAACCACCGAGAACTGGCCGGTGGAATGTGACACCGCGGCGACAATCGGGTTGGCGGACAGGACTGCCTGACCGGTCATATCGGTGAGCGGCACCGAGGGCGCGAACAGCACGGTCCCGCCGAGCGGCGTCCCTGCTGCGGTCAGGTAGGTGCCGGTGACCGTGATCGTGGTCAGGCCGACTGGAAGGCTCACTCGTGGCCTGCTTTGCTGATCAGCCCGTGCACATACTGGCTGGCCTCGTAGTCGGAATGGCTCGCTGTGTGCGCGCCGGCGGCGCCGCGATGGTGCCAGGCGCACAGCCACCGCAGGTTCTCGGCCGACTCCACCCACGCCCCCACCTGCGACGGGTCGCTGATACCCGGGTAGTCCTTCTCGAGGGCGGTCAGGTCAACGCCCTGCTGCAAGGAGAACTCAACGTGTGCGTGGTGCAACTCCAGGCCGGGCTGCTCGCCGGCATCGTCCGCCGGGGGGCACGGGTGCATTTGCGCGTCCATGCAGTCGCCGAACCCGATCCGCTCCCCGATGTGGCAGCGGGCTGTGGCGCGGGTGGCCTGGTGGTAGTGGTGGAAGTCCCTGTAGTGCGGGTCGTCCTCGCGGGCCGGGTGCGGCGGGAAGTGCATGACGTACCGGTGGGTTTCAGCCTGCGCGTGTGCGGCGACTTCGGTCACATGCCTCCTGGGTGCAGCAAAAAGGGCGTCAGCGGCGGACGGCCGGGGCGTTGCATCCCAGGTCGGTCCCTAGCTGGTCGAGCGTGGCGTGGAGCCGCTGGTCGTACGCCCGGGACGGGTTAGTGACCGGGTTGCCGGCCGGAGGCTTCAGTGCGGCCAGCTCGCGCATCGTCGTGCAGATCTTGCGTTCCACGGCGATCCCCTGATGTTGCTGCACTGCTTGCTCCCGGCGTTGCGCGGCTTGCGCGGCGCGCACCTCGGCCCGGGTGGCCAGCAGGTTCCCGGCGCCGACGATCAGCACCAGTGCCAGGAGTGCCGCCATCGCGCGCTGACCAGTGATCCATCTCATGAGGAGATGTCCATCTCCTTCCCGTCGCTGCGCTGAGGATGATGGGACTCCATGCGGTCACGCATCGCTGCCTGCTCCGCTTTGATTTCAGCGACGTCCTCTGCGGTGCGATGCACGATGTCACGCAGGGATTTGCCGTGGTTAGGGCTTGTCTCAGCGACGACGTGGGCGATGGACGCCTCAACGGCCTGGAGCCGGGCCATCACCCCGGGCCGGGACGGCACTCCAGGCCGGCCCGGCTCACCGAAGTAGTCGTCCAGGAACTGAGTGGTGCGCACGAGAATCCGCCACGCCTGCCGGGCACACCAGGCGAGGCATCCAATGACGGCGGTTGCCAGGGCTACGGCTGCAACTATCCATGCCGGGTCCATTCACCCCCCAGTCACAGCGATATCCAGGTGATTTCGATCGTGCATCGCTGCCCGGCGGTAATCACCGGTGTGCCGTTCCCCCCGCTGGAGGCGTAGAACGCCCACCCGGAGATTGTGTCCGATCCGCCGTACAACTGGAATGCCGCCGAGCCGGAGACGATCCCAGCGGATGTTTGCGGCACCCATCCCCGGTCACACGTGTAGGTGATGGCGCCGTTAAGGCCCGCGGCCGCCTCCACTTTGGTGACCGCGTCAGCGGCTGCGGCGGTGGAGACGGTGACCGACACCTCATAGGTGCCGGAGTATCCGGCCGGGCATTCCCATGCACTGCTACCGGAGTTCCACCCGGAAAACGGGTCCTCGATGATGCTGTTGAACGGGATGACAACATCCACGTTGTTCGTCCACGTCGCGGAGTTGGTCAACTCGGCCCGGAAAACCACTCTGCTGGTGAGAAACGCGAACGGTGCTTGCACCCAGCCATCAAAATCGGCTGCCAGCGGGGCGTACCCGGCGATGAACACAGGCACCGCGGGCTGCAAGGACACCGTGAACGTGAGAGTGATCTGCCCTGTGTGGCCGGCGCCGCCAAGCTTGCCCTTACCGGCCCCGCCACCGCCACCGCCGGGGCCACTGCCCGGTGCAGCCCCGGCCACCCCGTTGTTCCCGCCGGCCCCACCGGGGCCGCCGCCGGTGACCGCGCTCGCACCGGAGGCACCGGTGCTGGTGGTCGAGTTTGAGCCATTGTTCCCCGCCGCTGCGCTGCCACCGGATCCGCCGCCGCCACCGCCACCGGTGCTGGTCGCTGTGCCGCCCTGGCCGCCGTCATGCGTGACGCTGTTAGTTGAGCTGGTGCCACCGAACTGGAGCACAGCTCCGTTCGCGATGACCGCGCCGGCGAACACTGTGGCCTGGCCGCTGCTGCCGTGGGCGCCGCCTGCGCCGACCGTGAAGCTGTACACCGTCCCTGGGACCACGGTGAACGCGGGCTCGGCGGCGTACTCGCCTCCGCCTCCGCCGAGGCCTCCGGTGGTGCCGGAGGTTTCGTCTTCCCCGCCGGATCCGCTGCCCCAGCACTCAACCTGGATCTGGGTGACCCCGTTCGGGCACAGCCATGTGCCGGAACCGGCTGCAGCGAATGTCTGGGTGGCCACTAGGAGGATTCCCAGCAGATGACCAGGTGCGTGTCGCCGTTGAGTGCGAGAGCCCCGCCAGTGTTCTGGCTTCCTTGCAGGGAGATGGTCTGCCCGGCGGTGACCCGGACCCGCCGGCAGATGGCCACGTCGACGACGTGGCCGGTGTCCGCGTTGGCGTTGACCCGCTGACCCCAGGTGGTGGTGCCGCCGTTGACGGAGATCCCGGCGGCGTACGCCCCGCTGCTACCGGAGCCGGCCAAGCCGACCTGCCCGTACACGTAGTAGACGCCGGCGACCGGGCACACGTACTGGTTGTTGGTGCCATCCCAGGCGGTGTAGTTGTCCACCGTCGCCGTGCCCATGGCGATCTTCGACCCGGCCGGGAACGTCTGGCTGCCCAGGGTCGCGCTACCGGGGGTGTAGGTGTAGCGGAGGATCGGCGGGTTCGCCAGGAAAGCGATCGTGTCCCGGATGTTGGTGTTAAGGAACGTGGAGGTCACGATGCTCGGCGGGGTCACCCATGACGCGTTCGCCGGGATGGCCAGCGAGGTGGCTGCGCCGGTTGCCACCCACCGGAGGGTGAGCCGCGGCTGGTTCGGCGAGGCTGACTGCACGCTGACCGAGCCGGCACTGGACTGTTTCGCGATGAGGGTGACGTAATCGACGGCCGCGCCGCCGATCGCCCCGGCGCGGGACAGCTGGATGAGGTCCGCCCCGAACACGCCGGGGTTGCGCTGGGAGTCAACCGGGTGATCTTGTCCCGGGTAGACGGCTGATCCGGCGGCGGTGACCGCCCCGATCGACACCTGGAAGTTGACTTGCGTGGCCGTGGTGTACGCCCACGGCATGTACCCCTCGCACAGGTACCAGCCGGGAGCCTGGCACCAGTAGCGGTCCGGGTTAGCCGACAGAGGGTCATGCCCGGCCCAGGTGTCGTACACCTCCGTGTCGAGGGCGAGCGTTGTGTTGGTGGCCGACGGGATGGCCGGGCCGCCAGTGCACAGGCCGGTGAACGCTGGCCTTTGCGAAAGGAACAGCACACCGTTGGTCACATTCGAGCGGAGAGACGAGGTGAGGACCGGCCCGGACGACCAGGTAGACGGACTGGGCACAGGAGGATAAGGGGGAAACGGCATGCGCTCACCGCCCCGCCACGCATGTCACTTACCAGGGAAGCGAATTGCTTCCGTTCAGTTGCCCGAAAACTGGATCGTCCGCTATCAGAACTGCACCTTCAGGGAACGAGTCTGTTTCGATAGCCACCTCGGCTGTGCCCGCTACCCTGTCGATTTTCTTTGTGACTTGCGTAATGATCGCCTGGATTTGCGTTGTGGCTGACGCGCTCAGCGGGCGCCTTGTCACCTGAACGATCTGGGCGGGTTCCACACCCAGAACGAACGGCCAGTTGACCGGGTTAGCGTCAGCCGTGACACGCACATTTTCGGCACGGTTGAACACGGTCCCCCGCGTATTCGCGATCCAGTTAGCCTCATCGACCACGGTGTCCGGGTCCTGCTGGTAAACCGTCGCCGAGTAGGTGTACTGGCCGTGTTGCGCCGCCGATGGCGCGTTGAAAGCCACAACAGCGGTACCACTACCTGTTGACTGGGTGAGCTCAACGTCGTTGTACAGCAGGCTCTTGTCGTACCCGAAAACGATGTCGGTTTCGTATGGGGTTTCGCCGGAGAGAACATCCTCCCCGAGGAACCATATCGGGGTGTTTCCGTACAGGTCGCTTCGTGACAGGTAGCACAGGACCCCGTTGCCATCGACACCCATGAACCCGTTATCGCTGACAACAATGTTGGTTATCGCCTCGGCGGCGGTTTGCCCTTGTGAGGCCGAAACCACGCCATTGGCTGAGATGCTCCCCTCGGAGCCTTGAATATCGGAGATCCCGGCCATGCCGGTTGTGGATTTGTGGCTGATCGACCGGGCCCCGGTCCACCCGCCGTAGCCGGCGAGCCGCTCGATGCGCAGGTCGGGGTGCTCGGAGCCGAACTGGCCGTTGTTAGCGACGGGGAACCCGGCGCCGACGATCGCCGCCAGCCGGTCCTCGGTGAGGAGACGGGGGAAGATGGCAAGGTGGCAGCACGCCCCGTTGATCATGGACCCGGTGAAGTACCGGTCCGCGTTGCCCATGAAGTCGATCCAGGTCATCGAGGACGGCATGTTGCATGATCCGGAAGCTCCGGTGAACGCGCCGCCGTCCACAACGACTTGCCATGTGCTCTGGGTGAGCAGCAGCGCGAAGTGGCTGAGGCCACCTGACAGCCAGTTCTGGCTGTTTACCACAGTGTCTGTCCGGGCCCGTGTGGATTGGTCGTACACGGCGATCTGCAGGCCGCCTGGGCTGCCTGAGGTGGGACTGTTGAGGTACATCTGGAACATGGGCCCGACACCCGCGTTGGTGCCCCGCATCAGGATCAGCTGATGCGGGATTTGCACGGTCGGTGAGTCTGGGGCGAACCAGCCCATGATGGTGATGCCGTTGGCGATCGACGGGTAGGACTGGTCGATGCATTGCAGGCAGTAGCCGTATCCGGTGGCGTCCCCGGCGGTCAGGCCGGTCTGCGTGTAAACGGTTCCGCCAGGATCACCCGGGTCAAGACCGGAGTTATCGCCGAAAGTGAATGTGGCGGTCAGCGCACCGGATTTGGACTCGACAACTTGCAGCGAGTTACTGTTACCTGGCGCTGAGTTTTGCGCTGCCGTGCTCCCTGCAGCATCACCGCATGTCCAGTATGCGTAAGGCTGGTCGAGAAGTATCTCTTCCTGCTGGACTGCGGCCAGTTCCGCTGTTTGCAGTGACCATACATCGACAACGGTGATCTGCGTAATCCCGTACCACACCGAGTCCCAGGCCTGCGGCCACCGTTCCACGTAGCCGCTGAAGACACTGTATGTGCGGCCATCCCAGGTCATCAGCAGCCGTACAGGAACATCCGCGAGGACGAAAGGCGCAAAAGGCGATGCGTCGTTCTCGGGCGTCAGCGCGGCATCGTTATTATCCAGGGTCAGGGTTATTTCCCCAGCCTGCAACTGATCCAGTTCGTACTGCTTCCCGCGTTTCGCGCTTGTCTCAGTCGAGCCAAGCCACCTGTTAGTGATATCCGTCCAGGTGATCTGCGATGGCGGGGTCAGCGCACCAGAACCGAATCCCATTTGCAGTTGCGTCGCCGGCCAGGACGCATCCGGCTGCGCGGGCCCGGCGTTGACCACAAGGATCGCCGCGGTGCACGCCGACAGGTCCCCCGTAGTCCCGGTTGTCCATGATGCGGTTTCCGATGTGGATGCCACCTGCCACGCTGGTGAGGTGTGCAGGATCGCAGGCGCTGTCCCCGACACGCTCACCGCGGTAAGAGCGGTCCAGCTGCCCCCGGGCCCGGTGCTGAAAGTTGATGCATCACTGGCCGCCACTGTGGCCAGGAACGCTGCAGCTCCCAGGCCGGGGGCGTTTGCTGCGATCGCGGTGGCCGCGTTGGCGTAGTTGTTCACCACGACAGGCGTACCGGCGTAATCGCTCATGCCGGTGATCTCGATCACGGTCACGCCGATAACTGCCGGATAGGTGGGATTCGGGAGGCCGCACGGGGACACGTAAACATGCCCGGCGCCGGGGACGGACGCGCCGGCGGGCCGGGCCCAGATCGAGCACCTGGTGAACCCGGACGCACTGGAATCCCCGCTGGGTGCGCCGAGCGGGATCCAGTAGCCGTGCACATCATCGGACACGGCCATGGTGCCGCCGAGGTACCCGGCAGGCAGGGTCCACGAGCAGAACGCGATCAGCCAGTTCCCGGTTGTGCTCGCCACCGGGCAGTCGAGGGATCCGGATGGGGGGGCGTTCAGAGAGAAGCCGCTGACAATGGCCCGGTTCGCCGTCCATGTGTTGATCACCGTGATGGAGGACGGCTTGATGGCGGCCGCGGTGATGCTTGCGCTGGCCGACCTGGTAGCCGACGCGACGTGCACCTGCGTCATGGCCGCGGTGACCGTCGCGGTCACTGCCCGGGCGGCCGACGCGACGTGCACCTGCGTCATCGACGCGGTGATGGTGACGGTGGCCGACCGGGTGGCCGCCCCGTTGCGCACCCTGGTCGCCGCCGCGGTGATCGCGGCGGTGGCGGTCTGGGTGGCGTCGATGGTGACGGCACCGGTGATGACAGTCGCTGCCGCGGTGACTGTTGCGGTGAAGCTCGGGCTTGCCGCACCGTTGCGGACCCGGGTCGCTGCCGCGGTGGCAGTCGCGGTGAACGTCGGGGTGGTGGCTGCGGTCTGGGTGGCCGGGAACTGCGCGACCCAGACGCCGCCGTACCCGGCGGTGCCGATCTGCTCCAGCGCCGTCCAGGTCAGGCCGCTGGTGTCAGACACGGCCATGCTGACCGTGCCGGACCCGCTGTAGTTCGCGGAGATGACAGCGACCAGCAGCGCGGCGGATGGCGGGGTGAAACTCGCCGTCGTGATGGTCTTCGCGGCGTTCGTGTTCGCGCTGGCGGGCGACGACGCGTCCTCGGCCAGGGTGCCCGAGTTCTTGATCTCAGCGAGCGCGATCGCGGCATCGCCTGATGTGGTCGTCGGCAGTGTCGCCCCGACAGTGACCGGCGTGCCGCCTGTTGTCGTGGAGGTGGTGCGGAACGTGCCGCGTTTCTGGGCGTTGGTCGCGTCAGTGTTGTTCGCGCTGAACGTGGTTGCGGCGTTCGCGGTGAACGTGCCAGCAAGATTCTCGCTGAGCGCGCCGTAAACCCAGTTGCTGGACCCCGCCGGGGTGATGGCGAGCTGCGGGGTCGTGATCGTCGCCGAGTCGTTGACGGTGCCGGGCTGCGACCCGGCCGCGGCAGCACTCGTCACGACCTTGACGGTCAGGGTGATGCCGTTCTTCGATCCGGTTCCGCTGGCGGTCGCCGTTACCGTGATCGCCATAGCTCACCGCCCCCCGTGGTGCAGTAAACGAGCGGGTCAGGCGGCGAGCGGGGTGAGGGCGACAGTCAGAGTGGTCAACTCCAGCGTGTCCCCTGTGTTCACGGTTTTACTTGAGGAAAGAGCGGCGGAAAAGTAGAAGGTGCCGCTAGAACTCGCGGACCACACGGAGATATCGGTGACCACTTCACCGTTGGTGCCGGCCCAGCTGGACCAGGTCGGCGTGTTCGACTCGGAGATAGATCCGCTGCTCGCCGCGTTCCAAGTCACCGAAGGCCGGGTTGTCACACTCGAAACGTTGGCGGTGCCGTTCGCTCCCGGGGAACCTGTGTGAAGCTGCACGAATGTGGTCGCGATGCCGGTGAAGGTGGTGTTGTTGAGCACATTCAGCCAGGCGTTCGCCAAGTTGGTGGTCTGCAGGCCGTCAGCCATCTATCTCATCCTTCTTCTCATCAGCCACGTCAGATGCTTTGATCACCCGCGCGTCTGCTTCGATTTCGATGCGCATATCGACGGTCGGCGGGGTGCCGTGCTCGTTATCTGGCATGCATCACCTGCTCCAGGGCGCGCGAAAGCCCCAGCCCGGAAAGGCCAGGGCTTTCGCTGTTCGTGGCGGCTATTTGGTTGCGAGCGTGAGACCGTTAGTACCGTTCCTGCGGTTGTAACGCAGGGTGTACTTCTGGTCAGTAGCCTGAAGATTGCTGCCGGTCGGCCATTGCATCTTCAACGTCAAATTCAGTGTCTGCTGGGAAGATGTGACACCGAACCCGCCCGCTCCTTGCGATGCGGCCAGGGCCACGCCTGTGGCCGGGTGCACAGTCCCAGGTGCAGTTGCGCTGCTGAGCGCCCTCATGGCAGCAGTCACATGCGGCAGCCCGGCGATGATTCCTTGCGCGAGTCCTTGTGACACCATCATCCCGTGCTGGTACATCACCGTCGATGGCGACTTGATCCCCAGATCTTTCTTGATCTGGCTGACCATGCCTTTAGCGATCTTCGTCATTTCCTTCGTGATCGCTTTTTCTTGCGCTTCCAGCCCGGATAGGAAACCCTTCCCGGCCTGGGCGCCCGAGTCATACATGGCGTTAGCGGCGGTTTGCCCAAGCGACTTAGACGCCGAAGTGATACCAGACTCGGCTTTGTTGATCGCCTTAATGTTCCCCGGGACCTGCAATAGCGCCTTCGCGATGGCCAGGCCCTGCACGGGCCCGGCCTGGATGATCTGGTTGATGTAATCCTTGTTCAGCCCCAGTTTCGACAGTTGGCCGATCGCCGACTTGAACTGGTTTATCTGGGACAGGTCGGCCTGCAAGTTGGCCAGAATGTTCTGCGAGGTGATCGGCCCGCTACCCGCTGCCGACACGAGATCAAACGTGCCAGCGACGCTACTGGCCGTGTTCGTGGCGAACGTTTTCGCCTTGGAAATCGTTGACATGATCGCGGATCGTTTGGTGGCGAGGGCTTGCAGTTTGTTGTTGTCAGCCTCGATCCACTTGGTTACGTTGCTCTCCGTCTGAGAGGAGATATCGCCCGCGTCAAACGCTTCCTTGATGTAGGTGACCAGTTTCCCGGCTGCCGATTTGACTTTCGACGCAGTTCCCTCAAGTCCCGCGACTATGCCGTTGCCGATTTCAACCGCAATGTTCTGCATGACCTTCGACGGTGAGCTGATCCCGAGCACGCTCTTGATTGACGATATGGCCGCGCTGCCGATACTGCCTGCCGCGTCACGTACGGCCCCGAGGGACGCGGTGATTCCGTGAACGAAACCCATGATCAGGTTCTTGGCCAGGTCGTACAGCAACGTGACCGCACCGTTGAAAATGGTCCGCATCACGTTGAGGATGCCGTGGATCTCATCCGAGGTCAGTTTTTTCAGGTCGGTCCACGCTTTCGCCCAGTGCCCGGTGATGATGTCCAGGAACAGTGCGATGGCGTCGCGGATTATGGCCAGCTCGGCGCGGATTAGCGCGGCGACAGTATCCCAGACTAGTTTAACCGTGTCGCGTATCAGGCCCCACGCGATAGTCCATGCGGCTTTAATCACTGCCAGGTCGATTTTGATCGTCGCGATTATCTCGGCGAGATACGTCTTGACGATGAAACTTACAACCGCCCAGACGACCCGTGCGACCTCTTCGATTTCCTTGTGGTTCTGCTCCCACCACACCCTGAATGCTGCAATCTGCTGCTTCACAAACACAAGCGGGCCGTGAACGAACCAGTCGATCACGGCACCCGCGGCGCGCATCGCCACCGCCCAGGCGGATTTGAAAGCGTTCGCGACATCATGAACGATGTCACGGACCAGTTTGCTGTGCTCATACAGTTCGTACAGGCCAAGCGCGAGTGCGCCGATCGCAATGATCGCGACACCGACGGGGTTAGCTGAGAGAACTGCGCCAAGGCCCTCCACCGAGGCGGTGACCAGCTCCACCCCCACCGCGATAGCGATAACCGCCCCAGCGAACGCCGCCATCTTCTCGTGGTGGGAAATGAACTCCATGAACTTGTCAACCGCCCGCACGACTTTGGTGAAGATGGGCAGCAGTTTCGTCCCGAAAGTGATGACCAGGTTCTCGACATCGGCGAGGAACTGAGTCCAGGCGAAGTGCGCTGTCTTCTCCGTCTCAGACCACGACTTGCCGTATCCTGATACCGCCTTGCCTATGCCTTCGTACTTGGTTCTGATGTTGTCCAGATTCGACATCAGGGACAGCATGGCTTTGTCGGACCGGCCGCCGCCGAACAGTTTCGCCATGACCTGCGAGGCCTGGGCTGCTGACAGCCCGGACGCTTTGAAGGCTTTCTCCATGTCCGACAACGCGATGTAGATGCCGTCAGGTTTCCGCAGATCCGTGGCGATCTTGTTGACTGTCAGCCCGTAGGAATTCATCACATCGGCCAGCGACTTGTTTTTCAACGTGATATTGTCGGTCGCCAGTCCAAGTGACCGCAGGAACGTGTTCGCCTCCTTCGACCCTGATGTGACCATGGAAAGCCCCATGGTCAACCGGGTTGAAGCTGTCTCCGCAGTGTTACCCCGGTCAGTCAGGTACGCCAAGGCCGCACCCATTGACCGGATCGAAATGCCCATGGCCGCGGCGGTAGGCGCCCAGTTCTTAATTGACTGGTTAAAGTTCTGGAAGCGCATGTCGCCCTGGCCGACGATCGCGTTCAGCAACCCGGCGGTCTTGGCGGCGTCACTGGTGTTCAGGTTGAACGCCTTCATCACCGATGACAGGGCGTACGTTGTGTCTTCCAGATCGGCGCCGTGGATCTGCGCGAGCTTGGCCGAGTTGGCGACAGTCGCAAGCGAGTTACTCAGACTCAGGCCAGCGCTAATTGGGTGGTAGAGAGCCGTCGCGATGGCTGTGCCAGATTCCCCAGTCTGGTATCCGATCTGGAGGATCTTCTGGGACAGTGCGGCCATGCTTATACCGGTCAAGTGCGCGGCGGTGTACAACTGGGTGACGGCAGCCTGAAACTTCATCGCTTTGTCGATGGAGTAACCCACGGCGACTGCGACTCCGGCGATGGCCAGCTTCGTTGCTGAGCCGAGTCCGGCCATCGCGCCGGCGTTCCGCTCGTTCGCGGCCGCTTCCTCGTTGGCCATATCCCGTGTCAGCCGCTCGTCCGCTGCCAGGGTCTGCTGAGCTTTCGCCGAGGTCGCCGCAGCCCGGGCGGACGCTATGTGGGCATCCCGGAGTGCCGCTTGCACCTCGAGGGCGCTCTTGGCCATGTCCGCTTCGAGCGCCTCAGCTTCAGCGAGCTTGGATTCGGCGGCCGCCGCTTCAGCCGCCGACGCAGCCAGCGCTCTCTGCTCCTCCGCTGCTGCTGCGGCGGCGGCGCCGGCCCGCTCAGCTCCGGCAGCCGCCTCAGTTGTCGCCTCGCCGGCGGCCTGCGCACCGGCGGCGAGGCGCGCTTCCGCTGCGGCAGCCTCGGATGCGGCGTCGATTGCGCGGGCGAGCCCATCCACCAGCAGCCACTCGGCTGAGGTGAGATCTGTTTCGGCGGCGACGGTTTGCATGGCCGCGGTGGACAGTTCCTCTTGCGCCGCGGCCTGCTCGGTCGCGGCTGCTGTCGCAGCCTCGGATGCTGCGGTAGTGTCGGCGGCGCCGGTTGCGATCCCGCCCGCGCTGACCGCACCAGCGGTTGCCTCGGTTGATGCGCGAGCCAGATCTTGCACCTCAGCGATTGAGGCCATCAGCCGCTCGTTGCTGGCGATCATCTCGTCGATGCCCGCAACCCATTTACTGGCATCCGCGACAAACTCTTCGATCGCTGGTGGCAGCAGTTCAGACACGGTTCACGGCCTGATCACGACAGATTTGAACCGGCTCCGGGCGGTTCGGCTCAGAGCGCCGGAGGCTTCGATCCGTTCCTTGGCCGGCCGGAGATATGGCCGCGCGGGCAGCGTTGAGCCGCGGCCCGCGGTCCCTCCCAGTTCCTGTATCCGCGCGTAGGGGACAGTGCCGCCGACAGCTACCGACGACCGCGCGCCACCTGCGGGGCCCTGCTTGATGGTGATCGAGGCGCGCAAGTTCCCGCTGATCCGCGCGGGCGGCTCACCAGGCGGCGACGGCGTCGGCGTGTGAGGTGCGTGCGACCGGCGGGACAACTCGTCCCGCTGCACCTCGGAAACCATCAGGGATGCCATGGCGAGCGCGGCCGCACGCGCCCCCCAGGGTGCCCGGTCGCGTATCCTCTGCAGTTTCTCGTTGATCTCGCGGATGCTTGCCACACCAGGTCACCCGCTTCCTGGCTCATTTCGGGTTGGACATGATCTGGGTGGCGTAATCGCGGGCCTCAGCGATTACCGGTGCGACAGTCGCCCAATCGGACGGGAGTGCGTCTACTTGCTCGGGAGTCCACCCGTATCGCTCGGCGAACCAGGACCACTCGATGTACTCGTCAGGGAGCGGGCAGGCGGCGCCGGGTCGCCTGAGGAAGTAGTCGGCAAGACGCTGCCTGAGATGGTCTGGGGTTTTGGGCCGTTCAGCACCCGGTCGTAGACCGGACGGACCGCCTGGTACAAGGCGTCCTGATCGTCCATGGAGAGGTTGTTCAGGATCGCGTCACCGTCAACCGCTTGCCCTGGCAGCGGCTGCGCCAGCGTCCAGCCGATGATCATGCGTTTCAGCAGGGCATACATGATGCGGTCTTCGAGTTCGGCGGTGAATACCCGCGACTCGTCCCCGTTGATGGTGATGGAGATCGCGCCGCGGGCAGCTCGCCGGTCTCCTCCGTTGGGCTCGTCACGCAGATCGGCGTGATTGCCGGCGGACAGTTGCACGCGCAAACCAGTCACAGTCCTTTCAGGCAGGTAGCTGAATACAGCAGATGGTTTGTTGAAGGCAGCCGGTCAGTAGTTGACGACCGCGTTTGTGACCTGCACGACCGCCGGTGAGTACCCGCCTGATGGGCCAGCGTTAGTGGTGTTAGCCACTGCCTGGACCGTCATGTTGTACCCGAAGGTCGTTTTCGAGTCCTCGATCTGGCCTGTGTCATACGCGGCGACTTGCGCGCTGATAACCACCTGGACCAGGTTCGCGCCGACCAGGCCGTTGGTTGTCGTGATGGCCAGTGTCGGCTGAGTGTTGTTCAGGTACTCAAGGAACGGCGACTCGTCAATAGCCGGGTCGTACATGAGCGAGAATGTCGCATCAAGCTCACCGCGTGGGATGGCGAACGGTGTCTGCTGCCCGGCGTTAGTGAACTTCGGGTCAACTTTCCGGATGAACGTTGATTTCCATTCCATGATGTTGTTCACCGGGGAGCCGCCGACACTGATTGTTGTCTGCCAGTCCGCGTACGGCTTCACGGTCGAAATAGTCGCAGTCGGGGGCGCCCCGGCCACCGCTGACGAGAACGATGTGGCTTTCCCGTCCCACATCAGCAGCGCTGTTGCGGTACCTGTGAATGACACTTCCGAGAAGCACGTGTACGCGTAAGCCCGTGCGCCCACTGATGCGGTGACCCCGGTGTAATCGGTGAACGTGTGCGTCGGTGGCTGCGCCGTCGACCAGCCACCTGCACCGAGCCCGTTGTTCAGCAGGGAGAAGTTGTGCACGTAGGTGGTGACCGCGCTGTACGGGGTGACCGCCGCTCCGGACAGGTGGTTCTGGTACAGGGGGCTGCTCAGCGTCACCGTGGTGGACACCACGTTGGTGACAGTCCGCACCTCCTCTGCGGTGGTCCCGAGGGCGCCGACCGCGATAGTGGTGCCGTTACTGATGCCAGTCGCCGACGTCACGGAGATGGTGGCCGCGCCGGCTGTGTAGCCGGAGGCGAGAGTGGTAGGGGTGGCGGAGGTGCCGTTAACAGCCTGCCAGTAATCCCCGAAAATGTTGACCAGTGGGTACCCGACACCGTCACCGAAAACCGGGGCTTCCATTTCGAGATCACCGATCTCAACGCCCTGGATCAGGTTGTACAGCCCGGCCATGGCGTTCCGCCATGCGGTGTCTTTCAGGTAGGTGATGTTGTCTTTGGGTGTGAATTTGGTCAACGGCATGGTTGCCGTGGGATCGACTGCGGTTCCCGGGGTGACCTCTTTCGCCACGCCGATAAACCTTCTGGTAACCGGGAAGACAGCACTTGCGGTGCTCATGCCTGCGCCCCCTTCTTAGTGCGCGCCGTGGAAACGGCTGGCTCGGGGGCATGCTCGACAGGATCAGGGTCGGTTTCTGGATCTGGTGACCACCGGCCGTCAGCTGGCGGCACCGGCAATTCCTCGTTACCGGGAGCGGGTGCTATCTCGTACGCGTGGCCAGGTGACGCTTCCAACGGCCTCCCGGCGCCGGCATCCATGTATTGCGTGTAAAACAAGTCAGTCGTGCCGAGGTACGGGTAACGCGCCACACGCCTCCGGGTGGATGAAAGTCAGGACTGGAAATACTCAATGACGTTGATTGTGAGCCGGGCGTCGTACCGCAAGTACGCCTGATCGGCCAGGGTGTGCAGAACAGCGAACTCGTAACTCATTTCCTCGCCGATGCCGAGCAGCAGGGAGGAAATGACTCCGGTAACCGGATCGGTGATCAGCACCTCATCCGTGGATGGGCGCAGTGCGGCCATCACCGCATCCACAACAGCGGGGAAATTTGTGTCCGCTTGCGGATCGTCAGCAGCACCAACCCAGGCCAGGTACAGGTCAACTTTGTGGGTGATCTGCTTCCACCCGGGCGCGATCACGTTCGGGCCACCTGCCCGCGGTGGGGTCAGCCGTGTTTCCTCACCAGATCCGGGCCACAGGTACGCCTTCGGTGCGTCCAGGTCACCCGGATCCGGTGGCGTGATCACGCACTCAAGTGCGCCCTGCTGGCCAGGTTCGGCTGGCAGCGGCAAGCCGTTCAGCAGGCCGGTCAAATAGGTTTGGACGGAGTTCACCGGCACAGGCACCACCCCCTGCCGGGCGACCTCGCGCTCAGATGACCCGCCGGTACGGCTGGACCAGCGCCTGAGCTTCTTTCATGTACCAGCCAGGCGTGTTCACCGAACTGTCCCCGTGACCCGGTACGGCCTGGATGGTGGTGGCCGTCGCCCCGCGCACCAGGGCCTGGGAGACAGCGAACAGGATGGCCGCTTGGATGACGGACTGCGGCAGGGTGGTGGCCATCACCCCCACCGGGTGCTTGTAGGCCAGCGGTGAGGACAGGGTGAGCAGGCCGGGCCCGGACAGTGCGGTCGCGTTGGTGACGGTGAACGTCTCCTGCGCGCCGGGGTCGTGCAAGGTGCCGGTGGCGCCGGAGACCATCCCCGGCGGCGGTCCCCACCCAGTGCAGTCGTCCACTTGAAGGGTGACGTCATCCTCTGCGGCTGCAGCGGCAAGTGACCCGTGCGGCCACCCGTTGATGTAGGTGGTTTCGACTTGGTAGCCGCTCCGGCCGCCCCACCACCACGACGCGTACCCGGGTGCGAGAAGGACCGCCGAGCCGCCATCACCGGAACCGCCAGGGCTGGTGGTGCCGTACACCCCGATGACCGGTTTCTCGATCTTGTAACCGGTCGCGGGGATCGGGTTCCACTCGGCCGGGAATGTGACCGTCGCGGCTACCCGGCCGGAGAGCACCGCGGTTACCGGCGAGCGGGACAGCAGCAACCGTGCGATCCCGGGCCCGAACATCTGGAATCGCAGATCTCCTGGCCCGAACAAGGTCTCGGTGTCCACCGTTGCGCGCAGCGGCTGGTTGCAGAACCCGTCGATCATCGAGGTAGCCCGGCGGCACAAGTTCAACTGCTCATCGAATTGCTGCTGCTCGGTCGGCCTCGATCCGGCCCCCACGGTGTTCCACACCACACCTGTAGGGGCGGCGATCAGCATCGCCGGCAGTACGTACGGGGTGCCCGGGCTGGCTGGGACACCGGCCGGGTTGTACTCATTCACCGCGGGCCACAGCCAGGTCCTCGGCTGGCAGCACGAGGATCTTGAATCCCAGGCCCTGATGTTCGGCAATCTCAGTGGCCCGCTGCTGGTATTCCTGCACTTGCGCCGGGGTGCAATCCGGGGAAATCCGGACGATCAGCGTTTCGCCAGGAGCGACTACGGTGACGCACTCGCGCAGCAGATCCCGCATCTCATCTGGGGTCAGGGATGACACTGGCGGGAGCACCATGAGCCGGTGCCTGTCCTGGGAAGCCATCTGCTCCTGAAACCGGTCACGCCACTCCTCTAGCTGCGGCTGAGTGAGCCGGGCGCCGTCATCCCAACTGTCCATCCTTGTCACCGCCCTTGCTTGTGCTGGTCGCGGACGCATTTCGTGCACACCCATCCACCGGTGTCCGGGTCGCTGATCGCATGCTTGAGGCACACCAGGTCGCCGCACTCGCGGCAGTTGATGGATGCGTCGGATGGGTGGCGTTTAGGGCCGCCGCAGCGGGCACAGTGCGGCCGGCCGTGGCGGCGGGCTCTCACCCGGTCAGAGCGGGCGGGACCGCGGCCGGCCCGGCTTACGCGCTGGCGCAGCCACAGCAGGCGCTGTTCCGGCCGGCTTGTCCTCTGCCACAGGCGTCTCGGACGGCCCGGACAAGGCCTTGAGCAGTTCGGCGCGCTCGCTGGCTGGCAGTGCTGCCAGTTGCGCCGCAATAGTGGATGCGGACAGCACAGGCGCCTCCACTTGCTTCGGGGCCTGAACCATCTCGGCGAGCTTCGTGGAGAAGGTCCGCATGGCGGCCTTCTGCATCAGCTGGCCCTCCCGCTCAGCGATCTCCACTTCGGAATGCTCATCGGGAGTGAGCGGAACACCGGCCGGGGTGGCAGCCCATCCGTACGCGCCGCCGATCAGGATCGGCACGCAGGCTGGGCACCGGACCACAGGGTGCCCGGTGTCGTCGATGGACACGGTGTGGCTGTCACCGCACCCACCGCGGTCTGGTGGCACGTTGACGGTGCCCGGGCCGACCCGCCCGTCCGGTGTGGGCGCCAGGTCGGACATCCCGTACGCGATGGTGCTGGTCATGTGTTCTCCTCGGTTGTTTCCGCCCCGCAGCGGGGGCACAGGAATGACCAGGCGTTCCATGTGCGCTTGCAGGGGATGCAGCGGCGGCCGCGCCTGGTGCCGAAAGCGAATTGGGGCCCGCCGCGCATCACGCCGGACTGGCCGTACCAGGACCGGTTGATGTACCGGGCGTCTTTCTCAGACACCTCGACTTGGCCGCCGGACCGGTCGGCGTCGTACTTGATGCCGTTGGCCATGTCGAGGCCTTTGCATCCGGTGGGCAGTTGCACAGTGGGCACAGGTCACGCACCTGTCTGCAGCACGGATACGGCTGCGGTGCTGGATGCGGCGATCGCGTAAATCTGATCGCCGGAGAACAGGTAGCCGGAGAATGTGCCGTTTGCGGCAACGGCGGCACCGTTGGATGCGGTGACTCCGGGTCCGCCCAGGTACACGACGATCGACCCGGAGCCGTTGGCGAAGTAGAACCAGCCCACAGGCCCGGGGGTCTGTGAGACCGGCGCCGCCGCTACCAGCACCGCGGTGCTGGCTCCGGCTGTGTACTGGGCGGACCCGGCCATGTCAGCCGACCAGCCGGGCGACGACCGCTGCCGCGTACACCGATGAGGCGGTGGCGTTGGCGATCGCGGTGATGTTCACCGTGTCCGTGGCGGACAGGTTGAGGATGACCGGCCCGAACTTCACATCACCGCTCGCGCCTGTTGTGGAGATCAGGCCAAACGGGATGGGGCTCAACCTGGCGGTGCTGGTCTGGTTGAGTGCCGTGTTGTGCGAGTCGGCAGCGACTGTTGTCGTGCCCGATATGGCGACGCTGCCGGTGATCTCCCACAGTCCGGCTGTGCCAGGTGTGCAGGTGGCCACGACGGTCGCCGCAGTGGGCGCCGTCTGCTTACCTGCACCCTGAACGGTGAGCTGGCCATCTTTGTAGAACGTGACACCCTGGACGACAACACCGGGTGATGGCTGGATATAAGCCCCGCCGCCGAGTGTCTGCTCGCCCGCTGGGGTTGGGTTAGCGGTGAGGTTAGTCACATGCTCCTTAACCGGTAACTGATTGCTTTACGAACGGCGCGCGTGCGCCCGGCCAGGTGGTGAATCTGGCCGGGCGCACGCAGCTTTGTCAGGACCAGGTACCGGTCGCGCCGGAACGGTCAGACTTCTGAATTCCCTGCAGAAGACCGCAGTAGAACGGGGCGTTCACGACGAGGCTTCCGAACAGGAACATGCTGTAACGGAACGAGGCGTCGATCACCGGCCACGAAATGCTCAGGTAATCCTGCACCGCGACGAATTCGACCACGTTGGAAACGTTGCTCCACGCGAAAGGCATCGTGTAAGACATCAGCATCGCTGTGCCTTGTGTCAGCCACGGGTGGACGACGACTTTCAGCGGGTTGCGGGTGATCGGGTTCTGGAACTCCGAGACGGCAGCACCCAGCCGAACTCCCGGCACCTCAGCCTGCTCAACGAACAGGCGGTAAGCGCCGTTAGCGGAGCTTGAGTTGATGATGTCGTTCGACAACCGCATCACATCGCCACCTTCGGCGATGATCTCAGCCGGGTCGGCCCTGTAAGCCCCGTAGGTGTTGCCCGTTCCGTCCCACAACTGCTGCAGGGCGTTGTTCAGCACCGAGGTTTTCAGAGTGTCACCGATGGTGTTCGAGAAGTAGCCGGCTTGCCAGTTCGACGGGTAAATCGCACCACCAGTGGTTGCGGAGTGCCCCGACAGAACAGACAGCAGGCCCTCTTGGTCGTTGCTTGACGACGTTCCCGAGTCCACCGTCGGCGCAACCGTTCCCGACACGGGCAGAGCGCCTTGCAGGGTGTAGTACTGGCCACCGACCTGCGTGACATCCAGGTAGTACGTTCCCGCGCTGGCCCCCGTGGTGACGTACAGGTTGTACCACTGGGCGCCCGCGACAGGGCTGATCTGGACATCCACAACCTGACCGGATGACCATGCGACTGACCCGCCCGTGCTGGCCGCGGTCTCACCGAAGTAGGTGTTAGCCGTGACCTTCACGAACACGTTTGTCGTCACACCGGTCAGCGGGCTCTCACCGGAGTTCGCGGAACGCGCGGTGAGCGTCGGAGTTCCCGGAGTGGAAACAGCGATCGAAGTAGCCCCAATATGCGCGGCCTCTTCGTTCAACATGAATTCCTGCAACAGCAGGAGGTTGGCGAGCGCGGAAATGTCTTCGAAGCCTTGACCTGAGAACTGTGCGCATTGATTGTTACTCGCCGTAAATGGCGGGACCGGTCATTTCTGCCGGTCTCTCACGGTTTACCATCCCGTGAGATCGGACTGTCTCATAACCTGCGGCCGGTACCCCGTAATGCCCCGGGGTGTCGTCCATTGCACAGGTTCCGCACATACAGTCTCTACACGCCGGCGGGCATCGCCAGCGCTCGGGATTCCCCGTAGGTGGTGGGGTTCCCCGAACAGTGCAGTTTGCTCCGGCACCTCACGGCGCCGGGGGCCCGCTAGTTGAGCCAGGACAGGTTCTCAGACAGACCCCAGAACCGGTAAGGGATCTTGAGGTCAACTGCGTCCTGTGTGCCAGTGCCTGGCAGGTTGAGTGGCCAGTTGACACTGCCACTGTTACCGGAAATCGACCCCGATCCCTGAACAAGCTCGGGGATGGCCAGACGGACGAACTTGCCACCAGACGGGCCGGTTTGTGAACCGGAAACACCGGTGATGACTTTCCGCTGCCTTGCAACACCCTGGCCAGGTGTCCTGGCCAGCTTGTTGCGGATCGGCGAATACACCGGGTAGATGAGAGAGCTCGGTGCAACCAAGTCGAAGGGCACGAAGCCGGACGACAACGGCGACGTGAGCGTAATGCTCTTGCCGAGCGCGTCGGAAAGCTGGGTGTTCAGCTGGCCGACGAGCTGCTGCACTGCCTGGTTTTGCGGGCTGGCGGCCATGAATGCGCCGAACTGGCCAGCAAATTCCGGGCTGAGGCCCTTAATGACCTCGGCTGGGCTTTCGATGCCCTTTTTGATCGCTGAGCGGAACGACAGTTCCGCTTTCATGCTCCGGCGGAAGATCTGGTCGTCATCGTCCAGTGGACGGTTACCACCAGGGCGGCAATAGCCGACACCCTTGACAAGGGTCGGCATCTTGTCACTCAGCATCAGGTCCGGTGAGTGGTAATTCTTTGCGTCAGCGTCGGCGTACCACGACGGGTTCGCGTCCGCGCGCTCCAGCGCAGCCTGGCCGGCTGTGCCGTAGGGAAGAACGTCAGTGCTTGTCACACGCCTCCTGTGCGTGTCGTTACTACTTTTTGCTCAGTTAGGAGGGACTGATGCCGCTCCCAGCTTGTCGAGGACCGAGAGGGCCCTTTCCCGGGTTCCCGGGTCAGATGATTTGGCGCGGTCCTCGATGTAGGCGCGGTAAGACAGTTCCTCGATAGATGCGCGTGTGCGGGCTTTCTCGGCGGCTTCTTCCACCAGGTTGCGGCGTTCCACGGGAACGGCCGGCGTGGTGGCTTGCCGGGCCAGTGCGCCCCTGACGGGGGCCATCGCTGGGTCGGGCTTAGAGCCGAGCTCGTCGACCTGCTTGCGCAGTTCAGTGATCTGGGTGTCGTAACGCTCGGCGAGCGGCGCGATCTGCTCGGCGAGAAGTGATTTCAGCACGTCCGCTGTCAGCCCTGGTGCCGCAGCCGGCTGGGTGACCGTTTCGGGTGCGGTGTGCGGGTTGCGGCGCTCGTACTTGGCAATGGCCTTCTTGAACGCCTTGGCCAGCTGCTCCTCAGTCAGCCCATCTGGGGCTTTCCCGACAGTGCTGATTCCTCCCTGCGCGGGTGGAGTGTGCGGTGTCGGGACATTCCTGGCACCAAGATCTGGTGGCAGGACACTCTTCGATGTGGCCATCGGGCACAGGTCAGGGAACGTCGCCGCGATGTGGTCGTGCATGCTCTGCAGCGCCACCCTGGCCTGCTCACGGGAACTGTTGGAGTAGTAGGTGCGCGCCGCGCTCGGGCTCCCCGGTGCGACCCGGTTGTTGTCACCAGTGTTGGCCGGGCTTTCAGCTTCGTGCCCGGCCGTGATCAGCGGCCGGTCGAACTGCTCCGGCTCCGGAGTGTGGTGGGATGGCGGGATGTTCGGTGAGCCACGATCTGTGGCGTCCTCCGACGCAGTGGGCCCGGACAGGTACGGCCGTTGGAACTGGCCTGGCTTCACGCCATCACCCGGCTTGATGTGCTCAGTCGGGTACATGTCCTGGAAGGCCTTGTGCAGCAGCGCGCGGCCGTCCTCGACGGCGGCCGGGTGCATGCTTTTCACCGCTTGCGCGGCACCCACCAGGGCGGTCAGGCGGCCCGCTTCGGTGGTCTTGCCCGCGGCCGCGGCCGCGGCCGCCAGCTCACCAAACCACGACTCGTCGATGCCAGCGCCGATCGCTTTCAACGACGGGTAGCTGTCCATGACGGCCTGCGTGTCGAAGGCCGCGCAGGCCATGTCGTGCATCCGGCCGACCGTGTACGGCGCATCAGTTTTGACTGAGGACGGCACCTTGTCCGGTGTCCGGTCCGGGTCGGTTGGCAGGCCAGCATCCGGCTCGAACTGCTCGACGGTGGATGTGCCATCCGGCTCGCGGTGCTCACCGACTGGCTTGGTGTCACCTGGCAACGGCCGGCGTGCGGCTTTCTCCGTGCCCGCCTGGGCGAGGATCTCGTCGGCGGCAGCCTGGGAGATCATGCCCATCTCAACGGACTTGGCCAGGGTTGCGGTGAGCGCTTCCACTGCGGCACGCTTCGCTGCTTTGCCCATGCCGGGGAGCTTCTTGCCGCATCCGCCGCAGAACTTGGCATCGGTGTCGGCGTGGTAGTTCTTGCCGCATCCCTTGCAGGTGCGCCCGCCGGTCTTCGCTGTGTCCGCCTCGACCGGGGTGGTGCCGGTGTCCGCGGTGTCCTTCGCTGCGGCCTTGCCGGAGCCTTTGCAATCCGGGCAGTCCATCTTGCCGCCACGGATCTTCCCGTCACCCTTGCAGGTGCCGCATTTCATCCCGGAAGCATCAGGGTCACCGTCGCTAGATGGCGCCCCATTCGCTTTCACCAGGTCGAGATCGCTGTCGATCTCGCCGGCTCCGCTGGCCTTCCACGTGTCGGGGATCTTGTCTTCCATCCCGAGCGCAGATGCGCGGCGTTTGATGTGCGAGCGGGCCGCAGCCGGGTCCTTGGCGTTGCCGGCCAGGTGAATGGCGTTATCCAGGTCCTCCCCGTTCTTGATCGGGAACGATCCGTCGGGCATCGCTGCACCCGTGTCCGCTGCGGCGTCACGCTGCGACTGAGTGAAGTCGCGCTTCGCCAGCCACCGCTCGGCGCCGTCGCGGTCACCGCCGAGACCTTCGGCGTTGCCCTCGGCGTGCCAGCGCATCCAGTCGGCGCGCTTGGCCAGGTACTCGGTACCGCCGGCGATGCCCTTGACTGATGGCTCCCGCGAGAGCCACTGGCGGCGGGCGGCCTTATATGCGGTGCGGGTTGGCTCATCGGCTTTGGCGACGGCATCAGCGTCGTCATCGTCCGGGTCGTCAGTGCTGGCGTCCTCGCCGGCGGCGGGCAGGTTTGGTGGCGGCTCCTCTGCGTCCTCACCGCCGTCCGGGTTCTGCCCTTGATCGGCGGGAACAGGGCCGGCTTTGGTCAGCAGGTCCTCCGTGTCGGCCGACTCGTACTCACCGAACATTTCCCCGACCAGCTCCATGGATCCGCCGTCGGCCGACTTGGCCAGGACCAGCCCGCAGTTTTTGTTAGCGGGCCTGTCAACAAGTGACAGCTCAGCCAGTTCGCCGCCGTTGATGATCCCACCGCGGGCTTTCCCGCTCGGATCACGGGAAATGACCGGCCGGGCGACACCGATGCTGTACGCGGTGAGGACACCTTTTTCCACCAGCCGCTTTGCGACCGGCTCGACTACGAGCGATTTGACGTAATGCCCGCCGTCGCCGTCCCGGTCGATTTCGATGGACAGCGCCTTGCCGGCGGGGTCGCGGCGGGACTGGTGCTGAACCCTGACGTTGCCGCCAGTGTCCCGCCACTCCTGCAGCGCTTTCGCCGACCAGACCGGGTCGACGATCTGCTCGTCAGTGTCAACGCTGCCGTCCGTGGCCTTGCCGTACACGACAAGGTCCCCGTCAGCGTCCTTCACGAATTTGACAATTGGGAAGCTGACATAGGTCAGTTCGGAAACGGCTGTTGCCACATGCCTCCACGGCCGGGGTGCTGGATTAGTTCTGGGGTTGATGTCAGGCGGGCATGCAGAAGGGCCGCCCGCGGAGGACGGCCCTTCTGTCAGTTGCTGGCGGGTGGGTTAATCTCTCACCCTCGGATTGCCGCATCCGTTTATGTATGCCGTCGCGGCTGTAGCGGGTGGTGCAGGGCGGGCATGCGGGGGCGATGTTGGTGATATCGACGTTCAGGTAGTTGCCGTCGAGTTGGACGGCGAACAGTTCAGCGGTGCCGCCGATGGTCCGGCCCCACGATGCGAGCTGCCCGCACCAGTGGCACGGGTGCGGGCCCGGGCCGATCGCGTCATACAGCACTTTGCGGTGCATGTAGACGTCGCCGTTGGCGTCGGCCAGCGGGTGGGTGCGGGCTTTGACCCGGATCCGGCCGTTGAGCATGATGGCTCCGGCGCCGTTCGGGCGGCGCAGGACGATCGCAGGGTCTCCGTGTTTGCGCCAGCGGCCGTAGTGGGTGCTGCACCAGCCCAGCGATCGCGCTCGCTGGGTGCATTCCGGGAACTTGCACACAGGTGCAGGGGCTTGCCTGGGCGGAGCGATTGGGTCACCTGTGCGCCGCCACTGCTGGTAGTGCCGCCAGCAGTAGCGCATGGCAACCCAGCGTTCGGGGCATTCCGGTACGCGGCAGATCTTGTCCCCTGCTGGCAAAGTCAGAAGGCCGGGCTGGTCTGTCACGGTCCTGTCTGATCTTCTGTAGGCACAGGTGCCTGGTCCCGGCTGGCTGCGGCGTTGAAGGTGGCGAGGGCCTGTTTGGCGGCACGGTGCTGCATGTGGTCCACTCCCCGCTCGGTGAGGCACCAGCCGGTTGTGGTTACGACATCACCGCCGGGGGTCGCTTCGGCCATGAACCAGGCCCAGGACCCAATGGCTGCTTTTCTGCGCATGGTGACGGTGGCGTTCACCCGGATCGCCTGCTCACGTGCGTGAGATTGCGCGCGGGCGCTGAAAAGGTTGCAGATGGCACGTCTGCGCCGTCTCGCGATTATCATCGCGATCATGCCAAAACCGCCCGTGAGGGCCACTATGGTAACGAATAGCCACGCAATTGTCACGCCTGGTAGTGTACCTTTTGTCCTCGGCGGTGCGGATCATGGAAACGGGGGCGAACCCCAGCGGGGAGTACCTCACCTGGGGATCTGCAAATCCAGAGCCTGAGCGGGCGGTCCGCACCGCCGGGTGCCCGGCACGGCACGTCAACCAGGGCAAGGGCAGCTTTCGTCGCACATCTCGCCGACGGCGGCCGCAAGGTACCCGGCAGCGAATCCGTGAGTAAGCCCGATTACCACCGCCGCTGCGAGCTGCACACCCATGGCGAGCAGCAACCGGACGAAGAACGCACCATGGCCCGCTTCGAGGATGGTCAGTGCGGCCATCCCGCCGGCCATCTCAAGCTCTGAAATCTCACCGCGAGTGGCTATCTCGGCCCAACGTGCCGCCTTCATGCCGTGTTTCATGCCGGACTGCCACCATCAGAGCGGGCGGCGCCCCACTCCAGCCGTACCAGCTCAACGTTCGGCCGGGTGATGATGTACAGCGATTCAAGCCGGCTGAACCCGGCCTCCCGTAGTGAGGTGAACCACTCATGGCAGCCGGCTGCGCTCGCCGCCATTGGGGACAGACCGGGCATGGAGTCCATTCCGTCTCGTTCCTCCTGATCGGTGCAGGTTCCCTCACGGGCCGTGAGCTAAGATGCGTGCGCCCTTGAACCTCGCAGTCAGGAACTCGTGCGCACTGTGGACGATGCGGAACTCAAAACCAGGTACTTGCACGGTGAGGCAGTCGGTGTCATAGCTGCTGCCGCCGGGATGAGCAGAAAGAAGCTGCGGCACAGGCTGATAAGCCTCGATGTACCTCTCCGTGCCAGGACCGAGCTGATCGTGCAGCGTGCCCGGCAACTCGACGGGACTGATACCGACGCCCGCTATACCGCCGGAGCGGGAATCGCCGAGCTTGCTGTCGATCTCACCGCCGAGCTCGGCGTGCACATCAGCGAAGGGGTTGTCCGCACATGGCTTGAAATGCGGGATGTTCCCCTCCGGGGCCGGTCAGCAGCAGCGAAACTTGCCTCCACTGCCCGGACCCGTGAGCAGCGCATGGAAATGACCGCCGCGGCGCGTGCGAGCACCCGGGGAATCCCCGTGCCGATCGAACGGCGACTGGCGGCCGCTATCGGCAGGGAGAACCCGCGGCCGGGAAGCTTGCCTCCCGCGAACCGGGATCTGGCGCAAATCCTGCAGCGGTCCGGCCGGAGAGTTACCACGCTCAAAGCCGCTGGGCCGTACAGCATTCCCGTTGCGACCGGCACCACGGGCATCGACCTGACCGCCAAAAGCACCGAGTGGATGCTGCGCGTACGCGGCCCGCGCTTGAGGTACCTGCTCGAAACCGGATGGGATGTCCTGTTCCTCCGCGTCATGTCGACCAGGTTCCCGATCCCGCCCGCGATGGCAGATCTGGTTTTCGACCGGCTCGCATGGCGCGACGGGCACCCGGACTCCCCACGCCGGTTCATGGTGATCGACCGGAACGGCCAGATCATCCGGCAAGGATTCGCAGACGACTTGCCGCCATCCAACCTGGGTGCCACATCACGGATGATGCGTAAGCAGGACTGCGGCAGCCAGTTAGATGACATCCGCCGGCATCATCGACTGCCCGGTGTCTCCCGGGTACAAGGAGCACCGGCAGTTCGGGTGAGCCGGCGGCTGATCATCACCGGAGGGAAACTCATCCCCTACCGGGATCAGCCCGGCCGCCTCGTTGCCATCGCACACGGCGCACACCGTTGCGTCCCCAGCGGTGGCCCATCCGACCGCCGCGATCCTGGCCTGCTGGTAGTACGCCAGCGCCGCCAAGGACATCGACCAGGTCACCTCGGTCTGGGTCACGACCAGGGCGGCAGGCTCATTTCCGAGTAGCCCATCGAGTACGCCAGTGAGTTGCCCTGCGGTGAGCCCACCCGCAACCGCAGCGAGAAGGGCTTGCTCCAGCCGTGTCACCCGCGTTGCCACCAGGCCGCCCACCCGCCGGTCACCCTCGTCAAGGATCGACTGCAGTGAGCTGTCCGGCGCGTCCAGGTCGATGCTGGTGATCTGGACGGCCGAGTTCCGGCCGAGCCGCCAGCCGTCCGCCCACAACTCCCGCATGATCCTGGTGAGCGCCACAGTTAGCGCTGCGGTAACCCCGGTTCGTTGCAGGTACCGTTTCGGGCCACGCGGCCGCGCTGCTGCACCTGCCCCGTTGCCGCTAGCCAGCCACCCGGCAGCGAAATCGGCGGGCAAAACGCCCTGCAGTTCCCTGGCGAGCCGGCCAGCGTACTGGGCTGCTAGCTGCCGGTCCCGCTCCCACCCGGGCCAGTCAGGGCTTTTGGGCTGCCATCATCCCCGCCACCCTTGTTGAGCTTGGCCCGGTTCATCGCCCCGTCCCACGGCCCGGTGTCCGTGCCCACAACACCGACCCATGCGAGGGTGCTTGTTTTGCCTGCCCGTTTGAGAGCGAGAGTCCGGTGCCAGCCGTCAGCGATCTCGTACTTCGCCTGGCCGGGTACTTTCACCAGCACGACCGGCGCGAGTTGCGTCCCGGCCCGGATGGATGCGGCGATCGCTTCTACTTTCGCCGGGTTGCGTGCACCGCCCGGGCGGCGGGCCATCTCGATCCGGGACAGTGCCACGGATACCGGCCCATGCCACCGTGCATCTTTGACCCACTCCAGCACGGCGGCCGGGTAGTGCCGTGCCAGGTACGCGTACACCTCATGTGTCAGATCGGCGTGGCTGGTCTGCGCCGCGATCTCTGCTGTGCTCTTGGTGCTCAGCATCGACCGGGCTACATCGCACACCTGATCGGCGGTCAAGCCCTTGCCCAGGTCCTCCTCGATGCTGGCGAGCAGTGCAGCGGGCAGATCTTGCGGCGCCCACCCGGTGACTGTGCCGCCTTTGCGCAGGTGATTGCGCAGCAGATCCAGTTCTCGCAGTTGCCCTTTCCTCGCGGAGGTTGGAGTGGCGTTCGCGGAGCCGACCGCACCGGAGCGCGCACCGGAGTGCGCCGGGGTGCCCCGGCCGGACTGGCTGACCGCGCCGCCGATTGCCCGCGGTGCCGGCTGCTGGGCGACCGTGGCGGGCCCCGCTGGTGGCGCCTGCTGCGGGGCGGTCGACGGGCCGCTTGTTCCTGCGATCTGCGCTGGATCCAGCGGTGCAGGTGTGGGCCGGGAGCCGGTGACCTGCGGTGCGGTCGGCGCACCAGCGAACGGGACGAAACCCTCGCGGACAGTCGCCCATCCAGGGTCGGAGGTGACAGGAAGGTTCCACGGGTCGCGGCCCAGCTCGACACGGGCCTCATCGACGGAGCACAATCCTGCGCTAATCTGCTCCACAAGAAGGGTTGTCAGAGTGGCGGCGTCTTCATCTTCTTCCAATCCTTCCCATTGCCACTCAAGGTCTTCCTGCCCGCACACATCTTGCAAGATCCTGTCGAATACCGCGGCCTTCAGCCACATTAGCAAGGGGACGGTTCCCTTGCGCTCCTGAATGTCCTGCCCGGCTTTCGCCATCTGGTTCGCCGCACCGACACTCTGGGTCGCGGAGACACGCGGTGAGATGCCCAGTTCCATGGGCATGACGGAGAACGCCATGCACACCTGGGTCATGATGATCTCATCGAACTGGTCGGCCAGGCTCGCGGGCTTCTGCGGGTCCACTTTCGACCCGCCTGGGAGAACAATGATTTTGTGCTTCCATGCTTGATCACCGGCAAGGGCATTCAGCGCGTCTTGAAGCTCCCGGATCTGCTGCGGGGTCATGTTCGTGTCACCCGGCGAAACGAACAGGCCAGGAATGGATCCCTCTTGGAAAAAGTTCAGCTGATACTGCTGCCGGTTCAACCCAGCCATGACCGGGATAATCGCCCGCTCAATGGGCGCCTGACCGTACGGTGTCCACGTGCGGGCGGTGTACGGCAGGTACATCAGCTGATCGCCCCGGTACTCCGCGATGAGCCCGTCATCTGCGGTTTCCTCAACCAGCAGCGTCATCAGGTCCACACGCGGGACACCGTATTCGTATTGCTGATAGGCTGGGTTGGGCGGTGCTGGCACTCCGCCAAGCACATCCACCAGTGGCCGGATAAGTGTCCCGTCGATAAGATCTAGCGCGGCCACGTTTGATCCGAGCAGGCCCTTGTTCCGCACTTTCGACGGGTGCACGTACAGCGCCAGGGCGTCGGTAACGAACACTTCCTCAAGCAACGCGTCGAACCATGAGGAAAAATCGCCGTAGCGCGGATCGGGCTGGCGGAAGAACTTGACAGCCTGCGCCCTGCGCTCCGCGAAGTCGGCCATGCCGCTGTGCGAGCCCCGCAACGATTTCGCGGCGTCCCTTGTCAGGGCAATGTTCCACCCGACGCCACGCAACTCCGATTTGCGCAATTCGATGCACGCACGGGCGACACTGTACAGGTCCGCGAGAGTCCGCAGAGTCTGGAAGTCGGCGAGCTTTCCAAGGCCTTCCGTGCCGGGCATGCCCATAGGCATGTCCCAGCCGATCGGGTACTGGAAGCGCCTTATCGGCGGCCTTTCCTCACCCGGTTCCGGAGTGTCAATCGGGACTGGCTCTATGGGGGCGAGCGGCCCGAACATGCCGGACAGGAATGTTCGCCAGTCTCGTGGCAGCCCGCCGTGCTGGCCGGCTGACCGGCCGGAGGTCCACTCGTTGTAAGAGGCAACGAGCGGGGACGGGCCCGGGCTGATCGACGGCGGTGTGACCGTGGCGAATCCGCCTGACCGGCCAGCGGCTGTCGCTTTCAGGGTGCGGGTGATGGCGCGCAGGTCCGTGGGCACAGGTCACCCCCCGCCCCTGTGCGTGCGTTGTTGCTGGTTTCGCGGGCAGGGGAGCTGGCAGGGCCTGCCGGTCAGCGGCGGCGGGCCCTGCCAGGTCGTCAGGTCAGAGCGAGAGCATCCAGGAGATGCCGTACACCGTGTTGGCCTGCGAGTCGGACGGTGATGTGATCGACACCGAGAACCCGGTCGCGGAGACGACAGTCACCGCCGGGCTCTTAGCGGCGACAGCTGAGGTGGTCGACGCGATGACCACGATTGGCACTGCGGGCAGTGTGGTGCCGAACGTGACCGCGACCAGTACGCCGGTCGCTGACGATGTGCCCGTGCCAGCGGTCAGGCTGCCCCTGGTGATCGTTGAGCCTGCCGCCACGACTGGGGATGGCGGGGCTGAGCCCGCTCCCGCGCCCGCGGCCGCGGTGACAGTGGTTGAGTCCCATGGGGAGTAGCCCCACTCGGCGGCGGTCGTACTGGTCGCAACAAGGTACTGGCCTTGTGCGGGAACTCCGTAGGGGACGGCTACTGCGGTGCCCATATGACTCCTTCTGCCCGCGCGCTCGCGGGCGGGATGGTTGACCTGATTTGGTGATCACAGTGGGCATGCAGGTGAGAGCGGTCGGCAGCCTGTGGCTACGCGGTAGCGAGGATGAGCCCGCCGAGGCACGTTTCGGCGTGGTGGCGGCGCTCGGCGAGCAGCTCGGTGAACTGGCGTTTGCTGTTGGCTGTGCGCTGCCATCCGCACCACCGCTGCCCCTCGTGGCAGAGCAGGACGAACGGCAGCCGGATCGGCGGGCCGGCGACTTGCCCGTCCGTAAGCGATGCCGGGCTGATAGTGATATCGGAAGGTGCCGTCATCGTGGCATCCCGCACCCGTCAGTGAACTTGATTGTCGTGCCGTACTCGGGATGGCCGTGGACCGCATAGAAATCATCCCAGCAGGCCCACACCGAGTGGCTTTTGAACTGGGTGCACCACCGGAGGACCACAGTGCCGTCCGAGAAGATGGCACCCTCGTAGTCGGGTGAGTGCCCGCTGTTGGTGATGCCCGCGGCCTCGTATTCGGGGGGCGGCTCGGGCCGGTAACCGGCGAACGATCGCGGGTACGTGTATGTCCTGGTGTAGGTCACGCTGTCTCTTCCGGTTCGGGTGGGAGGGCGTCGGGCCACATGAGGCCGTCTTGCGGCCACCGGCCGTCTGGCCAGAACTCGACGGCTGCGAGGGTGCCGTTCTGGTGGAATTCGATCCGGCGGATTCTGGGGCAGGCCCGGGCGTGCGCGGCGCCGCAGTGATCGCACCTGCTGGCCCGGTACTGGGCCCACATGGCGCGGATCTCATCGGGTGCATATGACTGCCCGGTATCAGCCGCCACAACTTCAAATGGTGTTGACAGTGTCCGCCAGTTTCGGTAGGTTTGTCCGTATGACTAGGACAATGTTGGATATGAGGTCAGCGCTGGTCCCACTCACGCAACTCCGCGAGATCCAGGGCTGCGCCGGCTCTGGCGGCATGGTCCGCTCGGAGTGGCGTAACCAAAGCAGACTGCGGGCGGGGCAGCTTGTCCGCCGGGACGGCTGGTGGCAGGTCATCACCGGCATGAGCCTGGACAAGCTGGGCGGCGGCCACCGTGTCCAGTTGCTCAGCGCGGACGGCGAGCGGACCAGCGTCCGCCTGCTGCGCTGCGACGGCCTTGAGGTCCGCACCGACACCCGCATCGACCGGGCGACCCTGCAGCTCGCTGAGCGCGGCACGGATACCCGTGGCGTCTTCCACCGCTCCCGCAGCCGGGAGCGCGCCCGGGCAGTCCGCATTGAACGGCGGCAGAAGCCCTGGCGGAACGGTCACAGGGAGCGCGATCCGGGTCCGTGGCTGTGGGATATGTCAGCCTGACATCCTGGGACTATTCCCCAGCCCCCGACCGCAGAGGAAACACGCTAAGTGACGTTCATCGAGTGCTCGTGGGATACGACTGTCAAGTCGACACTCCGCATCGATCTGAGCGATGCCCGGGATGTCATTGAGCAGTTGCCCGGCGGGGGATCCGGCAGCGTGGAGCGCAAAGCCATGCTGCTACGGGTGATCGACAGGATGCTCACCCCCGGCACATTCATCGCTCCCAGCGATGTCCGGTTCGTCGCCCGAGCTATTGCTGACGCAAAGGATGCGATGATCGCGCACTTGCGCGATCCCGGCCGCTACCGCAGTGAAGTAACTTTCGGCCCTCACGCCCTGGCCGCAGAACTGATCGAAGAGTAACGCTCGCCGGGGAGCATGGAAGGCGCCAGCCTGAGTGGCCTGGATTTACCAGGCAGGCGGCGCCTTCCATGTTGCGGGGTCACGTGGCCGGGGACCTGGCAGAGATGGTCAAGTAAGGGGGAACCAGCCCTGCCAGTGTGCGAGCCCCCGGTTAAAACCTTGGTAGGAGATGGTGCGCCGGCTCGCACTGCCCACCCATATGTGCCGTTAATACCCGTTCAGTGGTGATGTGTAAACACGGTGACCACCAGCAGGATGAACGTGATGGCCAGCCACAGCAACGCCAGCCACAGAAACCACGATCCCAGCCGGGACAAAATGCGGCCCAGATCTCTCACTGCTTCTCACCTGGCACAGGCGGCGGCACCCACCCCATCGCTTTCAGCGCTTTCTCAGTTGCCTTATCCACCACGACCCGGGATTGAACGCCGATGTCGAACGCGTCGAGCGGAAGCAGCGCCACCTTCAGTACCGGCACCTCATCCGCTGCGAGCGTCAACGACGCCTTCACCACGGTGCGCAACTCGAAACCGTCCACCCGGATCACCGGGTGCGCGGCCTGGCCGGAGATCTCCACCTTGTGCGCGGGCATCTCGTGCTGGGATATCACGCTGGCGCAACCCACGGCTTGTCGACCGGGATGTGCGGGCGCAGCCCGCACCACTGCCCGTACGGCGCGCTGATCTCCTGCGGATCCAGCCGGGCCAGGGACCAGCCCGCCTGAAAGTACGCCGAGGTGTCCTTGGTGAATTGCTCAAGATGCTCCGCGCTCTCCGGCTCGAACGCCGGGATCACCTTGACCACGGATCTCGTGATCGGATTGACGATCCGTGTCACGGGGGTACCGGGGATGAAATCGAGAAGCACGCGCCAGTCCTTTCGTGGTGTAGGAAACCGGAGGGTCACGTGATGGTGAGGGTGCCGCCCTGCAGCACCGGTGTTTCCGGGGATGCCGAAATCTGGACCCAGATGTCGTACGTCCCTGTTGCGAGCGTCACAGTTCCGGCCGGACCGACAAGGCACTGCGCCAGGTAAATCCCAGGAGCTGTCGATGTGTCCCACACAGCGGTTTTCCAGTCGCCGCTGCCGGGCGGGGCCCACGCCGCCATGAACGCCATCTTCACCGTGTCTGATGTCGGGTCGATTGCCGCACCGGATTCGATTGCCTCAATCGGGACCTGGACGTACACAGTGGAGAGCACGGAGATAGTCACATTGGCCACGCCGCGCCCCCCTGCTGGTGCCTGGTTTAAGCGGGACGAGCGCAGGACGCGGTAGCTGATGTGCGGGACCACCGAAAGGACGCAGTCCCTCCCGTGACCTTGGCTCCCTGCTGGCCCATGCCCATGGCGCAGCTGGGTGGCTTTAACGCCCGTCCCGGGTTGTGGTGGGGGGTCTTGGCGGGGGGTCGTGTGGGCGTCGCCCGGCACCAGATTTTGACGGCATAAGCCTGATGTGGTCGGCCCGAAGTGCAAAATTCAGGAAAGTTGCTCTAAGTAGCGAAATGGTTTGGCCGGTTACGGACAGTGGCCGGACACTGTGTGTAGTGGCCGGCCACTGTCCGTGATTGGCTACTTGCCGTTGCGACGGTTGCGGCGTGCCGTTGCCGGCGTGGTGGCCGGAACGGTGGCCGGAACGGTCTCCGTGTCCGTGGCCGGAACGGTCTCCGTGTCCGTGGCAACGGTGGCCGGAACGGTCTCCGTGTCTCCGGCCGGAACGGTCTCCGTGTCGTTACCCTCGGACGGCCCTGTAGTGGACTCTGCGCTGTCCGGAACGGTCTCCGTGTCTCCGGCCGGAACGGTGGCCGGAACGGTCTCCGTGGCCACTACAGTCACGGGCAGGGACTCTGCCATGCGGAGCGACTGATTGGCCGGCCGTCCGGCTGCGGCATTGGCGTGCTGGCGTTTGTCGCATGCGTTCTGCACACGGCAGTTTGGGCGGGTCTGAATGGCCTGGAACGGGAAGCCGCAATTGACACAGTGCGCGTATCCGGGCCGCAACGGCTGTCCGTTGCTGCCGGTCCGCAGGATGGCGCTTCCGGTGAGCGCGTCCAATCCGGCCTGATTGGCGACGGGGTAGGTGAGTCCGGCTGCGGACAGTATGGCCATGGCGGCCGCTACCGCATCGGGGGTGGCATTGGCCTGTACAGCGCTGTCTGTGGCCGGGGGGCTAATGGTGTCGGTCATTGTCCTGGTCTCCGATCGGTTGGGATTTGCTTACATTCACCAACCTAGTGGAGTGCGGACGCCTGTCAACACGTTTCGACCATACCGTTATGGACCTGTTATAAATGGTTGACGGTTAGCGGATCGCCGTTCGCCTGTCAACATGTTACGGAGCCTGTTACCGTACCGTTATGCGGTTACCGTGTGTGACATACTGTTGTCAATACCGGCCCAGCCATTGTTACCGCATCGTTACTGCTATACCTGCTATGCGGAGCACTAGCAGCAGTGTGAGCCGCCCCGCCGTGGGCTCGCGGCTCGGACGAACCTCCTGCCCGAGCCCGCCCGCACATCCGATCATGATTAGAATTTTTTTTTCTGTTCCGAACCCGCTCGGTCTCGGCTCGGCGGCTCACCCGGGCGAGATCGGAGCGCGATCCAGCTCCGCGACCCGAGCGGGCTCTCGAGGCGGCCCGCCGCCCTGGAGCGATCCTCCGAGCAGGCCGCGATACCGGGATCGGCCCTCCGAGCGTGATCGCCCGATCGGGAACGATCCTCAGGGCAGGCTCCCCGACCGAGACCAGCTCTCCCAGGCGGGCTCGCCGATCCCGGTCCGATCACCGAGCGGGATCGCGCTCCGATCGCGGACCTATCTCACGGCCGCCCGCGAGCGCGCACCCATTCATGATTAGAATTTCTTTTTCTGTTCTAACTCGGATCTGAGATCGCGCTCGGATCGCGGCCGAGTGCGACTGGGGTGCTCCACTCGGCGGGCTCTGCGCGGTTCGCCGCAGTGTGCGATCGTGTCCAGATCGCGGGCCCGGGCAGATCGCGCTCAGATCGTGCTCAGGTGTGGCGGGTGAGCTGCGGCCGCGAGCGGGATCGTGTCCCGATCGGGGATCGTGCTCCGATCGGGGTTGCGGTGTGTGAGCGCGACCGCACAGGTGGTTCGTGCGGTCGCGCTCACATCCCCAGGGCTCGCATACCCAGGGAGCATGGTCTACCCCCAGGCGTTCCACTCCCGGGGGTAGATGGTGGAGGTGAACCCGCACCCGGGGGTACGGCAGGTGCACGGGGCGAACACGATGATCGGGTCGCGGCCGATGATGGTTGCCACGTGGGTATCGGGGTTGTGCTCGGCGGTGGGCCGGGTGCCGCCGGCCAGCGGGGTCACCTGCCCGCTTGCCATGACAGGCTCACCTGGTGGCCCTGGATGTACAGGTCGACGTAGGCGGTGTCGGTGCCCACCGCGATGTCGCGCCATCCGTGAGCGTGGATCAGCTGGGTGCCCAGGAGCATAAGGGCGCCCAGGGCGAGCAGGCTTAGGGCGGCGGCGAGGGTAGCGCGGGTCTTTGGCATGGGGTGCCTCCTGTAGCTGGTAGTTTGTCCTGGCGTGCAAGACAAACATACCAGCTACGCGCGCGTGTCAACACGTTTTGCGGGTGTTTTCTGCGAACGTTTCCGCAGCTCAGGCGGCGTCGCCGACTGTGGTCACCAGCCGAGCGGCATGCTCACCGCGAGAGCAAACGCCACGTAGGCAAGTCCGGCCAGAACAAGAATTACGCGCATTGCGAGTTCCAATCTGTTCGTGAGCCCGTGCGGGCTAGGGGGTTCGTGTCAGCACGTTCCGCGGGGTGTTTTCTGCAGGTCAAACCCCCGCAATCGCCTTCTCTGCGAAATCGCGGATCGCCGCCGGCAAATCCAGGTCGTACGAGCCGCCACCACCGGTCCACCCGGCCTCGCCGTACCCCACCACATGGGTGCTGTACGTCACCTGCCCGCCGCGGTCGTGCTCGACCACGATCGCGTGCCGGCGCGGGTGCAAACTCGCATCGGGACGGAGCGCGAACGCGGCGATCACCGCACCACCCTCAAACCGCTGCGGCGGATCCAGCTGGGGGCCCATGGCGTCGTAGGCGGCGCGCAGCCGCCCGCCGATGACCACCAGGCCGTCCGAGCTCGACTGCCCGCTCATGCGAGATCGGGGCACTGCCGGCAGGGATAGTGACCCTGGTGAACTGTTATGTCCGGGTGACGGTGAGTGGGACGGACGTTCTGCACGCTGTCGGCCACGATGAAATCGCCTGACGTCATGTCGTCGTAGACCTTGGCGGCCAGGTAGGCGCTGAGCCTGTAGACCTCGCTTATGGCGGTGAGCAGCAAACGCTGCGATGCCTTGTAAACGGGCTGGTTGCTCTGCGCGAGGCGGTGATCCTCCGCGCAGGACAAAGCGTAGTGCGTGTCCGCGACTTGCTGGCAGAGCTTCTGCTGGGGAGTCATGCCTGTTGCCTCCGTGCCGTTTGGCTTGTCCTACCTACAAGGACAATCCAACCAGCCGCAGCAGTGCAACGGCAACCAACTCAACAGAATTGTTAGCGAACGTTTTTGCCGTTCAGATCGTGTTCGCGGCTCTTCGAATCAGCCCCGCGATCCCGTTCCGATCGGGGATGGTGACCATCCCCGGCCCCGATCACGTTCCGATCCCGGATCGCGCTCCGATCTGCCCTCGGAACGTGATCCCCGATCCGCCGATCGCACTCAGATCGCCCGCGGCGAGCGAGCACCACCGGTCCACGACCACCCGCGGCCCGCCCGCCCAATCATGATTAGAACTTTTTCAACCCGGATCGCGTTCAGATCTGCCCCCGAATGCCCGTGCGGCTCGCGAGCCGGCGTGACCCGCGAGCCGCACAAACCCGGTCAGGACCGCTTGTCCTCCATGCGGTTCAAGAGCGCCAGGCCGGCACCGACCGGGTTCTGCTCCTGAAACGCGCCGATGACCGCCGCCAGCATGTGGTTGTACTCACGATCGAACAGCTCCCGCTCCAGTGAGGTGCCGAAATCCACCGGGGAGCCGCCGGCGAGCGCTTCCTCCTGGTCCCACCGGGTGAACAGCAACTCCGCGGTGGCGGTGTTGAAGAACCACCAGTCGAGGTCCTCGTGGATAACCTGCGTGCGCTGCCGGGCCCCTTCGACCAGCGCTGCCGCCAACTCCGCGACCGGACCCTCATGCGCGCTCCGCACCTGGAAAGAGAGCCACTGCGCCCGCAGATTGTAAGCGCGAGCCAACGATTCGCTGACCCGCTCCAGGCGGATGACTCTATCGTTCACCGCATCCCGGAACCGCTTATCCGCCGCCTCCAAGATCTCCGACACCGTACGCTCCGCCTGCGTACCTGACTGCGCACCACTCATCGAACTACCTCCCACTAGGTTTGTCCTACTTCCAAGGACAAACCTAGCAGCCACACACACCGCACAAGCAAACTCAACAGAACTGTAAACAACCAGGCACACCGCCCAGATCCGAGCGCGGTCACCCGCCCGTTCGCCACCCCATACGTTCGCCGAACAACCCCCCACGAGGACGAAAGCGAAAACCCTTCAGGGCGGGTGAGAGGCGCCGGGTACTCGGGGAACTACACCGGAACTCCTGAGGGAGCCTGCGGGAACGCTGATCGCCTGTGAGTCGCCGCAGATGGCCCTTCGCGGGGCGGGACTGCCGCACCCATTCATGATTAGAACTGCTCGGCGGGTTTTCGCACATTCTTGCGCATCCAGGTACCCCCAGGGCGGGGGAATCGGGGGTACCTGGATGGGGGTGCTACCAGCCTGCTTCTGACCGGAACCGCATTCTGGTGACTTGCGTGACCGGGCCAGTAGCGCGGAGCGGCTGCGACGTAATCTCGAATGTGTCGATGTCTATGATCCGCAGTGCCGCCGGATCTCTTGCCGGGAGAACGAACAGCGAGTTGGTGCCCGCGTATACCTCCCGGTAGTAAACCGTGTTCCCGGCCATGCCCGTGACTCGCCGGATCGCCGCCGGTGGGCGGACAGGGCAATCGTGGGGCCGGATGACCTCAAGCTCGGTGCCGACAGTGATCCGGAGCTTGACGTCTCCCACGGTTACCATGCGGCCGCGGCGGGCGTCTGCTTGCCCGGTAGCGGTTATGTACACGGTGTAGGCCGCTCGGTCGGCGCAGTGGCGGCAATTATCGTCAGGGTGCTCGGCGGGATGCCACAGGCAGGTCGCGTGGTCCCTCAACCTTGCAGCGAGCGAGCCGGCGATCTCACGCCAGTTGGCGCTCACCGGGAGCGACTCCTGTTAGTGCGCCGGCGGACAAGCTCCGCAGTGCAGGCAAGGTAGGCGTTCTTTGCGTAAGGGCCGATGATGATGCCGAACTGGGAGAAGTCGGATCCGAGGATGTCCCGGACCTCGCCAAGGTCATCGTCGGTCAGTTTCGCGATCACCCCTGCGACAGGGCCTTCCATCTCGTCAGCGGATGCGAGCTCTTTGGCGACTTCCATCGCGATGAGTAGCCGCAACTTGGCGAGATCCGGGACATCGCCCGGGACGCAGGGCTGGTCCTCGTCGATCACCGCGAGGAGGGCCTGCGTGTGACGTCGCAGCTCGTAGTACCACTTCACGAGGACGCGCGCCGGGAGTAGCAGATCTTCGCGGGGCTGGATGTTGCTGGTCACGTAAGCGCGGGCTGCGATCACCCTCGGGTCGCCGGCGTTCATGACTGCGCCGGGCCAAGCTCGGCCACCATGACGTTCGCGGCGGCGACAGCTTCGGTGAGGATCAGCATGGCGAGCGGGGCGCCGGTCTGGTGCTGTGTGCGGCCGCCGATGGCCGCCCAGTCCGACCACGTGTCCTGCGCGACTATGCCTGGTGGTTCGGTGATGTCGTGGTCGTACTCGATGGCCCACCGGTACTCGCCGGGGTGACCGTAACCGCGGCCGTCTTGGACGGTGATGGTGATGTTGGGCGGGCTGGTGAGCCAGCCACCATCGGCCACAGCTCCGATGAGAGTGTCGATGTCGTCACTGCCGATGGGGGCACCGGACGCGGGCCATGTGGCGCCGAGCATCAAGCCTGTCGTAGGGCCGTAGGTCCCCAGGGCGAAACCCTCGACCTGGGACATCGACAGGTACGTTTCGGTCTGCGGGTTCAGGATGAACTGGCCATCTGGGGCGGTCATGGCTTCACCAGCACTTCGGTGAGCGCACGCAGCAGGGCGTCGGTTTCCTCGGCCGCTTCGACCAGGATCAGCATGGCGAACTCGGCAGTATCCGCCGGGCGTTTGCCATCACCGTCCATGCCGATTTCATCCAGGGGCCTGGGCGCGGTGGACACGATGTACGGATCCGCCATCCAGGTTGGCGGGCTGAACTGGATGAACCAGGCGTAGCGGGGATCGCCGTCCGCGAGAGTGTGCTCCTCGTTGGTGGTGATCCCGATGGTCAGATGGTCCGGAACCCGGATGATTTCCTTGGCGGCGGCCCAGTGGATCAGGTCGGAAACATCTTGGCCATCCATGTAGTCATCGGAGGCCCAGCCGCGGCCGAGGGACAGCTCCGGCGGCAAATGCTCCGCGTGGGCTTCTACGCTCGTGCTCACTGTGCCGTGCTCGTCGGTCAGTGCTGCGGTGAGCAGTTTCATGCCGGGATCGTGGTCGTACTCGATGCGCACGGCCGGTTGCGGGACCGGCCGTAGTCGTTGGGCTGCCATGGGACGCGCCTCCTGGTAGGTTGTCTCTATTACTAGGACAACCTTACCAGTTAGCGCGTGCGTGCGGCGTGCCTGCGTGCCAGTTCTGCGAGTGCGTTCTACCTGCGGGACAGCCACGCCGCGGGGATCGGCGCTCCGCTCACGAACCCGGTTTCCGCCGCGGCCTCCAGGAAGTCCTGGGCGCCCGCGGCCTCGTTGACCGCAGCGGCGCGGTCGTCGGAGTTGAGGTTGTGATCGAGCAGGACCCGCGGCAGTTCGACCAGTGCGTCGATCGCGTCGCGGTACACGGCCATCACCGCGTTCCGCACGCCGTGGCCGTTGTTGACGCGCTCGAGCACGTTGGCTGGCCAGATTGCCCGGCCGGCGGCCCGGATCGCTGACGGGCTGAGATAGCGGGATCGCTCGCGCTCACGGTCGTAGCGAGCTGTGCCGTCGAGGCATTCGTTCATGTACTCGCCGAGAGCGCGGCCGGGAGCCGTTTTGAGCGTGGCCAGGTCGAATCTGCGATGCGCGGTGGCCTGTGTGGTGGTGGGCATGGTGCCTCCGTTTACGTTGTCCTTACTGTCAGGACAACGTAACATTGCGGGGCTGCACACGGGCATATTTCGGGGGTGTATTCGGTGTGTCGCGGGACTGTGCGCCCTTGCGGCATAACCGGAGGGCGCGAGGCGGGCCGGTTGTTGCCGGCCGGTGAGCGACCACAAGAATGATCATGGGTCGGGCTGGTCAGCGGGTAGCAGGCCTAACCGGAGGATTCGCGTGTGGTGCCCGCGAGCGCCGTGCAGTTCCACCGGCGGCAGCCCGAGTGCGCCCATTCATGATTAGAGCCCCGCCACTCGCGGCCGTGCTCTTGTGCTGGTTGTGAGCCAGGTCTGGACAGTGCCTTGTACGTACAATAAGGTATGTCTAGACAGTGTTGACAACGTCCCCGGCACCCCGCAGGAGGCTCAGATGCGTAAAGCAGACGCACCGCAGGCAGCACAAGCGATCATCATCGTCAGGCGCCACCAGGCGCACGCCGGGCACCTCACCATGACCGACGCGGTGCACGAGGTCCTCGGCGGGCGAGAAGTTCAGGTCATCGGCACGATCGGCGGCGAGCACATAGGTGAGACCACCGTCGACGTGATCCCGCGCATCCCGCCCACATACCGGACAGACCCCGAAGTCGCAGGTGTCGCATGGGAGCACCCGAAGATCATGCCGCCGGCGCTGGTGCCGTTGCTTATGAAAGCACTGCTCGAAGCGGGCGGCATCGCAACCTCGGTGAACCGGGCCAGGGCGACCCAGAGGATAACGAGCGCCCAAGAAGGGGCAAAGATACCTGCATGAGCACAAAACACGGTGAGCGAGCACCCGCCCCGTACCAGTACAAGATCCGCACAAACGCAGCCGACCGCAGCGAGGACATCAAGTTCGCCCACGCCCAGGTCATCCTGCGCCGCGGAACACCCATCCAAGCATGCGTCGTCTACCCGGCTGATGGCACCGGAATCGACGGGCATCCGGTGCACCGCGGTGACCCGGTACCCGGGATGACCGTCACAATCAGCAGCGACGGCGCCATCACCTGGCCAGAAGCGTCCCGGCCGGTGAACTCTGAGGTTGCCCGCGAGTTCGCCGGCGTGATCCGGTGGGCCGCATCGCTCATCGACACCGCTGTCGGCCGGCTGGCAGGGTTAACCGCATGAACAGGGACACCGGAGAGCCCACCACGGTAAGCGCTGAGAGTAGATCCCTGTCGGGAACAAGGCTCCGGCCAAATCTGACAACAGATCAAGCTGTCGCCATACTCAACCACGGGCAGCAGATCACGGTCACGCTTCAAATCCCGGGACACGAGCCGTACACCGTCGCCGAGCTCTCACCTGTCACCCTCGCCTCAAACCGGGCGAACATCGAGTTCGACTTCACCCCGTTTGAGACCAGCGACATCGCTGACGCCCGCGCTTACCGTGACGCAGTCGAGCAAGCCGTAGCAATTGCCGATGAGTGGACAGCTCAGCGGCGCGGGAAGTAGCTTCCCTGCCACTCATGGATGAAGCCCTGCCGCGGGAGCCGTGGCAGGGCTTCATCCATGGACAGAACGCGCGCCTGCTGATCATGACCATACCCCGTCCGGGCCCGGGCCTGGCAGCGGGCCGCGGCGTTCCTCCGTGCCGGTGTACCGGTACTCATAGACGGAGATCTCAACCGGCTGGTACATGACATACCGGGCCAGGATCACCCTCGGGCCGGCGCGATCGGCGCGGGTGGCGTAGAACCGCACCGCCGGCGGGATCGGGTGCTCCAGTACGCAACGCAGCCCATCCGCCGGGCCGCCAGCGTGGATCACCGTGGGAAAGCGCCCTGGTGGCGTGTACGTGCTGGCCCACTTCATGCGGCCGCCTCCGGCACCACCCCAGCGGGTGTGCCACAGAACGGGCAGACGTCGTGGCCCTCGACGATGTACGGCTCCCGGCACACGCCGCAAGCCGTGACGCCGTATGCGCCGAGCCAAGAGCCCTGCGACAGGCCGCGCAGCTCAGTGACCGCCCACACCAGCGCGTCCACCCGGTCCGGGCTGAACGGCGAATCGGGCACCCACGCGCACATCTGGTCCTCGAGCTGCGGGAAGCACCCGACATGGTGCATCCGGCGTTGCTCGTACAGGGAGGACACCGGCTCGGCCCGGACCCGCTTGCCGCGAGACGCGCGAACCGATTTGTACGGCACCAGCGGATCGACAGCGCGCAGCAGCGAGCGGATGTAATCGCCGCCGTTGTTCACCTCAGCGACAATCGAGTCCGCCTCGTAAGTGTGGTACGCGCGGACCGCGGCGCGCATGCACGCATCAGGCGTGCCGCGCATCGTAAGGTCAGCCAGGACGTACCCGTGGCCGTCCGGGCCCTCGCCGACGACCACAAGGCCGGTTTCGTCAGCCTCCTCACCGGATGTGACAGCTGGATCGATCGCCACCACGACACGGTGCAGATCTGGGACCTGGTTGAGGGTGATGCGGGTTTCGTCGATATCCGCCCTGGCCCACAGTGCGCCGTCGACGTCCTCAAGCAGCTCGCCCTCTAGCTCCTGGCGGCCGAGGCGGGTGCCGCCGTACCGGCGCCGGAGTTCTTCAAGGGCCGCCGGTGCCAGGTTGTCCGAGTTCTCCCAGGTGGATCCTCTGGTGATGTGGACGGATCCGTCGTTGCGGGTGGCCAGATCGCGGATCAGCGGGACCACCCGCGGTGTGGTGGTCACCACGACACGCGGGAACTGCCCGACCCGCAGAGCGGGGATCAGGCCCTCGTACCAGGCGGCCGGGTAACGCCACGAGCCGACCTCATCGCACCAGGCGCCGTGCAAGTTCGCGCCACGGAGCCGCTCCGGCTGATCAGCGGAGTACCCGTATATCACCGATCCGCCGGCCAGCACGATCTGCATCTCGTTACGCCGGTACGCGGTCAGCTCACCCGGCCGCAGCGCCTGCAAAATGCCAGTGGTGCCCTCCACGCAGGTTTTACGGACATCACGGAACGTCGGGGCGATCACCGCCCACTCCGAGCCGGGTGTGCCCATGGCCTGCTCGACAAGCCAGTTGGAGCCGGTGAACGTTTTCCCGGTTCCACGGCCAGCGAGCAGCAGCCAGACGTGCCACGACTGGTCGTGGCGGTCGCAGCCGCAGGAGAACCCGTTGCGGTCGGGCTCGTGGTGCCGCGGGTCGTCAGGCGGAAGTTGCTTCGGCCTTGCCGTCGCTCGCCACGGCCTGGGCCCGTGAGCTTGACGCAACGCGAGCTCGGCCGCCAGGCGGTCCTTCAGGCGTTGTTTCTGCTCCGGCTCCAGATCGCGCCAGCTCTGCAACAAGGCGCTCGATTTCGGCATCCAAGCCGTCCTGGATTTCGACTTTCGCCTGAACTGGTGCATCCAGGCCGAGAAGTTTCGCGCGGCGCTCACTGATTTTCAGCAGGCGGTCAAGGGCGTGCAGTTTCGGCATGTCGTCGGTGAGGACATCACCGGTTACCGGGTGAACGACCGCGCGGCCCTGGGAGACGGATATGTGCTCACGGGCGACTACCCGCCATGCGATACGCGCCATGTCGTCGAGCCGGTCGAGTTCCATTTGGCGGACTTCGCCGACCATCTCTTTGGATTGGTCGCGGATCGCGCGGGTGATCGCGTCGTACGCCGATGATGGTGACCGGTAACCGAGCTGGGTAGCGATCTGCCGGTGGTTGAGGCCGCGGCGGCGCAGCTCTACGGCCTGGTTGTCGCGTTCACGGTCGGCGACGCTACGGCGGCGCGGCATAACTCGCCCCCCTTCATGATGATCGGGCGAGCGGTGCCCGCGAAACGTTTTAGTACTGGTAGCCAGCGTGCTAGCTTGTCTATACGGCAAGGACAATCTAAGGAGGCGGGCGTGATGGACTCAGCGGCCGGGCCCGGGGTGCCGGTGGAGAAGCAAATCGAGGAACTCATGACCGACATCGACACGGCCGAGCGGGATGCCGCCCGGGACCTGGGCGCGGAAGCGGTCGAAGCGGGCGGGTGGACCGAACTGATCCGCAGCGTCATCGGCTGCGCCGGACCGCACATCGGTGACGAGGCCAAACGTGAGGTGCTCCGCATGACAGGGCTGGCGGAACACCCCAGCCAGCTCTGACCACTACCCGGGGAATGGCGAAAGGGAGAACAGGCAATGCGAATGCGACCGATCAACTACCGGGGCGCGCTGAGGACTGCTGGCAGGTTCGTGATCTGCGTTTTGGCTGCCGGGTACGTGCTGACGTTGACGTTGGGCTTTTTCCGGCACGAACCGCCGCGGCCGCCGGCGAACCGGATCCTGCCATCGTGGACGTTCATTCAGCAGGTGCCGCCTGCGGTGCAGAACAGTTTCACCCCGCCTCTTCCGGAAGGGTGCATCGCGATCGTTGGTGACACGACCATCATCATGTGCCGGAACGGTCAGACCGAAGAGTCCTAGACCGGCCTGTGAACGCCTTCGCCGGGTCGATCGGGCGGGGGCGTTCACGTGTTCCGGACACGCAAACGAAACGTATTGACAGTGTCCCAACGCGTGGTAAGTTTGTCCGCATAGTAAAGACAATCTACCGAAGGTGGCACGCATGACACTCACCGATACCAGCAGCGCACCCGCGCCGGTTACCGACGACAAAATCGAAACACCGGATGACGCCTGCATCACGATCCCCGAGATCGGGCAGAAAATCCTCACCCGCGACATGGCCACAGTCACCGTCACCGAAATCCACGACGGCGGCCGGCGCCTCACAGTCACCGGTGACACCGGTGAACCCGCGCAAATCGAGCGGATCCGCACCGGGTACTGGGTCCTCGCATCAGTCCTCGACCCGGCGAACATCCCCCCCGGAGACACCGGGGACTGGCCCGGCGAGGACGCAGACCCGGCGTACCTCCTGTACTCCTGGCTCCGCGAAGTTGACTACGGGCTGCGCGGGCCGATCGCAGACGCCCCCGACACCATGCACTGCTACGCGTGCGGCGGCTACGACGGCATCACCTACAAGGAGCAGGCGGTCATCGAGTTCGGCGGCGTCGCCGAAGCGCACCGCGACCCCACCCAGGTGTACCTGCTCGAATGCGGCCACATGGCCATCTGATCGTCGCGGCGCACGACGGCGATGCGCGTCCCCGGCCCACCCTGCTGCCGGGTTACGCGCACCGCCGCCGCCCACCGTGGGCGAATCGGAAGGAGACACCGATGAAAGAGTGGCACGGGCTCGCCAACGGGCCCGGGTACGAGATCGCAGAGAAACGCGTCGCCCGCCGCGGCGACGACAAGATGCCGGCCTGGGTCACAGCTGGGATCGCCAGAACGTTCGGCGTGAACCGGGCGGTGGTGCACGCCGCCTGGCGTGACGGCACCCTCGACCTGGCCGCCGAGGACACTCCCGCGGGCACGATGATCGTGTTCTTCACCAACAGCGAGCAAGCCGGTGAACTGCCGGGACGCCTGCGACCCGGACGGCACGCCAGGCCCGCGCCGATGTCCGCTGACCGGCTGATCCAGAAACCGGTCAGCGGGCAGACCCTGGAAACTTCCCGGTACGGCACCGTCACTGTCGTCGAGGTGCACGACGGCACCGGGCTGACGATCAGCGTTCAGGACCGCCTGAACCGGGTGTGGGATCTGGAGCGCGACGAGGACGGCTGGTGGGTCCTCGCGCTCGGCCAGTTGCCGGTGGCGTCATGAGCGCAGATCCGGTAGCACAGGACAAAGCCGACCGCTGGCTGCCGACCGGGGCCGCTGTCCGTCACGCCCAAGCGCTACTCGCTGCCGAGCCGCTGGCCGACCTGGCCGCCATCCCCATGATCCAGCCCGGTAAAACGTACGGCTGGTGGCGGCTCGGTCAGCAAGTCGAAACCGTGGCCGGTGTCGTGTTCATCGGCATAAACGGTGACGCACCCGCCGGTTCGGCGGTGCCCGACTACGCGTGGGCGCGCGATATGGCATCCATGGTCGCGGCGACAGTACTCGGCGCTGACCGCGAGGGAACAGTCGGATGGGCCACCGTTGACCGGGATGGCTACGTCACCGTGACCGAAGACTGCATCGAGCGCGGGCACCGGCGGCGGACATCATGAGCGGTGAGCTACGCAAGATCCTGGTCAACGAAGCCGACTGGGATGAGCGCCCGCCCAACGCGATCCCGGAGTTCTGGCTGATCGTGAACGCGCCCCGGCCGCTAGCCGGCCCGATCACCTGGACCGGGCAGTTCCGCCACGGCATCTTCTACGCGGCCGCACCGGAGATTCTCCCCGGCACGTTCGGGTGGGCCGCCGATGACGCCTGGCTCATCCAGTTCATCACCAACGACCAGATCGAGAAACTCGTTCTCGCCAAGTTCGCTGAGTACGGGTACGACAGCGCGGCGGCCGCAGGAGTCACCATCGCCGAGCAGGCTTACTGCATGGGCCTACCCTGGCATGAGAAAGAAGGATCGCAATGAGCGTGGAACCAACGCGGCCGCGGAGGGATCCCAGCGAGCACTCAGAGCGGGATGTCGCTGATATCCCGCTCGCCGCGATCGGCCGGATTGTGGAATACAACTGGGCCGACGAGGAGCGTGACCACGAGGAGTGCGCGGGTAACGGCAACAGTCAGGAGCACCACATCTTCAACGATCTGCGGGTCGTCCGGGACTGGCTTAACGCCGCTGGCTCAACGGGAGCGGAGGCCCGGCTATGAGCGAGGCGGCCGAAGGTCCGGGCGCTGTCGTTGTGGAAGTGGACATCATCCGCTGCCCGTGCTGCGGCGGCCAGTCCGTCCCCTGGACGACCGATTCTGTTACCGGCCAGTGCACGATCTGCGTCAAAGACGGCTGCGAGCCGGACAGCACTGAGTGTGCCCGGCAGGACTTCCACGAGGACGAGGGCGACCGCACTCACTGCACGTTCTGCGGCAGCTCGCCGGCACCGCGGCTCGTCGGCGCCGCCAGCCCCGAAGAGAACCCTCGCTGCTGCGAGGACTGCTGGGATGAGAGGCTCCGATGAGCGAAAAAGTCAGTCAACATCCTGGCGGCATCAGCCAGGAGGTCACGGTCGAAACCCAGGAGTGGATGGTCACCCAGACTGTCCCGGTTGTGGCCCGCACACCGTACGAGGCCGCCTGGGAAGCCCGGAAATCGCAGCGCGACCGGGACTCGGACATGGATGTGTTCAGCGTCGCCACGATGGACGGCCCGGTCCTGGTTGATCTGGGTGAGTTCCCAGACGGGAAGCCGTGCCGCGCCTGCGGTGAGTGCACCGGTGGCGGTGAGGGCTACGGCGGGCTCTGCGGTGTGTGCGCCGACCGGGCCGAGAGCCAGAGGCGGCCGTCATGACACAGGAACCGATGATCGCTGTCAGCTGGGAGCGCCTGATCAGCTTCGAGGCCAACCTGCCTGTATCTGAGGTCCGGGCGGCCCTGGCCAGATGCCCGCGGCTCAGCCAGTCCGAGCTCGATCAGGCACTCAAAGACCTTGACCATGTTCTTGCCGGGCACCAGTTGGATGAGGGCGCGGCGGGCGGACTCGCTGAGTTCCTCCCGGAGGCTGTTCCTCTTGGTGACCGGGAGGAACGGAACCGGCAGGACACATCATGGCCGGAGGTCACTCACATCGAGGTGGCGGGCAATGGCCCGGCAGCCGGGTGAGGGCCGGTGGGCCTATGAGGATATCCGTGAGGAAATGGGTGGCAGCCTGACGCTCGATGACCTTGAGCCGGAGATGGTTGAGAAGGCGCGCGCGTGGGCGAAGCGGTCGCATCAGAAGTGGCCGCCGAGGCCGTCCCGGCGCGAGTGGCAAGTTCGGATCATCAAACTCCGGTAACCGGATCACTGGTGCCGGTGGTGGTGCCGCCCGATGCGCGGAAAAGAGGGCGGGTCAATGCTGCGACAACGTCGATCCCGGATACCGCGACAAGGGCCCTGGCGGGCTTAGTGGGACGTTAACCGCACCAGCCACCGTTCGCAGCCCCGTAGCGCGCTGTGCGCAGCGCCTACGGGGCTGCGGTGTTGCTGCGCATGGTTGCTGCGCTGCGCTTTGGTCGCCCCGCAGGTGCGCGTACAGCGCTGCCTAGCGTGCTGCGGCAGTGTGCTGGCCAGCGCGTGCAGCATGCCAGACGGGGGATGCCAGATCATAACGCGAAACGTGTAGACACTGTCCGCACGCATGGGTTAGGTTGTCTATATTGAGTAGATAATCTAAGGAGGTGTTCACATGGCATACGCAAGGCAGTACACAGGCGGGCGGTACAACGGGCAGGGCTCGCAGCGCAGCGCGCCGCAACGGCCGCGGGTGCTCAGCCCGGTACGGCAGATCACCCCAACCGCCGAGCAGCAGGCCATCATCGACGCTTACCGGACCGGTGCCGATCTGGTGATCAACGCCGGCGCCGGGAGCGGGAAGACCAGCACGCTGCGGTTGCTGGCCAACGCGACCCCCGGCAAGCAGATCCTTTACCTCGCCTACAACGGGGACACGAAGCGGGCCGCGTACGACACGTTCCCCCGGCAGGTCACCTGCAAGACCACTCACGGGCTGGCCTGGACCCCAATCGGGCCGGCGTTCACCGGCCGGACCAAAGCCGCCCGGATGAAAAGCACGGAGATCGCCCGGCTGCTCAAACTGCACGGGCCGACCAAGTTCTCCGAGCGCACCCTCGCCCCAGCGCAAATCGCATCAATCGTGATGCAGACGATCAAGAAGTTCACGCACACCGCAGACCTGGCGATCAGCGACCGGCACGTGCCCCGCGACGTTAAAGGGCTCGAAAGCCGCGACGATCTCGACCAGTTGCGGGCGGTGGTCACGCCGATCGCCCGCCGGGCCTGGGCCGGGGATATCACCTCAGAGCACGGCAAGCTGCCGTTCGATCACGACTGCTACCTGAAGATGTTCGCCCTGCAGCGGCCGCGGCTCGGGTACGACGTGATCTTGCTGGATGAAGCGCAGGACACCAACCCGTGCGTTGAGGCCATGATCGAAGATCAGCGGCAGCACGGCACCCAGCTGATCCTCGTCGGCGACCAGTACCAGTCGCTGTACGGGTGGCGCGGTGCAACCAACGCGATGGTCAACTTCAACGGGCAGCGGTTCATCCTGTCCCAGTCGTTCCGGTTCGGGCCCAAGATTGCCGAGCAGGCCAACATCTGGCTGGGGATCCTCGGCGCCGATCTACGGCTCACCGGATTCGACAAGATCCCCTCACGGGTTGAGGCGCTCACCCAGCCGTCGGCCATCCTGTGCCGTACCAACGCCGAGGCGCTCTCCCAGGCGATCCGCGAGCTCGGCGACGGCCGGCGGGTGTGCATGGCCGGCGGCACCAAAGACCTGAAATCAATGGCATACGGTGCGATCGACCTGAAAGAAGGCCGTCCCGCAGATCACCGTGACCTGTGCGCTTTCAGCACCTGGGGTGAAGTGCAGGATTACGTCGAGGATGATCCGGCCGGGGCCGACCTGAAAGTGTTCGTCAAGCTGATCGACAGTTACGACCCGTGGGTCATCCTGGACATCCTCAACCAGCTCACCGATAAAGCGGATCACGCCGATGTGGTGATCTGCACCGTGCACAAATCCAAGGGCCTTGAGTACCGCACGGTGCTTCTCGCCAGCGATTTCGCTGAACCGCGGGAGGGTGAGCCCATTTCGGAGGAGATGGCGATGGTCATCTACGTGGCGGTGACCAGGGCGAAACTTGTCCTCGATCCGGCTGGGGTGGCCTGGGTCAAGAACCACCTGTGACCGCCGGGCCAGGGCCGCGGGCGGCGCCGAGCTTCCGCCCGCTGGCCCTGGTTCCACGGCAACAGCACATCAACGAAAGGGAACTGTTATGCCACCCAGCACAAGCACCCTGTGGAATGCCACCAGGTACGTGCTCAACCACGCACGCGACCTGCTCACCGATGACAGCGCGGCTATCTACCACGAGGCGATCAGCGTTGACATGCTCGACGATCTCGCCGGGCTCGCCTGCAAAGTGTGGCTGACGGACGAGCCGCGGCAGTGGGCACAAGTTCAGGCGATGGTCCGCCGCTACCTGACCCAGGCGTGCGGTTACGAGCCGCTCGACGCGCTCGACCCTCTGATTGAGCGGGCCGCCGGGGATTTCGATCGCGCGGACCGGCAGTTGCAGGCCCAGCTGCTCAAGTACGCCCTGCTGCGGTGCCGGAACGCCGAGCGATCCGCGTGACCAGGATCGAGTTCGGGGAGCCGGAGCAGACCACCATCCGCGATCTGACCATAGGTGACTTCGTGGTGGTGATCCCCACCCAGGAACGGTTGCGCGGGGTGCGGGTCAACAGCGCGGTCCAAACCATCACCGGGCGTGCCCGCGGCTGGCGGCTCGGCCAGGGCGCCAGCAGGCGGGTTGTGCCATCGCGGGTGCTCACATTCGTGAGCGCCGGCGAGGTGGACCGGCCTTCGCATTTCACGGTCACAGTGCGCAGGCCGATAGCACCGTAATCGCACCCAAACGTATTGCCGTTGGCGTATTGCGGCTGCTAGTTTGTCCATGTTACATTGACAATATTAAGGGGTTGATGGCAATGCCTGACACAGCGACCGTCCCAGGCGATGGAACGCTCGCCCTGTACACGTGGCTCCTGGAGCACGACCGCGAAAGCAGCCATGCCGAGGCAGCCCGCATCCGCGACGAGGAGATCGGGCAGGCGCGTGATCTCGAAACCGGAGCGCTGCAGCGGGCGTTCGACGACTACATGGCTGACATCCGGGCCGCCCGCAAGGACGCCGACCGGCGCCGCGCCGGCGCCAACCGCGCCTACGTCGCCTCGGCTGAGGCGCTCAACCTCTGGTACGACGTGCGGTTCACCGGCACACCGGAGGAAGTCCGGGCTGCGTTCGCCGCTTTCGTCCGCGCGCACCGCAACACCGGAGAGGACCTGGCGGCATGACCGATTTCGCGCTCAAAGTCCTCGACAGCGACGGCGGCGAGATGACCGGCTCCGCGGCCGTGGAAGCGCTTAGGGCTGGCCGGGCAGTGCGGATTGTCCCGGTGTACGCAGCCCGCCCGAGCCGGGCAGTGGACGGGGTGGATGTTGAGGTCCTGCCGTGGCGGCGGCGGCCGGGTAACCAGTTCGACCCGCCCGGGCTCGCCTGGGCGGGCAACCGCCGGCCGACAGATGACGAAGTGGAGATGTTCCTCCAGGCGGTTCGCGCTGGGGCGCTACTCATCCGCCTGGCCATCGAGAAAGGACACGGATCATGAACGCCGTAGCCGCCCGGGACCGGGTGTACGTGCCGATCGGTGAGCCGGTGCGGGTGATCCTGCCGGCATCCGAGGTGTGCATGCACATGCGGGTGACCGGCAAGGTCATGCAGGTGGCGCTGGTCAAGGACCGGCCGGGTGCGCCAGCGTACACGGTGAGCGCGCAGATCCTCCGTGAGGACGGCGGCAGGTTCGGTGCGCCGGTCCTGCCGGGTGAGGCCGGGTTCTACCAGGACGGGAGCATCTGGTACTGCTACCCGGCTGTGGGAGCCCGGCCATGAGCCTCATTCACAGTGCGCAGTTCTGGTGGGGCTGCCTGTCCGGCGGCGGCGGGGTGGCCGCCGTCGTGATCTTCACCAAGCTGGCCAGGGATCTGCGGGGCAGGCGGTACGGGTGAGCGCCGCCACCGGTCAGCGGGCTGCAGCGCAGCGGACCTGGCGGAAGCACTCTGCATCTCTCACCAGGGCGATTAACAGCGGCGACCCGGACCGGATCGTCACCGCGTGCCGGGCAGCGATCCGGGCTTGGGATCAGCCTGGTTGCGGGTGGCCGGATAACTGGTCGAAGTGGCAGCGGGCTCTCGACGACTCAAGGCCGTGGAACAAGCAGATCGCCCTGGAGGATCTGCGCTGAGCATTGACCGGGTCACTCGCCGGATGTGCGGCCGGTAATGGCGAGTGGTCCCGGTGAAAGCTCAACCCGAACAGGAGGAGACACCATGTTGCACCAGATCAAACTGATCCAGCTCAGTGCGGGGCACCGGATCGGTGGCACGCTCACGGATGCGCAGTCGCGGGAGTTGTTCCGGGTGCGCGGCCGCGGCGTGCACAACCCGGAGTTCTGGCACCGGATCATCCGGATGGGCAGCGACCTGCAGCTGATGGCGCAGCCCGGCGTGATCAGCAACGGCCGGATGGCCAGCGATCAGCAATTCGTCGCCGCGCCGGTGCACATCGGCTCGTACATGCTGGTCGACGGCACCGGGTACAAAATCACGGCCCGGACGCTTGCCGATCCTGAGCTTGTACCGGTCGATGGACTGGTCGTCGAGGCGCTGCTCATCGACGGCACGTGGTCAGTTCACAACGCCGGGTGCGCGGACGTGGCCCGCAAGGCCCCGTTCTCGGCGCACGGGCAGAGCCTGATCACCGCCGGGCCCGATCAGCAGAGTGTCGGTGAGTGGCTGAACTCCGACTTCATCGCCGAGGGCGCCATCACTCCGGCGCACGCGCTAGATGATGTGTCGTTCGCGCCGTGCCTGGCCGGGCTGCCGATGAACGCGGGCCGGGCCGGCAATGGATGACGAACTGGAAGTGCTGGCGGACCGGGCCGAGCTGGTGCTCGAGTCGGGCGGCCGTTGGTCACCGCGGCGGCTGGCCGCGGTGTGCGGGGCCCATCCAGCGGATGTTCAAGCTGCGTTGCTGCATGCTGCCGGAACTGGCAGCCACAGCGCGCTGCAAACCACGCCGCAGGGTTTGCGGTGTGCGCACGTAACACTGCGCGCTGCGCACCGCAACGGTGGAGGCGCGCAGCGTAGCGCCGAGCGTGCCGCCCTATGACCGGGGAGATCGGGGTTGTTTACCTGATCTGCTTCCGCCGGCGGTACAAGCACGCCGGGCATTACATCGGGTGGACCAACAGCCTTCTGCGGCGTCTCCGGACACACGCGCGAGGTAACCCGTGCGGTAAGGCGGCCCGGTTGATGGTTGTCATTCATGAGGCCGGGATCGAATGGGATCTTGTGTGCGCGTGGGAGGGCACACGTGATGATGAGCGACGGCTGAAGAACCGGCATGGGGCGAACAAGTTCTGCCCGCGGTGCAACACCAATCCGCAGCGGGTCAGCCTACCCCGCGTAGATGAGAGGGAGATTGAGCGTGCGCAGACAGCGCTTGCCAAAGCAGCAGCCTGACATCATCCGGCGACTGTCGGAGGCCTATCACGTCCCGGAGACAGTGGCCGCCTATGAGCCGTGGTCGAACGGGTGGGCGATCGGTTTCAAAGTCACTCACCCCGATGGGCGGGTGGAGTTCGTTTACCTGAACCCGTCCACCCTTGAGGATCCAGAGCACGAGACTCCGAACGTGTTCCTGTACCACGGCACGACTGGCGATCCGTCTGATGACGGGACTGTCTGCTACGTCGACCTGTTCAGGGGGGATGGCCGGGATGGCTGAGGTTCTGAGTGCAACCCAGGCGAACGCGATCCGGTACGCGGCGGAGGCTACCGGAGCTGATCCAGCTGAGGTTCTGATCAGTTACTCCGGCCGCGGCATGTTCGGTGAACAGTGCCTTGGGCTCAAAGTCAGCTTCTTCTTGCAAACGTGCGTTTTCTTCAACACCCTGGCGGATGCCGATAAAGCACTGTCCTCAGCTCTGTACGACGATCACCGATCAGAATCACTGGGGATGGGGACCATTGTGTACTTCCCCCGGTACCAGTTGCCCGATCTGGAGGGCTGAACGGTGGATAGCCCGATCATCAATGCGGACGAGATCCCCGACGATCTCGCACCGGGCACGTACTGCTGCCGTGTCGACGACAGCACGACCTGGGCTGGGTTCCGGTACCGGTTTGTCGTCCCGCCTCGTGTCCATGTCCCAGGTGACTGCCTAGTACAGATCGTCAAGGCTGCCCCAGGTACGGAGGGCTGACCCGTGCCGTTCACGGTGATCGGCTTGCCCGGTGGGATGGTGCGCGTGGAGAACGCGGCCACCGGGCGTGTTGCCGCGAAGTGCACGACCCCGGCTCGGGCGCGGGCGCAGCTCCGCGTGCTGCACGCTGTTGATCAGCGGGCCGGGCACGGGTTGTGCTCGTGCCCGTGCTTGTGCTGGCAAGGCGGCGATGGTGACGGCGGATGGTGCCTGGATTGCCGGGGTGGGCGGCACAGTGGATCCAGGTAACACGCCTGAGCCGGCTCTGCGTAAATGGGAGATGGCCTGGTGATCGCGGGCCGGGCGCGCACGGTGGCGACGTCGGATGCTCGGGTGTGCGCGGGCGGATCCGGGCTGGTACTACCTGGCCAGGTGCGCGCTGCCTGAGGATGGCGGCCCGGGCGGGTGGTATCTGCGCGATGCGGAAGATGCCGGCCGCCTGGATTTCATGGGTGCGCTGAAACCGGTGGCGTTCCGTGCGGCGAACATGGAGATATACCACCGTCAGGATGAGGTGGACGGCCGGGCGGCTTACTTCTCGATCGCGATGGAGATGGTGACTGGTTTCAGCGACCGGGATGCCATTGATGCCGCGCCGTGGTGGCATGCCGCTGATGTGATGCCGCGGCGGTTTCTCATGGGCCCGGTTCGTGATGCGCGGCGGTGGGCGGTGTCGCAGCAGATGCAGTGGCCGCCGGAGTGCGTGACTGGCGGGATTATGCGGGCCGAATGTTATTGGAAACGTGTTGACACTGTTCCGCCGCGGCTGCTAGTTTGTCCATGTAATAAGGACCGGCTGTGCGGCCGGGCCATCGACACGAAGGAGACACCAGTGGAAACCACCACCGCGCCGGACCCCGCCGGCACCGAGACCACGCAGACCGGGAGCGAGGCGAGCGAGGCGAGCGAGGCGCAGCCGGCCCGCGTGTTCAACAACGGGCTCACCCCCGGGCACGACAAGACCGGCGCACCCTTGCAGGCCGGTTACGTGGGCCACTGCCAGGCGTGCGGGTTCCCGTTCTCCAAGCAGCAGAAGCGGCCGATCTGCCAATCCACGGTGGCCTGCAAGAAGCGGCTGGGCGACGGCACCTACACCGGCGGCGCTTCCTCCCCGGAGAGCACCCCGCCCGCGCCGGCGGGTGAGAGCCCGCAGCCGGAGAGCACCCCACCGGGCGGTGCCAGTGCCATCCCCGGGCCCGCCCCGGTGCCCGGTCCCAGGCCGGCGGGACGGAACCGGCGTGAGCCGGTGCCCACCCCGCGGCCCCCGGCCGGACGCAAGGGCAGCAGGCTCGCCCGGGCGGCGGAACTCGCCGAGCGGGACCACGCCGCTATCACCACCGGCGAGGACGCCGAGGCCGCGCAGTTGCGGCAGGAAGCCGAGCAGGCGCAGGCCGACGCCGCCTGACCGGCCGGGAGGCCCAGACAGGGTGCACATGCCGCCCCGCCGTGGCATGTGCACCCATCCGGGTAACAGCCCGGCCGGGACATGTGCGACACCCGGATCCTCATCAAGGAGGCACCAGATCATGACCGTCACCACTGACAACCCGCTGCTCGGCAGGGTCCGCAAGCTGCTGGCCAAAGCGGAAGCCGTGGGCGTCACGCCACCGGAAGCGCAAGCGCTGACCGCGAAAGCCGCTGAGCTGATGGCCAAGTACGGAATCGACCGGGCGCTGCTCGCCGCCGACCGGCCGGACACCGACCGGCCCGCCGACCGGATCATCGACGTCGACAACCCGTGGGCGCGGATCCAAGCTCACCTGCTGTGCGGTCTCGCCGCGGCGATGCGCTGCCAGTGCGTTGTCCTGCCCACCAGCACGCCGGGCTCCCGGATTCACATGTTCGGCTTCGCTTCCGACATCGAGCGGGCTGACATCCTGTACACCTCAGTGCTGGTGCAGATGTGGATGGCCCTGGCCGTGGCGGAAGTGCCCGAGTGGTCGCGCAGCCCGCGGGCGTGGCGGCGCAGCTTCCTGCTCGGATTCGCCACTGCCGTGGTTTCCCGTGTGCGAGCTGCCGAGAAGGAAGCCGCTGACGAGGCCACTGCGCCCGCGGCCGCCACCAGCTCGAAGGCGACGATCGTGCTGGCCGACCGGCGGCAGGTCATCCGCCGCAACATTGAGCAGGCCTATCCGCTGACGCGCAAGACCCGCCTGACCTACAGCGGCAACGGCTACGGCGCCGGCTACACGGAGGGGCAGAAGGCGGACATCGGCGGCGGCGCGGCGCCGGTCCGCGGCGGCCGGGCCGGGCAGGGGGCGATCGGCTGAACCATGCGGCACGGGTGACCCTCGCCGGGCGGGCCGGCATCGGACTTCGAGGTCCGGGAGGGTGCGGAAGGAAAGGAGTTCGCTATGAGCGCTAGCAAAGGCATAGTCGCAAAGATCTACCGGAGCCACGAGGTCCCGGCCGGGGTGACCCCTGATTTCATACATCTCGTGCTGGTGGTCGGCACTACCGACGAAGCTGGCAAGGTTGTCGAGCCGGTTGAGCCTGAGCACCAGGTGCAGGCGCCGCACGGGGTGCCTGCACCTGAGGTAGTCGTCGTCCGCCACTTCGACCACGGTCGGCCCGCATACTACGCCCGGCCGCGCGGAGTGCCTGGTGTGTGGGTTTGGGGTGGCACGTTCATCTACACCAGCGCCACCGGTTTCGCGAACCTGACCGGGATCGCGGGTGCCGTCCCGTTCCACGACCAAGTCGAGCGGTAAAGGAAAGCTGACATCATGCGACCAAGAACTAATCGTCCTGGCCCTGGGCGTACTGTCTCTGAGTCGGACAGCGACTGGCGTCACGACTGGGAGACCACGCAGAATCTCGGAGCCGAGTTCATGCCTGCCATTCCCGGGGAAACCGGGCGGCGGCACGCCCACTATCCGGATGTGGATCCGGCGGCGGTTCGCATCGCTGGCGTTCTCGTGTCCGTGTACATCAAGGATGGGGCACTGTGCCTCTCCGCTGACCTGGAAGCAGCCGACCCGGGCCTCTACCCTGAGGGAGCGGTCCCGGTGAAGTTGTTCGTCCAGGCTGCGCGGTTGTATGCGATCGACGGCACCGGGAAGGAACTGACATGATCGACAGTCACACGTTTGTGGATGCGCTCGCCCAGGTGATAGCCGACGCGGATATGCGTGTCTGGCCGGCCGCGGGCGAGGAGGAGACGGTGACTGGCGTGATCCCGTACGGCGGGACCGGGGTGCTTGTCACCATGTCCGGCGGGCAGGTAGTTCACCTGCTGGTCGAGTCGATTCTCGCCGCGGCTGCCACCGGGCCTGCCTCGAAGGGAGGTTAGACGATGGCAGAGAGGAAACCGCTGCCTGCTCCTCGGCTCGTGGAGGGGCAGATCGGTGGTGTGCACGAGATCGTCGAGGCGTTTGGTGGTGCGCTGAGCAAGCAGCGGATCAGTATCCTCATGTCGCACCCGGACGCGCCGGAGGCTATTAGCGATACAGCGGGCGGCGGCTCGCAGTGGTTCCTTGACGACGCCGCCAGGCATGTCGCGAAGGTGCGGGAGTTGCCGTTGCCGTCTGGTCCGTTGCCGCATGTGCTGGCCAGCGCGAGCGACATTGTGGCCGTTTTCGGGGGTGCGATCAGCCGCGGGCAGGTGGGCCGCGCGATGCTGGTTGAGGGTGCTCCACGGGCGGTGGGTGAGACCGAGGGCGGCGGCCGCAAATGGCTGCTCGATGCGGCTGTCGAGCACATCCAGACGGTACGGGCGCCAGGTCGCCCGCGTAACGAGAAGTGACCGGGAGTGCGCAGCGCTACGTTGCGCGCCGCAGGGCTAGTTCTGGCAGTGCATGCTGCATAGCGCAGTAGCAGCGACTGGCCCGGAGGCGTGCAACGTAGCGCTTTATGCTGCCCAAGCGGCAGCGCTGGCCAGCGCTGTAAGCCACACCGCAACGCGTCGGGTGCGCACGTAGCATGGTTACCAGCGCGCGTGCCCCAATGCCTGTAGGCGCGCGTACAGCGCGCCGCAGGGCGCATGCGGCAGCAACGTTGCGCAGCAACGCGGATGGCCAGCCGGGGGGCATGTGGCCGACACTGAGATCCGGCCCGGCCAGGTTGTGTGGTGCTGGGGTGATGACACCTGCGATCACACTTACCGAGGCCTGGTGATCGAGGCCGAACCGCCGCGGTGGTACCGGGTGCGATTCACGTTCGGGACGGTGTGGGTGCCGGGCGGGTGGCTACTGGTGGATGCCAGCCAGCTCGTACGCCTGCCGGACTGATACCCCCAGCGAGCGGACCACCTCAGCTTGATCACGCAATGTCCGCAGGTGGTCTTGCGCGGACTCGCGGATCACTGTCGCCCGGTCGTAGGCGAACTCCAGGTCGGAGACTTGCTCGTCAACCCACGCGTCCCGCTCGGCGGTAGTCGTGCCGCCGCGGGCTACCTTTGGGGCCTGGCCGGCGAGGAGTGCGCGGCGGCGGGCCCGCTTGTACTCGTGCTTCGCGTTGACCTCAAGGTCGCGGGCTTGGGCGAGTGCGACGCGGGCCCGGCCGAGCTCGTTGACCAGGGTGCGCAGCTTGGACTCAATCTCGACGGGGGTGAGCGCGTCACCGTTCATGATTTACGTCGTCCAGCCCTCGGAGAACCCGTCGCCGGCGCCGCGTTTCGTCATCTGGCCCCGGTCGGCCAGGCGGGATACTTCTTCCTGGTCCATTTCCAGGCGGGCGCCGATCTCATGCGGGTCCATGCCAAGATCGAGCAGGTCCGCGATGATGTCGGCCATCGCGAGGACGTAGTGGGTGCCGCGGGCCCGGTTGTGGCGGATGGTGGCCATGCGCGCGACATCGGGCGGGCACTCGGCGAGGGTGACGATCGGGACCAGGCCGCCGGTGAGTGCAGCGATCTGCTTGTCCTCGGCGACAAGCCAACGGTGGTAGCCGTCAACAATTTCTAGGCGCTCACCGCCGTCGTGCTCACGGACAACGATCGGCTGTGTCCACCCGTTCTCGAGGATGGAGATTTTCAGCAGCCGTTTCTCCGGCGGGGCTTGCCGGTTGGGATTCCAGTCGTTGCTGCTCAGGGCATCGCGGGGCACCCATCGCACAGCGGAGATGGGTTGCGTTTCGATCAAGGGAGTTCCTTCGCATACGGCGGGATCAGCGCGTACGGGTCCGGTGGTGGCGGTGTGGGGGCGGCCAACTCGACGTAGGTGCCGTCGGCGATGATCTGGGTGAGTTCGGCGGCGTACTTGTGCCAGATGTGCGGGGCTGGGATGCCTTTGCCGATGACTGGGACGCGGGCGGCTGCGGTCGCGGAGCGGCGGTCTTTGAAATCGCCGCGCATCGCGATCGACAGCAGGTAATCCCACGACACCCCCGATTCGGGGTGGGGGGTGCGGATCACCATCGGGTCACTGGTTTTGCGGTAGTGACGGCCTAGTGCGTCGCGGACCCTTTTGATGACGATCGGCCGGTCAGCCGGGCCGAATTTCTGGATGTACCTGGTCAGGAAATCGGGCCACAGCATGCCCTCTGGTTTCTGGGGGCGTTTGTGGTAGCCGTACAGTTCGGTGAGCGCGTACCTGACTGCGGATCCTGCACCGGGTACCCGTTCGGCCATCTTGCCCCAGACATCGGGGAAGCAGGAGGCGAAGGTGTGCAGTTTCTGCAGTGGTTCCTCACCGAACGCGGGTGAGCACCGCTGGCTGCTGTGCGGGATGCCGGCCATTTCGAACCGGTCGTAGGCCCGGTTGTAATCCCAGCCCTTGATGGCAGGTGCGGTCCACACGTCTTCTGTGGTCCAGTCGTACACCGGGTACGCTTTCCAGATGTTTCCGGCGGACTCACCCTCGGTGTATTTGATCATGTAGTTTTCGGATGCGTGCCGCAGCAGCGCCCATGTGCGGGTCCGCGATTCCTGGGCGCGGATGCCCATAAGGGTTGCGCAGTTGCCCTGGCCGGCAGTGAACATGAGCCCATCCGATTGCGGGATCGTCAACCTGGCTGCTGCCGGTTCGGCGGGAAACCCGGCCAGGACCGTGATCGCTTCCGGTGGCAGGGGCCGGCACCATTTGTCGCGGGACTCCGGCGCCCACGGCCACCAGTACGGGAACTCCCGCGAGCACGCGTTGCGGTGCTTCACCGGCAGGCAGTACCACTCCAAGGCGATGTCGTCGCGCTGGCCCATCCGGCGGACGTACTCTTCGGTTTCGAGCGGGATCGCTTCCTCGTCGAAGAAGCAGGCGCGCAACGGCAGGTGCCGTTCAAAACGGGGATCGGAGTGCGCGACCTCTAGGGCGATGTTGAGTACCGCGGTGGAATCCTTGCCGCCGGAGAACGCGACCCTGATGTTGTCGAACCGTTCCATGATGGTGGCGGTCCGCTCCAGGGCGAGGGTGTAAACGTCCTGTTCTGCTGGCCTTCGGGACAGCAGGTGGTAGGACAACGTGGCCCCCTGCCGGGTTACAGTCGGAAGCTAAGACGCTGTTCCTGTCGCGGCTTGCAGGGCCGGGGATGGTGTCAGGGCCGGGCTGGCGGGCTAACGCCGGCCCGGCCTGCTGCCCAGGCGTACGGCGGTATGAGCGAGTACGGGTCTGCGGGCGGCGGAACTGGGGCGGCCAGCTCGGCGTAGGTGCCGTCGATCATGATTTGATGCAGTTCGTCTGCGTACTTGTGCCAGTACCCGGGCAGCGGACGGCGCTGGGCGTCGTTGAGGATCCGGCCGCCGGCGTGCTTACGTGATTTGAAATCGCCGCGCATCGCGAGCATGAGCAGCCAATCCCACGACAGGCAGGTGTCCGGGTGTGGTGCGTGGACGACGATCGGGTCTGCGGTCATCTGGTAGTGGCGGGCGAGCAGCAGCTTGATCTTCCCCGCGATAGTGGCAGCGTCACCGGGGCGGAACTGGCGCAGGTAGTGGCCGATGAAATCGGGCCACGCCAGGCCGGGTGGTTTGGCCGGGCGGCCGTGGTAGGAGTAGAGCTCGGTGCGCGCGTAGCGGACTGCGGCGCCGACACCTGGTACCCGCTCGGTCATCTTGGACCACACATCAGGGAAGCACGCCGCGTAGGTGTGGATTTTCTGCAACGGTTCCTCACCGAACGCTGGGGAGCACCGTTGGATGGAGTGGGAGACGCCAGCCATCTCCATCCGGTCATACGCCCGGTTGTAATCCCAGCCTTTCACCGCTGGTGCGGTCCACACATCCTCAGTAGTCCAGTCGTACACCGGGTACGCTTTCCACAGGTTGCCCTGGCTTGTGCCATCATCAGATTTGACCAGGTAGTTGTCAATTTTGCGGGCGGTCACCGCCCGGCGGCGGGTCAACGATTCCTGCGCCCGGATACCCATGAATATCGCGGTGTTGCCGCGCTCGACGGGAGCGAGCAGCCCGTTCATCTCCGCTGTGGTCAGCCGGCTCTCGACAGGCCAGATCGGGAACCCTGGCAGCTCGGTGATGGCTTCCGGTGGGAGGGGGCGGCACCATTTGTGCTTGTCCTCCGGGGCCCACGGGTACCACCAGGGGTGCGTGCGGGAGCACGCGTTGCGGTGCTTCACCGGCAGGCAGTACCACTCGCAGTTGATGTCGTCGCGGGCGGCGATCCGCCGTACGTACTCCTCGGTTTCGACCGGGATCGCTTCCTCGTCCTGGAAGACGGTACGCAACGGCAGATGCCGGGCGTACTTCGGATCGGAGTGGGCGACATCGAGGATGACGTTCAAGGTGGCGGTGGAATCTTTGCCGCCGGAGAACAGGACAAACACCCGGTCGAAGCGGGCCAGCACAGAGGCGGTACGTTCCATCGCCAGGGTGTAGACGTCCTGCCCGGCTGGCCGTTTCGGCAGCATGGTGGCCAACCGCCGGACCCCTTCTCTCAGATGGTGACGATCTGCCCGGGCGGGAGTTCGGCAGCAGCGGGCCCGGCTGGCCAGGAGCACAAGTAGGTGCCGTTCCCGTGCTCCCAGGTCCACAGCGGGTGGTAGTGGCGGGTGGCGTACAGGTGCCCGTCCTGGTCGGCGATGACGATCGCCCACGCTTCCTGAACGGCTCCCGCGGTGAGGTCAGCTAGCGCACCCAAAGGTGATTTGACCTGCCGGGCGGCGGCGTACGCGACCGCGAAAGCGATCGTGTCGGTGGCTTGCGAGACGGCGAAGGTGTCCGCGTTGTAGATGCAGCCGTTGTGCGCGACACCGTGGCCGCCGCGCAGGACCGGCTGCAGCTGGGTCAGGTCCTGCCAGTCACCGAACGAGGCCAGGCGGGTGTGCCCGAGGATCTGGTGCGCGCCGAGGGCACGGATATCTTTCGCGCTGACCGCGATCGGGCCCGCGCGGTGCACCGTGCTGTACCCGCCGTCCGGGTCGCGGGTCATCCACCCGTGGCCGTGTGGCCCGCGGCGGCCAGCCGCGATAGCGGCCCGCTCGAGCATGCCAGGATCAGGTGGGCCCGTGCCGTTGTAGGCGAAAATTCCGCACACGCCCGGCCTCAGTCGCGGCCGGTGCGCTGCATCCACTCCGCTGCCTGCGGGAGGACTGTGGCGGCGTGGCGGATGACATCCGGGTCGATCGACCAGCACTCGGAGAATCCGTGATCGGTGGAGTGGGTCCACTGGCGTGCTGGCCACGGGCCTGTGCCGACCTGGTAGCCGCGTGGCCAGTCGTAGCACGGTGGCAACGGCAGATTCTCGCGGGCGATCAGCGCCAGGGCATGCTCATGGGTCCAGTCGGCGAGCGGGGACCAGTAGGTGACACCGCGGGAGTTGGTGTACCTGTCGGCTTCACCGGGGCCGACGTAGTTGCCGTCTTTGCGGCGGCGGCCGAGCAGGAGCATGTCCAGTTTCTGTGCGCGGAAGTAGTCGCGCTGGGCCCGGTGCTGCACCACGGAGAACCACCGTGAGCCGTGGCGGCCCTGGGGAAACAGCATGACCGGGCGGGCGGCGAGCCACGCCAGGTCGATGGGGACAGCGCCGATCTCGCAACCGGGTGGCATGTGGTCGGTCAGCCAGCGGAGCATCGCCGGCCACTCCAGGCCGGTGGTCATGCCGAGGATGCATTCGGGGACGCCGGCCAGCTCTGCGACGTGCCGGAGAATCTGGGAGTCTTTCCCTCCGGACCAGCCGTATGCGAGCCGGCGGCCGCCGGCCAGTTCGCTGGTGATGCCGGTGACCGCTTTGTCGACGAGCGCGTCGAGTTCGCTGTCAGTGACGGTTTCGCGGGCCCACTTGGCGGCTTCCTGCCATGCGGCAGCGTCGGAGATGTGCTGCTTGCGGCCGAGTGCGCCGGTCAATCTGCCTGGTCCCCTGCGTAGATCGGGCGGTCGAGCAGTGTGCCGTCCCAGTCGGTGAACGCCATCCGCTCAGGTGAGTCGACTGGTTTGTGGGGTGCGCCGATGGCGATAAGCACGTGGCCGCGTGGCCCGGCGCCGACAGCGTGCGGGACCTGGCCGTCCACCATGTACAGGTCGCCGGGGATCACATCGTAGGTGATGCCCGCGACGCTGATGGTGCCGGTACCCGCGAGGCAGTACAGCAGGTGATCGCCGGGGTGCGTGTGGACGGGGAAGCTCCGGCCTGCTGGGACGCGGAGAATGTCAGCGCCGAGGTGCCCGTTGGTGTGCAGGCCAAGGCCGGTTGCGGGTGCCCCGTGGACGGGGACACCTTCGGTGATGACTTTGAGCGACGCGTCGGCCAGGTTGATGATTTTCAGGTCGGTCACTGGGCCTCCCCGGGCTGCAGGTAGGCGCGGGCGATCGCTGTTACTGCGTCAGCGGATGTTGGCAGGCCAAGGTTCTGCTTCGCGGTGGTGACTGCCCGCTGGATCAGGTCACGCTGGTATGTGGAGACCATCCAGGAGACTTGCACCCATCTGTGTGTGTCCTCGCCGGCTGGCGGGGCGGCCTGGCCATTGCCGCTGGGCGCCGGTGGCGGTGTCGTGTCCAGTGGCGGTGGCCCTGGTTGCGGTGGCCCGGGCGGGAGCGGGTCACCGGGCGGGCCCGGCCATTTTGAGGGGTCGTTGAAGTCGTTGAGGAAACCTGTGGCCTGGTCGGCGAGTGCGCCGCTGGTCCTCATGATTTCGGTGACCGCGCGCTCGTCGAACCCGGTGCCGGACAGGTCCTCGTCGAGGGCGGTGAGCAGGTCGGCTAGCAGCCGGTCGTCGTAGGCGCCCATGTCGGAGAGCCGGTTGTCGGCCAGGTTGATCCGGATGGCTTCATCATCTGTGCAGGTGATGATTTCGCAGCGTGCTGTCTCCTGGCCTTCGGCTTCGAGGGCGTCACGGGTGTGGTTGCCGGCGAGAATGATCAGGCCGTCCGGTCCATCCCGCACGACAAGGGACCGGTACTGGCCGTTCCGCCGGATGCTGCCCCTGATCTCGTCCGTGTTGCCGCGGCGCGGGTTGCCGGGGAATCTGGTGAGCTCGGCTAGCGGGATGTCGCGGACTGCGATCCAGGTGGCAGGCATTGGCTCCTTCGCTTACTGGCCTCTGTTGTCAGGTGGGCGTCGCCCGGCCCGTTCACCAGGTCGCCCGTGATTTTGCGCGCGGCGGCGGCAGCATCTGCGTGCTGCTTCTTTGATCTGCTTCCATCGCCACTCGCGCCATGCTTCGCGGTTGCGTATCGCCTGCGGCGTGAACAGCCGGGTGACAATGCGGGTTATGAGCAGGTACCAGAAACCGAATGCGGCAGCCAGGACAAGGATTGCAACCGGATCGGATATCACGGTGATCCCCACCCGGGCGTAAGCCCGACCCCCCGGAAGGCTGCCCGGGCGGGGATCACCTTTGCTCCGCGCGCACCCCATGGAAAGGATGGGGGGCGGAGCCAGCGCGGCAGATGAGGTGCATTCACCTGCTGCGCACACTTTACAAGTGCCCGGGTCACCAGCCTGCTTGCTCACGTGTGAGCATGCGGTGTTTCCCGGACGGCAGGAGCACCATCACTTTAGCGGGTGCCTGCGGCGATTTAGGGCCAGCCGGGCCGCGTTTCGCGGAGCGGATACCACCGGAGTTGTTGTGGCCGCTTTTCTGCTTCTTCGCTGAGGGGGTTACGTACTTACGCCGAAGCTGGATCTCTTGAGCCATGTCACAGTTGCCCTACCGGATCGTATTTCGCTTTCAGCACAGCATCCGAGCAGGGATAGAACTCGCCGCGGACACCTTTGATCACCCAGTGGCCGGGTGGGATCGGGATCCATGCACGTTCTTCTGTGTTTCGCAGCAGGACACTGCCTGACCTGTCGATTTTCAGATTGCCCGGGCCGGTGAAATCCAGTATCTCGCTCAGGTTCCTGCCATCCCAGCGTGCTGCGGTGATCTCAACTTCACGGGACCGGAAACAGTGCACAGGCAACGGCGATGTTCACCGCCTTCGGGTACGAGGTGGCCCCCGGCGAGTAGCCATCGCCGGGGGCCAGTAAGAGGATTCAGTTCCTCGTTGCGTGTATGAAACGCGACATGGGTTGGGGCCAGCGGCGTTTAAAGCGCGGGTCAGGTTCTCGTCAGATGCTCTGCCTATTGAGCTACCGGGGCACGGGCGCCCCGGGCCGGGCTCGAACCGGCAACCTTCTTATGCTTGCCTGCGCTTGGTTGATCCAGCCCAGTTTAAGAGTGAGCTTCGAGCGAGAATCTGAAGTTGGGTCGCGTCCGGGTTGCCTCTACCAGTTGGGCTACACGGGCCCGTTTGTGCCCGCAGAAGGAATCGAACCTTCACTGTGACCCTGGCCGCTTGATGAGATTGAATGTCAGATCTCAGCTTGCGCTCACTGCTTATGTTACCGGAACAGCCACCCGAGGAACGCGTTTCCCACTTCAATGTCGCGGACTTCCATCGAGTTCGCTTCTTCACGTGCTTGCTTCACCGCGATTTGCAGACGGTCCACCCGGTCTAGTAGTTCCGCGATACGGGCTGGTGGCAGCGCACCTGAGTAATTGATGCGCGCCCATGACCCGACAGTGACATCTTCGAAGTACACGTCAACTTGCGCCGGGTGCTTGTCGGTGGCTGCGGCCTTGACGTGGTTGCGGGGGACTTTCTTCGTCCGGTGCGTGATAGCCGGGGCGGTGCGCCACCATCCGGTCGTCTGATCCATCTCCCACTGCTGGGACTGGTCGTGCGCGGGCAGTTTCGTGATGACCGCTCGCAAATCGGAGAGCTGCTTCTCAAGGAACAGCAGGAAAGTCGGCGGGGCCTGGCGGACGAGAAGCTCACCGTCGATGATCACATCGGCGCGGGCTTCGCAGTTCGCGTAGTCCTTGGTCGCTTGCACATCGAACAGCCGGGTCAGCGACCGGATGATGTCCTTGATGACATCCTCGATTTTGAGCTGCACCCTGGTGGACTCGGGGGGCAGCTCCTCGCCTTCCTCGTCGCGGGGAAGGTATGTGCGGGTCAGCCCTGTGACCATGCCGTCTTTCTGGATCTGCTTGTACAGGCCGGTCAGGTGCGCGTAGGTCTTGTTTTTGACGCCCGTGTCGACGGCGACGATCTGGCATAGCTTGGTCACTGCGTTCCCCCTGCATCTAGCTCAGGGGCGTGAGATTAGCAGCGACAGGGAGGGGAATCTCAGCTTATTTCCGTGACCATCGGAGATCTGGTGTTCATGTCCGCTTCGCTGGCCAGTTCTGCCGGCTGGCACGCCGGCGGATCGATGGCTTCACCGCGGCATGGCTGACGCTGCGGCGCATGTCCCGCCACGGGATCCAGTCCTCGCACGGGCACTCAACAGGCCCCCACCCGCCTTGCACGCACCCGCATTCGGGGCACAGGAGCTCACCGCAGTTGCCGTACTCGCATTCGCCGAGAGTCCACCAGCTCGCATAGTCCGGGCCGGTGACATCCTTGCCCAGGAACTCGATGTACTCGGTTTTGATGGCCGGCGGCCGGTGGGTACAGCCTCGCCTCACCAGCAGTGCCCTTTCTCGGTGCTGCGGGTGTGCGCCGGATCAGGTTGCTGGCCGGCGGCCAGCTCCACGTTGGCGGCACGGCGAACCCGTTTCCACACCCGCCGCGAGCGCATCCACCGCCGCGAGAACGGGGAGAGACCGGGCGTGCGCCGGTCAGTTCTGGACATAGGCCCGGCCAGCCGGCCGCATGCTGGGACGCTCAGGCGGTACTGTGTCCGGCTGCGGTGACGGTGGGACAGCGGGCAGGAACCGGTCAACGGGGAGCCACCCGAGCATTGCGGCAGCTTCCGTTATCTGCCAGGTGGTTACTGGCGTATCAGGCCACATCGTCACGGGCGGTGATTTTAGGCCGCCGGCTGCTGGTTCGGCAGCAAGACCGGGTCAGGCTGGGCGTCTCGGGCGCACTGTCCGGTTGCTGCCTGGCTGGCCGTTATACGGGCGAGCGCTTCCCGCCACCAGCCGCCCAGCCCGGGAACTGATTCAGGTCTCGGCACCCCAGGGTGCGGCCAGAACTCGGTTTCCACACCGCATGCCATGATCCGGAAATCGCAGGCGAAAATCTCTGTTGCAGCAGTGTGCCACCGACCGCCGGTCCCGTGCACGTTCGTGTCCTCGGGCAGGCCGCGGCGGCGCATGTAATCCTCGATGGTGTCCAGGTCATGCAAGTACCGGGTCCGGGCTGCGTAGTTGAGCATCCACTCGATGTGATGCCCGTACTCGTGCGCTACAAGGTACCGGGTCATCGCCGGATGCGGCGGGATCCGCTTCCCGCACAGCATGATCACACCCAGCGGCGGGTCTTTCACCCACGACTGGAGCGGGCCGTCTCCCTCGTAGTGACCGGAATCGTGGACGTTCGCGAATCCGTTGGTCCGGCCGGCCGGCTCACGGTCGGCGGCGATCATCCCGATCTCCCATGAGGGCGGGCAGACGCCAACGACCACATCTACAGCGGCGGCGATCGCATCGAGGTCGTGCGGGTACGCGGGGAACGGATCGAAGGTGGAGGACACGGTGTACCGGTGATGCGACCACGATGGTGCACCACGGTTGAAATCCCAGTTGGCTTCGGCCAGCACGTTAAGCGGCTGGATGGTGATCTGCGGCATCAGGAAGGACCAGTTACCCATCGGATCGTCGGTGCGAGGGCGGTCCATCGCACGGTGGGTGCGCCGGCTGCCCACCGGGTCACCGGCGCCGAGGCGGCGAACGTGGCGGCCGGGCTCATGCTGTGCGGGCGAGGATGATGCGCCGGGCCCGCTCGCGGGTCGCAACCTCAGCCAGGGCCACCGCACGAGGTTCGAACAAGCTCCGGCCTTGCTCGTCAAGACCGGCTTTGGGAAGTTTCCCCCGGGCAACCCATTGCCGGATTGTGCCCGGTTTGACTTTCGCCAGGGCCGCAGCCTGATCGGTGGTGATAAGCCCATCGGCGCGGGTGATCCGCAATGCCGTCACCCCCGGGGGAACGCAAAAAAGCCCCGAACCGGTGGGGGTCCGAGGCTTCGCTTGTTCGATCGCAGGCACACCTGTACTACTGGCACTTACGTTACACGTCACATACCCCCGGCCGCAAGGCGGACGTAAAGGTCAAGATGCCTCAAGAAGGACCGCTGTTGTCTGCGCTGCAACCCACTTCGAGTACCGGATGGTGTGAGTGCGGTACTCGTCCGGGGTGAGGATGTCACCACAGTTAGTGCACACCGATTTGTATTCCGGCTCGGGTGCCGCTTCAAGGCCGAGCGCGTCGCAGCGGCGGCATGGGATTCCGTCGAGCCGTTCCGGCGGCGGAAGCGTCTCGCCGAGCAGTGCGCGGGCGGTGTGATGCAGCCGGAGGATCTCCTGCCCGGCGCACGCCCCGTCCAACGGCAACCGCACCTCGGCGTACCCGGCCTGGGCATGCACCACACCGTCGCTTTTAACCAGCAGCTTGGCGGCCGCGGGCAGCGACAGGTTGCGGGTCATCCTGGCCGTCGGCAAGGTGAGCAGCTTATCCATCCGGCCGGTGAGCAACCGCACCGCCGAGGACAACGCCCGCTCGTGCCGCCGGTACCTGGCCAACTCCGGGTTCAATGATGTGCCCGCAGCTGCGGCGACCCGGATCTCCCACGAGCTCATGATCGCCACCATGTCCCGCAGCAGCGCATCAAAGTCGAGGCGGGGCGGCACGGGTGGGGTGCGGGAGCCGGACACCTTGTCATCCCATGATGGGGGTTTATCGCCGAGGCGGACCCACAGGCGGACGTACTGCTCGGGTAGCCGTCCGAGCGCGCGGGAGATTTTCAGCCTGCAACGGCGGCAGTACGGCTCGCCCCGGACAGCCCACCCTGCGAGCATCGGCCCATCCTCACCAGGGCTGGCGCCGGCGCACCGTTCACCGCGGGCACAGCGACGCCCGGCCGGTGATGGGCCGGGCGTGACTGGGACGATATCGGTTGGTGCAGAGTGAATCCAGTACGGCACAGATCCCCCGATCCCCGGCGCGAACCCCGGGGATCATTATGCCGTTGCTAGCTGGCCAGCCTGTCCGGCTTCCGCACGGGAGCAGGCATGTTCACGTACTTGATGATGATCCGCGCCGCAGCGAGAATGTCTCTGGCGTGAACCATCGCCTTTGCGGTCCGGCAGACCATCGCCACGGCCAGCCGCCGCTGATACCCCTCGGTCTCGTCCTCGACATCCTGGAAGTACTCGAAGAACCTGTCCGCCAAGTCCTCCAGGCGGCGCTGGTGAGACTCCATCTCACGCAAGGTGAACCCGATGCCCAGCACCCGGCGGGCGCACTCCAGCGCGACCAGACGGTTCTCGAACACCGGTCCGCAAGGTGACTGCTCAGTCAGATCCAGGCCGGGCAGGCCTTCCCAATAGCGGAACGCCCCATCGTTCATGGTTGCGTCCACCCCCTCCGCAGGTTTAGTCAGTCGGCCCGGCAATCGTACAGCGGCCATTAGAAAATGTCTCCATTCCAGTTGTGATCGTGCCCGCGACCTGCGATGCACTCTCCTGCGATCCGTTTAGCTTTCTGTGTCGCTTGTGCAGGATGTGGCGCGTGCCCGGTTAGGTTAGGTATTTCCCTGTTGACCATTCCAGGCGCTGAGGATCTGGTCGGCTGCCCGGCGGCGGGCGACAGCGCGCGCGGCCCCCTTGGCCAGGCACTGCGGGGTGGCCAGCTCGGCCAGCGCGCCGACATCGAACACACCGGTTCCGGGTGGGACCGGTGCTGCGGAGAGAAACTCCCGGCCGTCGAGGATCAGCTTGAAGTAACCCAGGTCCGGGGCGGCAGTCAGCTTCCGCTTTCCGGCAGCCAGGTCCTCGTCGAGGCACCGCCACAGCCCGCCGTCCACTCCTCGCCACAGTTCACGCACAGCCTGGTACGGCGTGGCGTACTGCTTGTCTAGGCGTCCGTCCAGGGTGAACATCCCAAGCCTGAAACGATCATCGTGCACTGCGGCTGTGCTGCACGTTTCGCTGTAGGCAATGCCGGTGACCTCCCCGTTCCGGAGGACGCACCCGTAGACAGACTCGGGCGGCGGCATCGGAATCGCCCGCTGGATCTGCTTCAGGGTGTCCGCTGTGATGGTCCGGCGGCCGCCGCGGAGTCCGTCCCAGATCACATCAGGCTGATCTGGGCTCACTGTGTACCAGGCACCGGTCTTGAGCCAGTCACCGGAAATGCGGCCGTCGATCGCCTGGATGGTGATCGACCTGTCCTCGCCGCGGATGATCCGGGCGCTGATCCCCTCGCCGATCAGATGCTTCTCCACTGCCCCGGACTGGGAGCCGTTGTCGACGGTGAAGGTGGAGTTGGTTTCCGGGCGCTCCTGCAGCTTGGCTACAAGCGCAATGAGCAGATCACATTCCATGGCGGGTCTCCTGGTCTTCTTCATCGTTGAACGGCCGGCTGAGCTGGATACGGACGAGGAACAGCACGCCCGCAGTGGCGGTGATCGCGCAGATCGCCATCAGTGGTGTCTTGCCGAGCAACCCTCTGGCGATCAGGGCGAAGATCACCAGGAGTGCGGCGGCGAACGCGACGTTGGCGGTGGCTTGCCAGTGATCGGCTCGTCGCTGGGTGGACGCCGTGACACCGAGGATGACCACCCAGCGGGGGCGGGCGGCGGCGACTAGCTGATCTGCCCCCGTACGTGGCGCTGCCGCCGCTGGCGTCGGTGGCAGCGGCGGCGCCTGATCCAGGTCGGGTGCGGTCATGACGGTGGGATCACCGTGCCGGCCAGAGTTGTGCTCAACCCACGGTGCACGCCGACGACACCGCCAGTGTCATCGATGATTAGCACCTCCGGCATTTGGTGCAGGAACGGGCGGATCTCGGCACGGACCGCGGTCCAGATCGCCCGCAGCTTCCCTACGCGATCGGGAGAGGGCTCGGTGTCCCAGTCCACTTGCACATCAGCCGGATCGGCTGCGATCACTTTCTCCGGGCCGACACCCAGCATGGCCATTGCGGTTTCCACTGTGAGGATCGCCCACACGGTTGGTTGCTGATCAGATTCCATGTGCCTGGTTCCTTCCGGTTACGCGGCGGTGTTCCGGCCGCCGGCTACTGAGCGCGCCAGCGCCCGCTCGACATCTCCCAAACTCAGCCCGCTGCCGTCCGGCCGGCGGGCGTTGCACATCAGGTCGTACATGTCTGAGGTGGGCTGCTTGGCCAGCGCCGCCTGAACTGCTGCCACATCCTCATCCGCGCGGGCGGCCATCTCCGGGTCGGCATCAGCGGGGCTGCGGGTCAGCACGGCGGTCGCTGTGCCTGCCACCGCCGCCGCTTCCTGGCTGATGACAGGCATCCGGCCGTTCCACTCGGTGATCACCTGCTGGTGAACGAGCCCGAACTTCTTCATCGCCGCAGCGACCGGGGGGTCATACAAGATTGGGGTCTGGCTGATCACTCCTGCGACATGGCGGATGTCAAACCCCGTCTCGCCTTGCTCCAGGTTCTCCGGCGCCCACTTGGTGAACCACTTCGCGGATGGCCTGTTATCGACACCCTTGATGTAGCCGCCGCCCTGCTCCGTGGTCGGGATCTTCGTGGAGTCACCTGTGACGCCGAACATGCTGCCGGTCAGCGAATCGGTGCGGAACGCCAGGGCCTGGAGGGAGATCAGCATTTCGCGGATTTCCCGCAAGCCCATCTGCGACAAGTCACCGATCTGGGATGCGAGCAGCAGATGGAGTCCGAGTTTGCGGAATGTGGTGGCTGCGATCGCCAGGCAGGCGACAGCTTCCTCCCGCAAGTTCTTGTCCCGGCATGCGACCATCAGCGGGATCTCATCGATGTCGACCACGATCAGCGGCCGGCCGGGCGCCGGGTCAAACCAGCCTTTGCCCGTGTTGGTGCGCCGCTGGCCGGTGACCGGATCTTGGTCGTACCAGATTTCCTCGGACATGTGCTCTGAGCGTGCCGCCGCCGCGGTGACCGCGAGCTGCAGCAGCTCAACGACACCTTCCGGACCCCAGCCGAGCAGATCTGCACGGTCACGCCACACACTGAACGGCTGACGTTGCGGATCACCCATCCACACGTCGATCATCCGCTGC